GTGGATTATTTATTGCTCCTTCATTATCAAGTGTAAATATTGCCGCAAATATAGTGGCTGCCAACTCTATTTCTACAGGTGTTCTTAATGTAAATAGTATTTCTAGCGTAAATATTGCCGCATCAAATATTTCATCATCGGTTTATGTAGGTAATTCAATATTAACTAATACTTTACTTGCAAATAATATTTCATCTGTATCTGCAAAAATATCCAGTTTAACTACAAGTTCTATAGCACTTCAAAGTGGAACTGGAATTGGATATATAACTGCTTCATCTGATGGAACAAATATACTGTATAACGCAAAACCAATTGGTACATTTATTAGTACTGCTACAGGTGATTTATTCATGAGTACTTATACTCTTCGCACATCTACTATATTGACATCATCAATTTCATTACGAACTGGTTCAAATACAGGTGTGCTAAGTATATCTGCAAATGGTTCAAATTTGTTAGTAAATTCTGTAGCCGTTAGCGGTGCGTGGGTTGGAACTGCTACAAGTGCTTTAAATATGAATACTTTTGCTATTAACAATGCGGGGGGTGTTACATCTCGTGCTGGATTCGCAATGACTGAGCAAACATATGGGACGGTTGCAAGTATTAGTTATGCAAATCCTACTTTTACAAATCCTATTGTTACAATCAATAAATCTCTCAGTGTTGCTGGATTTAATATTTATAATGTAAGTACAGTTACCTTACAAGGTACAGGCACAAGTAATGGTATTTTACAATTAACCGCAGATGCTCAAACACTAAAACTAAATGGCAGTAATGTGGGTGGTTGGATAGGTACTGCATCATCAGGATTAAATATGAATAACAATAGCATTAGTAATGTAAGTACAGTAGTCATAAAATCTGGTGTTGGCAGTGGTACTTTACAAACATCTTCTGATGGTTTAACATTGTATTTTAATTCAAATGCTATTGGTGGGGGTGGTGCTGGATGGGTAGGTACTGCTGCATCTGATTTGAATATGAATAATTTTAATATATTGAATGCAAAAACGGTGTCAACACTTTCGCTATCAACAAATGCTATAAAAGCTGGATTATTAAATGTAACATCCATTTCAAGCATAGCTATTTCAACTAATACATTACTTACAAGCTCTATTGCATTTCAAAGCGGAGTTACAGCAGGTCTTTTAGCAGTTAGCTCTGATGGTCAGACATTGAAGTTAAATGGTAGTAATGTTGGAGGGGGAACTTGGGTTCCTACTGCTACATCTGATTTAAATATGAATCAATACAATATTAGCAATGTGAATACTATTGATATTAAGACTGGTGCAACAACAGGTTCTTTAACAGTAACATCTGATGGGCAAACATTACAATTAAACGGTAGTAATGTTGGTAGTGGTAGTGGTAGTTCAGGTATTCAAACATTTACATCTGCGATTAGTGAATCAATACTTAATACAGCAAAGTCAGAATCCAATTATTTATATTTCAAACCTTCTGAAAAAATATGGAAAATTAGTGCAACAGTATGCGCAACTTTATCAAATACAAATAATACCTTTCAATTCTATTTTACATTGTCAAATCCTTATTTAAAATTAGAACAACCTTTGAATATTAATACTGCTGAGCGTCCTTTTGTGATTGATAGTTATAGTAATTGGACTGGTGGAATGTTACAAAATTTATCATTTACATTTAATGATACAGTGAATATGGGAAAATTCTTGGAATACAATAGCAATTTTGCTCCATTAGCATTAAATATGTATTTCTCTCAAACGGGTGGTGGATTTTCAAATGTTGGTAACAATACTTGGATTACTCCATCCAATTTATCTGATATGGTTCTGGTAAATGGTATAGCATATGGCAATAATACATGGATGGCCGTTGGTGTTAATAATACAGAACCTGGTGTTATTGCAACATCATATGATGATGGACTAACATGGGTTGGTCAAAGCGTACAGAATGATGTAAAAGGAATAGCATATGGTAATGGGATTTGGGTAGCCACAGGTGCTTATAGTGGTGTTGGTACTTGTGCTATATATTCAACTGATGGAGTAAACTTTCTACCAACAAACAATGATTATGATGATGGTGCATCTATTGCTTATGGTAACGGTGTATTTGTTATTGCTGGTGTTACTGGTGTACTGGCATATTCTAGAGATGGTCTTGATTGGGGTGTCTTAGCATCTGGTGTAGGATCTTTAACAGGTGTTGCTTATGGTAATGGTTTATTCACTGCAGTAGGAAATAGTAATAGTGGAACCAGTATAGTTACTTCACAAGATGGTTCAAATTGGTTTGCAAATAGCGGCAATTTGGCTTCATATGTATGCGTTGCTTATGGAAATGGCCGATGGTTTGCAGCGGATGGAGGGGTTGGTGGTTCTGGGCAAATATGTTATTCAGATGATAATTGGGCACACTTATATCTTGTTCCTGCACCAGACAGCATTATCTCTATTGCAGTAGGTGATAGAATAGTTGCTGCAAGAAGTGAAGGAACTATATCTTATTCATCTAATAATGGCATAGATTGGGATGATGATGCATTAATTTATCATTTATTTAATTCAGTTGCATATGGAAATGGTACATTTATTGCAGGTGGTAGTACTGATGGTGGTTCTAATTGTCTTGCAAGAAGTATCGCAACAAACTTAATAACGTATAGTATGGAGCCTATATCAATTCAACAACAAACTGCTACATTTGCTGCACCTCAAATAAATTGGAATAGTAGTGTAACCTACTATATATATGATTCTAATAGTGGTGATACTACTTTGCATTTGGAATGGTATCCCGTAGTTGGTGCGACCAATTATAAGGTATTTTCATTTCATTATAATGGAACCGGGTCTGGAAATGAATATATATTTAAAGAACAAAAAGATGCTTATAACCCACAGAAACGTTCATTAAATGGTAGTATGTTTACTGATGATAGTGGGCTAATAAGTGGCTTGACATATGAGCAAGTACTTGCAGGTGGAGAAAAAAACTATTTTTATTTATTTGCATACAAAAATGGTGTGCGCTCAAGTTTTCCATCAACATATGTAATAGATTTTAGTCAAACAAGTCTGCAATTATGGCCTGTAGTACAACTGGAATATCATGGAGGAAGTGGTTTTGCTAACTTTACAGATGTTACATGGCGTAACTTATATACAAATCAATCATTGAATGTATCATCAAATGATGCGGCTACTATATATGACAATAATGCAGCACCAAATGTACCTCAAATTAGTGCAAATGTTCCTATATTTTCTCCTATAACTACCACAATAATTCCATAAATACATAAGTTTGCGACTCGGTCTAAATAATGCCTTCTCATTATTAGGAGCAATATGACAAGTTATTATAAACCCTACATTTCTGGATCGGACTCCGATTCAGAAACGGAGTCAATAGCAAGTTCTATTTCATTTTCAAATAATACAGGAAATTTTGCACTGCTTGCAAACAATCTACTGATTCCTACAATTGTTGGACCAGTATTGGATGCATCAAGTGAAGTAATATATTTACAAAACAGAAATTATGCATTATACAATTCATTAGCCGATACAATCGCAAAGGATCTTTCAAACAACATGTATGTACCTTCACAAACAAATACACTTATAAATACTGTAACCCAAATTACGAGTATTATTAACATGGATTCAACAAATCGTGATAAGCAAGTATATCCTCAGCCTACAAACGTACAATTACGGCTACCACGAACATATAAGAATATAATAAATTTTCAAGTTGTACAAGTAAAACTTCTTTCTGCATTTTATTATTTCAGAAAACCAAAACAAAATATTACTATTACTATTAATGAAGAAGGACGATTTCTTTATCCAAATGGCTCAGTTGTAACTGGATCAGATGTAACAAATCCCGCAGTAGAAAAACTTTTAAATAGTATAACAAATACAATTCGCGAAGGATCTTATGATATAAATTCACTAATAAATGAACTTACCATTCAGCTAAATACTGCACCTATTTTTTACGATTTTGTAGGTGGTTTCAATCAGTTTGTATTACTCTTTGCATCTACTGGTGATCTTTCATTGGGATTTAATTTACCTGGCGATTATTATTATGATTCTGTAATTAATAATTATATTGCAAATCCATCTATTGATACAATTGTTACAAAATATTTTGCACAACGATATGCTGGAAAAACGGGTTATACTATTAATGAAATTAAAGTGGCATATTACTATCCAGTTTTAAAGGAAATACTGCTTGATGATAATTATGCTGGAACGGCTGTTGATTTATCAAGTGCAAATGTAGCGTATTTGAATGTTGGTGAAACACCCTATACAAGATGTGTATATTATTTCCAAGGTTTAGATGACTTATATGTACAAAGTGTAATTGAATCAAATGTATCTGTATTGGATACTTACCGTCTTAAGCATACTTTTCGTTATAGTCTTGTAAATAAATATGTTGTAAGTTATGATACATTTAGTCAACATATTACAATAAATACCCCATCACTAAATACAAGTCTTGTAAATCTTATTACTAGTAAACAAGCAGCATATTTCAATCAGCAACTTGCGCTATATAATATAACAGCAACACAATTTGCCGATTTAACAACGCAAAACACACTCCTTCTTGCAATTCTTACAGATATGTATAATTATTTACAAACACAGTTTGCGCTAAGCTTCGCAATTAATTTCAATACATTTACACTGGATTATTATGGACAAATGAGTAATTATGTATATTTACGAAATGGTTCAAATGCGTCTGGTGTGAGTTCAACATATGATATCAATGTAATTACAAGTGGAAAGGATCCTATTAGTAATAATTTGCCGACATTCTACCAGAAAGCTGCGCCAGCTTATTGGCCTGGACTTAAGTCAAATGCCTCTTCCAATTATGTGAGTAATACTAATGTAAAATATTTTAACGGAAAACCCTTTAATATGCAAACGGATTCTATTGAATCGTATCATACATTAATTAATTCTAGTAATATATATTGCCCTAAATTACTCAATCATGTTGATGCGGTAGTAAACATTGATAATACATCTTATACTGTTTTTAAATTCAAATCCAATCTTCGTCAAACTTTGGAAGTAGAAACGCTCCCTCGCCCAACAAAGTATCGTTATCCAGAATACAACGCAACTGCATATACCATTGATATACAAAATCTTTTCAACGATACTTATACATATCAATACAATCAGAGCAATGTAGCATTAATTAATCCGAGTATAGTGGTAACACCCATTCCAGGATTTACTGCGTTAAGTGATTCAAATTTTGGTATAACTTTACCAGCATCTACTGCATTATGGACATCACCTGCAGTAGTATCGGTAATAACACCAGAATTATATTTTTCATTTATTCCACCATTACCTGCCGCAATTACTCCAAGCATCCCTGCATATAAATATACAATTGGTCTAAACATTTCTGCGTATCCAGCTGGTTCATTATTTCCAACACAATTAGATATATTTACTTATCGCGATGCTGCTGCATTTTATGCAGATATTTCTGGATCTACTCTTGAATCAAAATACAACTATTTAACATCTAACTTAGTTAATATAGATGTATCTAGTGCTACTATATTTTTTAATACATATCAAACATCTAATGTAAAATATTATGTAATTGTTCGTGCTGAGAATAATGGACCTGTATTAACAAACTTTCTTTTAACGCCATATTTCCCAAATGGCACTAGTTATGTTGCAACATCTAATTCACTAACAAATTTCAATCCTCTTGCAAATCCACAACTCAACCTTGATAACTTTCTATACAGTCGTTCATATGATACTGATTATGTTGCTCTTCCCTCTTATCCATCGTTATATCAAGCCAACCCACTATCAAATAAATTATTTCCAAATATTGGATACAGTAATGAAGTTCCATTAGGTTATGATGAAAACGGTATATCAACTGATTTAACAAACTATGTTGGTTATATTCAAAACCAGCCACTGTCTAATAATTATCCTTATAGTATATTACATGTTGATCCTATAACTGGATATGTATTTAAAAAGGCAGAAGGATATAATTCAAATACACAGAACTATTTCTATAGCGGCACTGGAAATAAGCTTTATACACCAAATTCAATTGCAACATACAATCCTGGAACTCCAAGCTATCGTCAATTTACACAAACTCAATACTATGCATCATCTTATTTACCGAATTCACCAAATCAGCCCGCATTAGAAAGTAATTTTATTTCTCCCTATATTGGACCATACAATACAAGTAATTTCACTAATACTCTTGCGGGCTACCAATTTGATACTAGTGGTAGTTTAATCTTAGGTAATGGTGTGTATGGACTTTCGCTCATTCCAGGTGAAGGTACATGGGATATTCAACGATATATGTTTCGCTCATTATTTAACCAAGCAACTTGGACCCAATCCAATGTATATGGTTATACTAGTGATCCAAATTTGAAAATTTCGCATTTAGGTATTTATTATGCAAATGTACTATATGGAAAAGATATCACAAATATATATTTAAGTAATTGTATTTGTGCGTTAAAGTACTCGCAACATAGTACATACAATAGCTCAAATACTGATTTTGGATATGGTAGTGAGGGCGGGACTTTTTATGAATATATTCGTGATTCAAACTATGGTAATGGAGAATATCTATATGGTTTTACTGAATGTCCTAATTCTATAACAAATGATTATAATGATGCATATACAATCGTGGCATTTGATTCAAATGGGCATACATTAGCTTTTATTGGTCTTGCTGGAGCAATTGTACCTTATCCTTACTATTCCGATGCTATTGCTTCATCAACTTATATTGATGGTACACCATCGTCAAATGGGGCGTATGTTATTAAACCACAAACAAAGGCGGTTCCAGATCCGAATCGTTGCCCTGCGCCTGGCATTTCACCATCACAATGCCAGTATGAACAATCGCAAACAATTGGAACAACATTTCAAGCATATATGTCCAATAGTCCTGATATGGTGGCTGCAACAATGTATGCTTACTCAAATTTGGGAGCAGTTGTTGATAAAATAGTAATGGATATATCTGGATTTATGCTTACGCAAGGTACGGATTTTGGACTCTATTCATATGGTTCTTCTAATCGCAGCTTTTCATTAAACACATCGTTTACCATTGATCAAATCTTCAATCCACCAAATTCTAATATAACATATGTGTCTGTTGCTGCAAATGAAAATGTATATGCATTTCTTGCGCTATCAAATACTCCTTCAATGTCTATACCATTACCAGACTCTAATACGCTATCATCTGATAAAATTATTATTCGTACATTTAATCCTATTACTCGCGAAGTAAATACAGTACTTGAAACAGAACTACTAATCTTTCCAGAAGAAGCTACTGAAATACAGAGTTTTACATACAATAATTTTGGTGGATTTACATTGGGATTCCAATATATAGATTCAAATGTGTCAACAATAAATATGGCGTATTCATTAACATCTGGACCAAATGTACCCCAAACTTCATTTTCTACATTACAAAAGCAACAATGTTTTGTATCTTCTATTTCGTATGGACAACGCTTTTTAACATACCAAAATCCTCGTGAAGATAAAGGGGCATTTTATGTTGCAGATGTAAGTGGTGCTGGAATTAGTGAATTTTCTTACATACAACCAGCTGTACCAAGTGTAAACGATCCTGCAAAACATTTACAAGCAATCGCAACGTCTAATTATGTATTTTCTGGAACACCTTGTAAAATAACATCGTATTATATTGACGGGCATACATTTGATTCATTAGCAATAACACGTCAACCAGTACAAGATATAATCTATGGGTTTGCATTATCAAATCCTAATCATTTTTATGAATTAACGTCTTATAGCCCACCAATTTCAACTGCATATGATTCAAACGCAAATTTTACTATTTCGCTTCCCTTAGCGCAGCCAGTAAAAGAAATGGAAGCGGGTTATAATGGAGGATTATGGTTTAATGATACAAACACTATATATGGAAATAGAAATACATTGACTGATGGAATTGTTCGTGGTATTCAATATGCATGGCAGATTTTCTACCCATTCCAACGCGTAATATATAAAAATATATACAAATCAGTAAATCTATTAAATGATTTATCTGGCCTTACATATCCAGAACTTGCTCATACTGAGCTGTTTTTCTATAAAGATACACCATCTTTTGTAGCAGATCTATCAAACTCTTCAGTAAACAGTAGTTGGGGATTAGAATCCAATTATTATATAAGCGATACGCAATACTCTGGATATTATTTCAACGCTTATTCCACATTTATTCCATTAGAAAATAAATCAGATTATTATTATTTAGCCGTTCGCAACTATTCTCCTACAGAAAAGTCACAAGTATATATGCGATTTTCTTTACCAAATCGGTTTGATTATGGCTATACATCAATGATTGATATTTCAAATGAAATTCTTTCTTCATTAACAAGCACACAATTTAATCCGAATTATTCGGCAAATCTTGCATCTTTTAATTCAAACTTCGTATTTGCTACGAAGACTTTTGGTAATAACATTGTGCCAGGCTTTTATGGGGTAACATTATCAAATGTAGCAGGATTTGGAGATTTTATGAGATATTATAGACAGTATTATAATAATTATTTAAGCAATATATCTTTACAAAATACTATTAATGCAAGTGTAAAATCCAGTTTATCAAACTTTATTGCGACTGATTTGGCATATATAATCCCTCCAACTGCAGCTGTACGACAGAGATATACGGATCCGCTATTATTTTCTATATTATGGAAAAGTTCATTAAGTCCACAATTTGCACCATTAGAAGATCAATGGGGATTGGGTTGGAATTTGGGTTATGTAAAAGAAGATACACCTTATAATGTAATTCAAATTGCAACATCGTTCTACAAGATTTTGGATGATTACATTACTTTACAATTGAATCAAGAAATTAACATTAATCGTGTTGATACCGGTGCAAAGGAAAATATTGGTGCCAGTCATGAGCCAACAGGTGAAACAAACTCATATTATGGTAAACTTTTGCTAGCTCCATTCGGATCCTATGCACAAACAATGATTATGAATCCAATATCATTCAACCCACCACTTGGTCGTCTTGACAAGTTGTCCTTTACATGGCAAGATCTCACGGGAACTACAATTGATAATTCTGATTGTGAATGGAATGCTGTTGTACAAATTGTTGAAAATCAAACAATTGTTCAAACAATTATTAATCCTCCAATAGTGAATCCTAGATAGAATTAAAATCTATTAGTAGATGAATTTATATCCAACAGAAGGAAATTATCCATTAGTAAATGAAGGGCCTGATAATTTCTTCCCACCCGTGTGCAATGAATTTCATTTTGACCCAACAATGGTATTAAAGCATCAATTGCCCGAACAGAATTACTCCATACCCTTACCACTTGGTCCCCGCCCATGGACAAAGGTATGTCTTGAATATGTGAATTCTGCAACAAATGAAGCTGCACCTAACATTGATCCTAATATCGCTTTCCCTTCCGGCGGATTTAACCAAGACCCTAATAAGTATCTAGCATCTGTTGACAGCGAATCACAACTTCGCAGATTAAATCAAACTCTTCGTAAATGTGATGGTGGTCAATATGAACCAAATATACAAGGTGATATGTTTAATGCACGAATTTTAGTACCTTCTGTACCTTCGTGCAGTTCAGCGATTCCAGACATTTTTATGCCTAAATCGGTGATTACTGCAGGTCCCTATCCCTGCCGAGCAGAAATGGACGCTGTTAATATGCAAGTGTCTAATAAGAATTTTTTCAATGCAACAAAACAAGATCGTTACTATAATAAGCAGAATCCCCCCACAAATTTGAAGACATACCCCAATATTATGTCAATTGATACTAAGCAGTAGTTATTTACTATATGCAAGTTCCAAAATTGTAGTTGCCAACATCTTCATATTTGATGGCAACTTTAATGAAAACACCTTTCCATCTAATGGAATAAAAACACCCACTGTATGTATTTCACTTTCTTCAAATGTTGATGCAATTGCTAAGCGCAACAAATCAGATGAATTAAATGATGAGCATATATTATATATTGATCCTTCTGTACGTACATCAATAGTTTCTACAATATTTTCCTCATTTTCAATGTGTATAGAAGTTCCTAATAACTTTTCTTCACACATCCATATGCCTGTATATTTTTCTACACACGTCAGAAATTCTTGAAATTCACTATTTGATAGATGTGTTTTAAGATTTTCTGCACGATACATTGCAACATTTCGCCCTTCTGATACAAGAGAAACTGCACCAATCTTCCATATATCTACTAAACATTCACTCCAATGGGTGGGACCAACAAGCTTTCTCCAGCTTTCTAACACCTCTCCACGCCATTGAATCGGTACAACAAACCGACTCGGACCAATAATAAATTCATGTATATTGTAATTATAAAAACGCAACGGTCTTAACTGTCCACGAAGCTTTCCCATAATATTTGTTGCACATACAATATCTTTTGAAGTCCATGGTACATTATACCGCTTAGACCAATCCTCTAATGTTTTATAATCCAACGGTGATATATCAATGTTTTTTGCTATATTACCGAAATATATGTGTACAATTGTTTCTATTTCCTTCTTCCAAGTTTGCCAAAATTCATAGTCTTCTGCATATATACGCAATGTAAAAATGAGTCGTTCCGTTGTTGGATCACGATAGGGTATATTAGAGATTGTGCAAAAATGGCGGCGTAACCATACATGGAGAAATCGTTGAAAATCTCCGAGTGTTTCATTGCGTATCCAATCCGGCTTTTTCCAATATAAATTGTTTGGATAAAGACTTTTTACTGTTAATTGATCTGTATTAAACCAATCTAATAATCCTTTATTTCGTAACGATGTTATATCTTCTGTACTAAGAGATCCTAATATATCTTGTAAACGCTTACTAGTTTTACCTAGTTCAAATTCACTTAACATATATTTCGCAATTCCATGATAAAGAAGAAGCGTATTTGGTATTTCACGTACAAAACGACTGAGACATCGCTCATCATTTGTATAAGACATATATAATTCTTTTCGTGCACGAGTTACTGCAACATAGAAAAGACGACGCTCATTTATTAATTCTTCCTTGTTCTTTTTTGATGGAAATACTTCATCATTCATATGAACAATATATACAATGTCCCACTCCAGTCCCTTTGAACTATGCACAGTAACTAAATCAATTGTTTCTCCAGACTCAATCGTGTTTTCATTTATACCTATATCAAAAAGACGATATGGTATGTTTTTGATAATACATTCTTCTTCAAACCGATAAAGATCCAAATTCATCCGACTCATTATTGCAATTGTTGCATCTGGGTTTTCCTTTCGTTTTTTCATTATTTGTTTTATAATCCACGAAGTTTCATCACATACACGGTAGAAAAAATGTACATTTGGTTTTTCGTGTTTTGGTAATGCGGATGTCATTGTATGCTTCCATGGTAGTGTTGGAATGTTTTTCATAATTGCATTGGCAACTTGTATTATATTTTCACTTGATCTGTAATTGATATATAATTGATCGTCCACAATGTGCTTCACATATTTTTCCAGATGTAATATAAAATCAATATTACTTCCTCGCCATGTATATATATTTTGACAATCATCTCCAACAACAACTAGTCGTGCACCTATATGCAACATGCGCATAATCATTTGCCATTGACTTTGATTAATATCTTGGAATTCATCTACAAATACATAGCGAATACGAGAAACCCACTTACGACCTCGCTCTGTTTGAAGCCAATTCACACCCATACTTACAAGTTCATCAACAAAATAGAGGGTTTGTACCGATTTGGGAGAGTATTTTTGGAGAAGCGTTTTCGCAAGTCCATGAAATGTTCCCGCCCATATTTCATTATGCCCGATTAAATCATAAAGCTTCTTTTTCATTTGTGTGGCAGAATTTCTAGAAAATGTAAGAAGAACTATACGATCCGACTGAACCTTGTTATATTCAATCAAATATGCAATACGCGCAGTAATTGTTGTTGTTTTTCCCGAGCCAGCAGATGCTATTATTCGTTGATTCACATCGGCTGGGCGAGTAATTGCTTTATACTGTTCTTCATTTACATTTATATATTTTTTTGAAAAATACATGCGTATATACCTATATGTTTGTATGATGTTTTTATTTAGATGGATCTGGATGAGATTCTAGATACAATCATTTCATATGATCCAACAAAACCATGGGAAGCAGTAATACATCAATTTATATTTTATTGTTTCCGAAATTGCTGTTTAAAACGTGTAATAAATTCATTTGATATAAGTGAAAACATTACGGAAACGCTTCCATTGGATTGGGATAGTCTTTATGAATTATGTGAGGCATACTGCGATAAAGAATTCAAACCATATTTGGAAGATTTCTTTGATCCTGAACATTATAGTCAAATTGAAGATCCAGAGTTGCTAGAAATATTCTTTAAAAATTTTATTCGCTCACTTGATACTATAATAATAAACAATGTATATGAAAATGATTTCATAAAATTTATTGATATAACGCTATTTAATTATTTTAGTGATCTTTTTAATAATACTGAACTTTATATATTTCCATTAACGGTTGATGATGTATTAGACATAGAAGTATATAAAAAATTCAGGGAAAAAGAAATGGTATTTGTACAAGAAATGCAATACGATGTTGTGCATGAACCTATTGAATTGAATAAAGAGCATTATAAAAAACGGAGTATGGCACATATGATGCAAGTCAAGCGGAATGGCTTTTTTAAAACTCTTAGATACAGTAAAGCTTCATTGTATAAGACACGAAAAATGGAACATGTTATGAAGCCTAGTGATGCGCTATAAAATCATACAATAGATAATACGTATAAAAAGGGAATAAATGGTAGGTATTATATTATTCATTTCATTATCATTTTTAATATATGTATTTTTTTACAAACAGTCTAATCCAGACTATTCATTAAATCAACTTGAATTTGAAAAAATAGATAAACTACATGAAATACTCTTTGAGAAAAACCCGATTATTCTTCACCACGTTCCGCCAATTCCATGTGTAATTCCACAGACACTTTTAAAAACACCACGGTTTGCAAAACTACTGGCCGATTATTTGGAAAAGAAGGATTCGGCACTTCCATTGTCAGACCAATTTGAAACATTTCTAGCAAATGAAACCGGCTTCCAAACATTCGGCATGCACGCATGGTTTGATCGCTTTCATAGTAATCCCTTATCAGAATATATAAGTAGTCTCAAAAGTAAACTGTGCTTTGGCTCAAAAAATCTTCAAAAATGTTATGCACTTTTTAACGTAATTATCCCTGTTGAAGGTAAATACATATGCTCTTTATTAAATCCTGATTATGAAAAAAGTCTTCCATCCGACTGGTATACATATGGCGATGTTGATAGCATTATATCACGTGATAAACAGTTAAATTATATTGATATTGTGCTAAAACCTGGCAGTATTGCAATTATACCTGCACATTGGTTTTATATAATGAAAGAACAACAGCCTTATAGTTATTATGGTATATTTGAATATCATGAGCCTATTAGTTTGTTGAGTCAGCACATTGCTGAAAAACATAGATAAAAGCATAAAATTGATTATATGCTTAATTAAATATTAGTATGGAAGATCCCCTTCAAGATCGCATAAATGAAATTTTATGCCAAACAACTGCAAATGTAAAACACTCATCTGCCACTTTTAAAAAAATAAAAGATAAAATGCTGCATTATGAAAAACAAATACTTACTCCAACACCACAAATAAAAACATGGTTTGATGCACGCTCAATAAACTATACTCTTCCGGATTTCTTTGATGCGTTATTTTCTGAAGCTGCTAAATATAATTGTTTGAATTATATTGATAAAACAATAATGTTTGATAAAGACGACGCAGTATTGTTTGGATTTCCTGTTGGTGCGCCAGTATGTATATACCGTATATTTGAGAATATTCCAAATTATTTTAATTAACTATTATAGAATGTCTGATTACCAGAACGAACCCGCCTATACTCGTGGCTACAGTAATGAAACCGTGTGCAATTATTTTTATTATTTATCCATCATTGTATTGTCATTAGGAATACTGTCGGTAGGTATTCATGGATGGGGTTTATTCACAATGAAGAATAAAGGTGTCTTATTAGCAAGTTTAACTGTATCATTAATACAAATTGGTCTTGCATATTATCTCTATTTGTTTTCTTATTTAATATGCTCACGATCGCTACTAGATAAAAAGAAGGCATGAGCATTATACGTAATATTATTGTTTTTGATTGTATATGAAACTAAAAAATTGATTTCTTTTTGACACTTTCTTTTCTTAGAATAAAGTATCAAATGGAGAAAATGGATTCCAAGAAGAGCCCACTGCTAAAATCGCGTAAAGAGTCTATTGATGTGCCTGTGTTAGAAGAGGTTGAACCTGTACTTCCTGAACCGTTGCTTCTGGCAAATGAGGACCGATTTGTGATCTTTCCTATTAAACATATCGATCTATGGCAAAAGTACAAGCAGCACATCGCCGTTTTCTGGACTCCGGAAGAAATTGATTTAAGTAAGGATATGAAAGATTGGGAACGACTCAATGATACTGAACGTCACTTTATTAAAAATATATTAGGATTCTTCGCGGGGAGCGATGGAATTGTTATGGAAAATCTTGCAACTCGTTTTACACGTGATGTACAGTGGCCTGAAGCGAAGTTCTTTTATGCTTGCCAGAATTTGATAGAAGCGATACACTCAGAAACTTACTCATTACTTATTGATACATACATCACAAATAAGCAAGAAAAGCACGATATACTGCGTGCGATTCAAACCATTCCATGCGTGCAGAAAAAGGCCGAGTGGGCAATGAACTGGATTGAGAGCCCCGATGCTGATTTTGGTACTCGGTTGATCGGATTTGCAGCAGTAGAGGGTATCTTCTTTAGTGGTGCCTTTTGCGCAATCTTTTGGTTGAAACAACGGGGACTAATGCCAGGGCTCACATTGTCCAATGAGTTTATTGCTCGTGATGAAGGACTGCACACCGAATTTGCTTGTTTGTTGTACAGTAAAATTGCCAATCGCGTTTCCAAACAAAAGGTCCATAAGATCATTCGTGAAGCGGTAAAGATTGAGAAGCATTTCATTATTAAATCATTGCCATGTGAGGTTATTGGAATGAATGCGAAACTCATGAGCCAATATATTGAGTTTGTTGCTGATCGCTTGTTGCTACAGTTGGGCTACCCTAAAGCATACAATGCGACAAATCCATTTGATTTTATGGAACGGATTTCTTTGGAAAATAAGGATAATTTCTTTGAAAAGCGTTCGTCTACTTATGCGATGGCGGGTGTGGGGAAGAAGCAAGAGGAAATGTCTTTTACTACGGATGCTGCATTTTAGGATAAAATACGGCCTGTTTTATCCTCTGGATAAGATATGCCGCATTTTAGGATACAATAAGATATGCCGCTTTCTGAAACTCCTTAGAAAAGTGAGAAAGTAGTAATGTTATGCTTTACAATATCACGGTCAACTGTATATAGAAAGTTAGATTCATTTTTTGCTGACGCGATTGTTAATCCACGATTACCTGATAATAATCGCCTACAACCTTCTATAGAACTAGCTACGATTTCTATACTAGTATATTCTAACTTTTCAATATATTTTGCTGCTTCTTTTTGAATATGGGGTTCAATATATAATGTACCACCCAGTTCCTTTACATTTGAATATAGATTTAACTCAACTCTATGTTCAATTGAACCTTTCTTTATAAAAGTACTGCATAATGGGTTTAATTCAATCTCTCCAATAATAGAATTATATGTTGGAATCAATATATGATCTATTTTCCCATTTATTAATCCAAAATTTAATTCACTTATGGAATCATATACTATATGACTAGCTCTGAAGTTTTGAACTGCCTCGTGTGAAAATGAACCTTTACCAAACAAATAACCTATTTTTATTTCGGCTATATATTTTTCTAAAAAATCAACTTGTAGATTTTTGGATAGCTCCATAATCTTAAGATATAATGGGTTATTAAATGTCTGCAAATTATCCTTTTCCACCTCTCGGTCTGTTATAAGACTTAGTAAATCATTAGATTTTAAAAGATATTTGAATGGATCTGCCTCAAACTTTAACTGTGCAACCTTTTCTGATAATGCAAGGCGCATAGATACATTCATAAGAAGAGTTTCTTCATTGGGCAACCCCTTACAAGCTGCAGCAATTTCTGTATCATATTCAAATATATACTCTGTCATAACAGATTTATTTAATAGGATTCCATTATTTATTGCAGTATCATACTCCCTTATAAGTATTCTTATTTCATTAAGCGTTTTTGGATAATATACAACAGTTTTATCTAATGTATTTAATATTTGTAATGTTGTTTCTACATCTATACATGCATCAGTTACACTAACTCCTTTTTTCATTGTATCTATGGGTAGACATATGGCTTGATTACCTTTATTTATATTTGATTCTAACATAATACCACATATCGGATAACCGAGAAAGCGAAGACGTTTCACATATAGCGCTACTAATATTTGTCTATTGTATTCCTTTTGCGAGTTTCCATGCGAACAATCAATTATAATTCCTGTAGCTACTTTCTCATTAATAAGTTTCTTTGTTATCTTTTCAATAATTTCTTGTTGGTAATTTGTAGTTAATCCTCCACGTAATATTAAATGACCATCGCTATTTCCTTTTGTAATTACTTGACTTACAATTCCTTGTGTATCAACCCCTAAAAAATTATGCATATAAGCAGCTGAAATAATACCATCAATCGCCTTGTCATAATCACCAGATGTAAGATTCTTGAATCCAATCGGCATAGAAAGACCTGATGCAAGTTGACGATGGATTTGACTTTCACTTGTACGTGCACCTATCGCTCCCCAACTTACAAGATCCGATAAATACTGTGGTGTAATTGTATCAAGAAATTCACAACCAATTGGTATACGCATTTTTGTTAGTTCAAGAAGAAGTTTTCGTGCGAGGGTTAGACCCTTATTAATATTGTAACTATCATTCATGTATGGATCATATATAAAACCTTTCCACCCAGTTCGTGAACGAGGTTTTTCAAAATACACCCGCATAACAAGAAAAATGTTTTTATAAGTGCGTTGTAAATTTTTTGCATATATTAGTGCGGCATCATAATCATGTATACTACATGGTCCTACAACAACTAGAAGACGGTTGTCTGCATTATGCAATATACCTGATATAGTATTTCGTGAATTATTAATAAATTCTATGTCTTCAGCTGTTGGTTTGTAGGTTTCTAGTAAAATATTTGGCGAAATAATTTCTTTTATTTCTAATATATTCATATTGGAACACATTATATAGTATACGTAAAAAATGTTTATACCCTACATATTGCTTGGATGAAGACCCGCTGCAAACCATTTACTTACAAATACTGGATGATAAGCTAGTTGCATTAGCTCTTCTTTCATTGTTGCGGATCGTGCTTTGCATTTTTCTAGCATTGTTTCATAGTTTATCAACTTTTCAACTTTCGTTCCAACCATTCGCTGATTGATTACATTCTTTTTAAAACTAATTTCTTCATTGAAATACTTTTTATATTTTTCATAGATAATTTCATGTAAGGGTTTCTTATTAATCGTACATTCATTATAATAATAATAACCTTGAAATAATTCACTTAACGGTTTTTGGGGCCAATGAATATTTACCATCTTACAATATTGAAGAGCGGGTAACTTACATTCCAATGTAACTTCTGTTTCAAAATGTAGGTCTAGTACTTTGAGAGTTTCTGGCAGTACTAATTTATTACATACATAATCACTTACCAATCGCTCTACTGGTGATGGAATAACAATCGTATCATATACAATTGTTGTATCATCATAATATAATTCCAACGTATTTGTTGGTAGGATTTTTACTTCATCACGAATTCGCTCGTTGATGTCCATTTGTTTGTATTTATTAAAACGGGGTAAATATTCAATTTTTTGTAATTCACTATCCCTTAGTAATCATAGTTTTTACGAAATATACACCCAACACAATTAAAACAAGTTCTTCTACTTGTAATGTACGTAAACGCCAACGAGATACAATTTCACTTTCTTTCTGGAAATCACTTGCAATATCACATATTTCACATGTACTTGTTTTTTGAATATCGGTTCTTGATAGCTGAACGTTTAGTAGGGAATATTTAGGTGCACATAATTCTAAATACTGAAGTTGAGCACATATAGATAAAAACCAATCAATATGTCCTTGAATAGGATATATAATAGGCAATACTTTACGAATACCTTTTTTATTAATTAAATATCCAGTCATTCCGTTAAATTCCATTAAACGCATGCATGTAGGGTCATCCGGATGTATTGCTTCATGTTTTTTATTACCATTATAAGGTCCTAAAATGCAAAAGTCCCACATATCAGAATTTTTTACTACAGGTGAATTTTCAATAAACTTTCGTATACGTAAAACTGATTTAGTATCAACTATTATATCATCTTCAAAAACTAACGCTACTTCAGATTCCGATGTTTTAAGAAAATGTTTCCACACATCAACATGGCTATAATAACAACCAACGCCGCCTTTTGTATTCAACTCCATATGCGACCGACGTATTCCCCGTACAATATTATATTTTGTAAAAAGTGAAATATTATTGTCAGTATCAATATTTATTAGTTTTCCATCAACACCAGACCATCGCCGTAAATGTGTTAAATCTTTAAAACCAGAGCCATTTTGAAATTGAGTCCATCTATCTTTTCGCCTGTCTAAATTTATTACATATTTAGGAATGGAATCTAAATCCCAACTCATTCTATTAGTGTTTTATATTATTAGTTTACCTTTTTAGCTTTTTTAACCGTTTTTGCTTTTGCTTTTGCATGTGTTTTAGATCGTACTTTTCGTGTATCTACAAGATTTGCCAATCTTTGAGCAAATGTTAGTTTTTTCTTAGTATTTTTACGTGTACGTTTTTTCATACTTACATTATTGATCTCTTTTATTATAAACTTTTTAAGACTGCTTAAATATGCATGAATTCTTTTCAAAATTCCTTTAAAATTGCCCAGATTTTTATATCTTTCAATTCGTAAGACTGAACCTCGTATATATGTTTCTGTCCATCTATGGCGTTGTATAAAATATATGTTTTCAATTGATTTAATATCTTTACTATAATGATGAATATTTAGCAGTTGTAAATAAATATTTGAAAAGTTATTATACAATTCATCTTCAAATTGCATTTCACGCCCTTCACGCGGTATTTCTCCTTCTAAGCTAAATAAGCGTGTATATAATTCGTCTAAATAATATATTAAAAAACGATTAAACATATATTTTTCTTCTAAACTACAATTTTCATACGTCTTATTGGGTATACTAGTTTTAAAATCATTTATATGTGTATATATTTTATTATCTATCAAACTATAAAAATTTCCTTGTGCATCATTTCTATATTGCTCAGCCGGCTCTGCTTTTACTAGTGAACCTCCACTCTTATGCGATCGTATAAGTGCAGCTGTTTGTATATAATAATTTCCAACATCTCGCTTTTTAGCAGTTGTTAATCTTGATGGTATTGTATCTAAAAAGGAACTAATATTAATATGTTTTATCTTAAGAATTGCAATATCTTTTTGAATACTCAGTAGCATTGATTCAAATTCTTCATTTAATTCCTTTCGCTCGTCCTTTGATATTGTACCAGAAGATAATTTATTAAGTAATTCACTATCAATCGTATATTCATCATATTTGTATTTTAATGCAGCACTAGTATTTCTTTCATTAATCATAGTTATTGAACTCATGAGTGATCGTATTTCATATAATTTGGCAGACAACTCTTTTTTAGTTTCATTATTTAATTTTGCATCTTTATATTTTGTATCTTTTATATCTTTATAGATTTTTGTTAATTTTTCTTTTTTTGTTTCAAAATCATCATCTATAATTGTTAAAAATGATAAATAGCTTCGTATGTCCAATATATAATTATTAATATTTTCTTTTGTTATATTTGGTCCTTCTAAATCTTTAAATAAATTGTCTAATTTAGTTAATACTTGGGTTTTCACAAGTGTTGTGGTGTCTTCACATGTTTGTATCTTTTCTGTATTACTATCTTCGTGCGCAAGTATTTCTTTATAATCACTTATTTTTATTTCATTTTTTGTATTTTGAAAATATACCAACCATATGATACTTTTTCCATCTTCTTTTACTTTTTTTTTCGTGCTTTTAACTCCTACGCTTTTAACTTTTGGGCTACAGGTTGTAACTGTTTTTAATGAATAAAATACATTTAATCCCATTAATAATGAATATCCTAATAATATCCGATCATGTGTTATAATTCCTATTGTATGATCTTTATTTAATTCTTCTAAAGTAGTTTTTTTATTACTTCTACTATTGTCTTCATTATAAATAACATATTCTCTTTTTGTATCCAATAATGATAATGCTTGGCACCAATCACCCGCACGCTTTAATAAAAAATAACTCAAACATTCTTCATTAAATTTACTATCTTCTACGTAGTTTTGTAATGCAAGAAAAGATGCCCTATTTATTTGACTTATGTCTCCCAAATTATTACGCTCAATACTTTTTTCTCCATATTTTAAAACTGCATTAATATTTCCATCTATATTTTTTGTTTCAAGATTAATTTTTGAATATAAACTTTGTAATTTATCATTAAAAGCTAAATATGTGGTTTTTTTATCGGATTCATCACGCAAAAAATATATTTTAATATTTTCATTCTCTTTATCAAAATTAGCAATCTTTGTTGCAGAATCCGATAAATTTTCATTGTTTTGTAATATATAAAAGACATATTGTTGATTTTTATCATAATTGCCTATATATGTATTTTTAAGAGTTTCTTCTAATCGTATTCCAGTTAGTGATAAGAATGATGCGTCAATTATAATTACAAATTTATGCGTTTTTGTAACATTTTCAAACGCTTGAGGTATATTATAATATGTGCCACATATTTTTGTTGGAAAACAACGTAGTTCATAATTTTCTGATACTCCCCCTTTTATACCTACACTAATAGGTATGTTTTCAGGAAGAATTCCCTTTGTTACATCAACTTGCATTAATTTATTACGAATCCCTACATAATCAAATCCGATATATTCTCGTAATAATATGTCCTCTTTAAAAGCATCGCCGTCTGAATCTTGTGGTAAAAGAGTTTTGTAATTATTTTTAAAAAAATCATATATATTATTGATTTTTGGTAACAAATTTAATACTGCAGTTTTATATGCCACCGATGAAAGCTTTGAATTAATCGGTTGTGATTTGAGTAAGTTTTCTTTTATTTCTTTTAAATCATCACCAGTAAAAGAAAAGTCATGAAAAAAATCTGACAAACTGAAATTTGTTAAACTTTTTTTTATATCTATACTCATACTCTACTATATACATACACTTTTGAATCCAATGTAATATAATTTAATTGTACAAAGGCGGGATTAAATAATGGGTTTGCACATACAACTATACAACCCTTTTTTACATCATTTGCAAGTTTATCAACTAGTTGTGCTTCAGTATTATTTGACAAATATATCCAGCATGCATTTGCATACTTAACCGATTCATCAAATGGAGAGATGCAAAGCAATTCTACACGACGCTTCACTTGTATGTCTCGTACTTTTTCCAATGCAAGATTGCCATCCATAACCTTCTCGGGAGTGGTTTCAATGCCTGTTGTCTTTAGTGTAGAATTCATATATGCCATTCCAATAACCAATTTACCACTATCAGAGCCTATGTGGTAAAAGTTGCGAAAAGGTAATGCAATTTTTGATAGTGGAGCATATTTTATGAAAATTTCATATAATATTGGTATGTTATCATATGCAGTTTTATCTCCTTCATAGATTCGGTTTAGCGGTCTCAATGGTAATCGTTTCATAGTCTTCTTACGAACATACTGTGCCTTCCGCGTTTCCATATAGAAAGGCTGGCAAAAAAAATCTGATTGGTTTACGAGTATCACGGTCTAAGAAAGATAATCTCTCTAAATTAGATGGTAGCCTCATTACTCCGTATTCTTCATAGCGGAGTTCAAGATGGACGTTTATTACCGCCAAAAGGACAACCAAATATATCGTTATTTAGCAAAGTCTTTATTCGGGCTGGACGATTTACAACACAATGGGTGCGCTTAGACTTTGATAATGCCCCAACGTTTGGTGCTACTGCTGTAATGACAATTCCTCGGAAAGGACATTTGCTTTCACGATTGTATCTGGTTACGACCATGCCCGATATTGCTACTACACAACTGTTAGCACAGGTGTTGGGTGGTGAACACTTTGCCGGTCCAGAATTTGGTTGGACAAATAGTCTTGGCCATGCACTAATAAATGAAACTTCCTTTGAAATTGGTGGATCGCGTGTTGAACGACTTGACGGGCGTTTGCTTGAAGTAATGGATGAATTTTATACGCCGATTGAAAAGCAAGTGTCTATGAATAAACTATTATGTCGTAAGGATAATGGATTTGATTATAAAAGTTTCGGTATAACTGATTCTCCTAGCACCGCTGTTACACCATTGCCTTTTTGGTTCAGCTGTGGTGATAGTGGTCTTGCTCTTCCTGTTGATGCTATACAAGCCGATTCCATGAAACTATATGTCAACTTTTCACCTTTGAATTCCCTTTATGTAAGCTCCGCACAAGTGCCATTGCCTAGTACATTACCTGCGGGAGGCGATGCGTACTTTCCTTTGAGCAATGCAGTATTTTATGTAAATGATCCTTCTGGAAATCCAGTGGCTGGTTTAACAGGAAATCCAAATGTAACGACGCATGTATCTCAAATACCTGGAATTCAAATGCCGACTAATTTTGGTATTAGATCATATATATTAGCAGAATATATCTATTTAGATAAACCCGAAGCAAATCGCTTTCGTATATCCGATATAAGAGTACCAATTGTTCAACATTATCCTTTTGATCCATATGATTCGCAGAATCTAAATAAGATTAACTATAAATTTAGCGTACCAAATCCAACACGAAACTTATTCTTTTATTTGAATCATTACGATGCAGTGCGGTTTAACGCACCTTTCCTTGCAACACGCGATCTTTCTGACTCTTCTGTTGCACCATGGTGGCCTGATGCATCTGGGTTAGAGAACCCACAGCTTATAGATACTATACGCCCTGGCTTTTCTACACGAGATTCGGAACCGATTTCAAGCATTGAATTGGTATATGAAGGGAAACTAGTACGCTATGCAACAGATGCTCCTTCGTTTTTCCGCTCATTATTGCCTTCATTGGAAATGAGAAAAAGTCCATGGGTAAATCGTTATTATTATACATTGATGTATGGATTTCAGCATGGTCTTCTTGCGCCTTCTCTTCCATCTGGTGCGGCAAACTTAGATAAAATGCTCAATATAGAGTTGCAATTAACATTGCATCCCAATACTGGTTCGCTGAATCCCAATAATGTAAATAGATTTAGATTGCATTTGTGGGCAGAAACGTATAATATATTACGGGTTTATGGGGGGCGTGCGGGTTTGTTGTTTGGATATTGATTTGTTCAAAATCCATTGCGTTTTTTTATATCTTTACTTGATGGTGTTCGCGGTATTACATCAATTATAGTATCATTATTACTTATATCATTATTACTTACATCGTGTGGAGAAGTTATATGTATATCTCTTATTCGCTCATTCATTTCTCCCAATTTTATACGAAGATCTTGTGGTATATAACTAGATCGTTTATTTCCTTCAGTATTTGTTAACTGTCTCATTCGTTCTTCCAAATCTTTCATAGACTTATCAACAAGCATTTTCATACGCGAGTCTAAATCGGGTAATATTTCTTCGCGCAATATCTTCTTTTTATGTTTTAGATTTATTGCTATTTCTGCTATCATTGTTTTCATGCGACCCTTAGAATTATCATATATATTGGTATGTTCAAGATGATTTAATATATCAGGTCTTTCCAAATCTTCTTGTGATTCAAATTCTACTTCAAATTTATCAATAATATCATCTGGAATTTGTGGGGATTGTTCAATTAATCTGTCCAAACTTTCACGAGATCCTGCAAGGAACTCTAAGCTATCAATACGATCATCTGGGCGTTGTGCAAGTTCAACTGAAATAGATCTATTGAATTTACCCCAAGATACTGCTGAAACGCGATGTGATTCACTATTTTGTGCATAACGAAAAAAATTACCTAACGTTGTTAAGATGCCGGTAAAAAGACTCACAGCGCCAATAGCAATTTGTCCATATTTTTGTGCAGTTGGTGAGTCACCTACAAGTCCAGTTAAACCTACACTTACTGTTCCCGTTATTGTTGATAATATTATAACTGGAATTGTTATTGCATTATTGTAACGAGAAAGCTTCTTCTCAGTACGATCATGCAGCCAACGATAACACGCGGCGTAATCTGACCACTTAGCTAATAATACTTCTTGTTCCAATGTCCAACCATTATTAAATTTTTTTGTTTTTGATCCAGATAAATCTCTCGTTTCTGTACTTAAGGCCATAACTACTTATATACTTTTTTATTTTTAGCTGCAATTACTCCATTTTCATAAATAGTCTTTGCTGCGAGTTCTGTGAGCTGTGTTACGTCAATAGCTGCAGGAATTGAAACAAATATTGGCTTTTTTCCTTTTGCAACTGGACCTTTTTTCATCATGTATGGTCCATATGCACCTGTGCCAAATCTATAGTCACCTATTTCATGCGATTTTGGTTTATTTAATTTTGCAATAATACTTTCAACAGTGTCACCAGGTTTTAGTCCAATATTTTTACTTTCATATAGTATATACTCTCCAAACTTACCGGTTTTTTTGATAAGTGGTTTGTCTTCATAATAACCAAATATGATATCTGTAGGTTTTAGAAATTTTTGTAATAGATCATCAGTTATTTTTTCAAATTCAACACCCTCTGGCCATCCAAGTATCTTTTTGTCTTTAATAATAAATGGCCCCTTACGTGTTAGCACTGCTTCATAATCATTGGAAAGACTTATAGTTCGCTGATTGGTTATTTCCTTTGTTGACACCGCATTTAGCTGGGCGTATTTTTCCTTATAACTATCATATGTATCCATACATACCTGCTTCCAATCTTCACCCGCCTCTACATTATCTAGTCGCTGTTCCAAATGCTTGGTAAATTCAAAGTCAAAGAGATTTGCAAACTCTTTCATACAAAATTCATATACACGTATACCAAGTTCTGTTGGCATCATCTTGTTTTTTTCACTATTCAGTTTCTTCGCTTCTTCGTGCTTGTTTGGTGGCCATATACTTGGTGTTAGTATATAACTTAATACCTTCACTTCTTTCGCTTCTTCTTTCCCATTTTTCACGTATTCCTTATCAGTAATGGCGCCTACAAGTGAAGCAAAGGTTGATGGACGACCAATACCCTTTTTCTCTAACTCTCGTACAAGGGTTGCTTCATTGTATCGTGGAGATGCTTTTGTTACGCGTTGTTCTGCCTTTAATGTAGTCCACTTAATTTGTGTGCCGATTTTCAACTCTTCAGAACTAGACCACGCTTGCGTTTCCTCTTCTTCGCTTTCATCCAGCTTTGTTTCACTTACACCAACAATCTTCCATCCCTGAAATGTAGTGCGTTTCCATACTCCTTCGTGGACAAATTCATCATTGTCTATAATCCATTTTGCAGTACGCGTATCTCCTTTTGCTGGTGCCATAATACTTTGAAGTGCACGTTTGTAAATAAGTGTGTAAATTTTCTTTTCTAGATCCTGTGATCCGGCGTCTGTTACTTCAAAGTGTGTTGGGCGAATGCATTCGTGCGCCTCTTGTGGTTGAACTTTGTCTTCTTTTGTTTCTTTTTTTGCTTTTGCTTTTATTTCTTTTGTTTTTGCTTTTGTTTCCTTTGTTTGTATTTCCTTTGGGGTCCCGCAATAATCCTTACCATAGTTTTTTTCAACATGTGCACGTGCTTCCGCCACTGCTTCTTCACACATACTTGTACTATCCGTTCTCATGTATGTAATATGTCCAGCTTCATAGAGTTTTTGTGCGGCCATCATAGTATTTTTTGGTGTTGAACCAAATAATGCAGATGCTTCTTGTTGTAGTGATGATGTAATGAGAGGTAATGGAGGATTTGCAGTCGTCGGTTTGGTTTCAATACTTTGTACTGTTGCATTTAGTTCAGTATGTACGTTTTCAAGATAATTTAGCGTGGATTCTTCATCTTCAAGATCATCTAGCATTGTTCCACTAAAGACCGACTTTTATTTCCAATTACCACGAATTTTCCAAAAGTAATTGTTTGTAAAATTCTTTATTTCTTTTTCGCGTTCAACAATAATTCGCAATGCGGGTGTTTGGCATCGTCCTGCAGATAATGAGGGTCCCACATATTTCCAAAGTAATGGTGAAATTGTAAATCCCACCATCATATCTAGTACAGCACGTGCTTGCTGTGAATTTACACGATTCATATTAATTGTCCGAGGGGTTTCAATTGCTTTTAGTATTGCAGATTTCGTAATTTCGTGAAATACAATCCGCGGATTACTAAGCGGGTCTAGCTTTAATGCAAGTGCAACTGAATACGAAATGGCTTCACCTTCACGATCATCATCACTTGCCAAATATACTGTTTGTGTCTTTGCTGCAGCGCGCAATTCTGCAATTGTTTTCGCTTTATCTTTTGTATATTCATAGTCTGGATTGAATCCATCTTGTATATGAAGTGCTTTAATGTCTGGTACAAGTGCACGAATGTGTCCCATAGATGCAAGTACCTTCCAACCTGCTCCAAGAAAACCTTGAATCTTTGAACATTTTGCTGGACTTTCTACTATTACTAATGGCATATTTACTTAGTTATTTAGTTATTTGGCTTCAATTTTTATGTTTTCTGAAAAAAAATTGAAAAATTCTTTTAGTAGTATTCTGTAAAAATGACGCAAACATGTTCAATTTGTCTTTGTGATATCGTAAGATCTGATAAAACTGAAAAGCTACGATGTAAACATATATATCATAAAGATTGTATTAATAAGTGGAAGGTACAGCATAATACATGCCCTGTATGTAGGTATGTAATTGGCAATGTAATTCGTGTGGAACCAGTTGCAGCACCAGTTGCAGTAGCACGAGTTGTAGAGGCATCTGCTCCTGCTGTATCTATTTATGAATACATCTCTAATTCAAAATTGGTTCTTGATACTAAGAATTTTATAAATCTCTTTAATGAACAAACTAAAACACATAAAATTATATTGGGTACTCTTATGATTGTTACATTACCTACCGCTATATTTGTTGGGACTATATATGGTATAGTATCGTTCTTGAAATGGAGTTGCAGGGTCTAAATAAAAAGAATAATCTAAAATAGAATGGATCAAGAATGTAAAATAGTTGATGAAGATGAAACATCTAATTTTCGTCGCTTCAAACCAGAAGATTTAGAAAAGAAATACTCGCCTTTTGAACGAATACAAAAGAAAGAGTTTCCTTTTTTATTTCAGAAGAAGCATATACCAAAGGAGAATACAAAAACGAGTTTAGAAGATATTATTAATAAAATGAGGGATCTATCATGTAATTCACCAACATTTAAACCAATACATGCATTAGATACACCCTTTCCATATTTATTACCACTAACTCCAATAAGTGATTCGCGTACACCATTATATAGAGCTTTAACACCACCTTATCCTTTATCTATTGACGATCACATTATGGAAATACCAGAACTTAATTTAGATGAAGATCTAATATTTATAAGTACATGTATGCAACCAATAACTGATCTAAACATAATAGATGGAATTATGAAAGATGGAAACAAATAAGGAAATCACAGCATATTTATTAAATTCAACTCCAAAGTATTATTATATTTTGGAGTTACATATTGTGTTATTGAAACGCTATAGTTCGTTGCCATGGCCTGTGTATTTAGCAACAGAAGAGCCTGATCATGTTATGTGTATATTACTTAAGGAAAAATATGGCGTTAATATTTTAGTATTAGAAAAAGAAAATTCTTCATTTTTAGCAAGCAGAAAACGTGCATTAGAACTACTGCCATCACATATTCAATTTGTATTACCAATGCAAGAAGATTTTTTACTTGAACGATTTGTTGATTTAGAAGAGCTTGCTAACGCTAGATTATTATTATGTGGAGATGGTCCATGTGTGAGGCTTATGCCATGTCCTGGCCCTGATGCGTCAAATAAGGATCGGCGTCCTTGTTGGAAATATATTACAAATGATACATATAAATTTACATTTCAAGCAAGTTTATGGAAACGTGCAGATTGTTTGCGTTGGTATAGTGCAATTGTTGATGAGGTTGCTAAATATACATTTTCTTCAGAAGAAGAACGTAATATATTTGAAGTAAAATATAATATTGCAGAAAATGCTATTGGTCAAGCACTTTTTGCAAAACTATTTGCAGGGCGGCAGCTAGTAGGATATACACGAAAATATAAAGCAGCAAATGCTGTATATCATTGCCCCTGGCCTTATCGCCCTACTGCAATTGTAAAAGGAGTATTACAACCATTTGCAAAAGAGTTGGCTGAACGAGAGGGTGTTAAATTGCAGCTTTAAAATACATTTCCAGAATTATAAATCTGTATAAATACACTATTTCTATCATCTACGCTATTATTAATTTGCACATTTGAGTTTTCTAATCCAGTGCGAGATATATCACTGTGATCTAACAATTTATATGAAAGCGCATCTGATATATAATGCTTTAAGCCAAATGATGTATTTGTATTTAATAATAAACTGTCTATTTCCATTTTCATAGGTTGTATAAATGTATTTGATAATACTCTTGTATTTGTTGAATAGCCAAATGGCTGAAAGCTGGTAACTGGAATATATTGTTGAATGCCTGATGCAATTACAGGGACTGTATTACCTGCATTATAATATACAAGATGAGAAGATATAGATATTAAATCTTTAATTGAAGAATTGACATCTGGATAAAGGTTTACATTTGAAATATTTGATGGTGCAGATACTTGGGAAAATGTAAAATTTGGATAAAAATCAAGAAACACACGTGTTGAACCATTGGGGTTTATATAGTCTGTGAAATTGTTAAAATTATATTGGAAACTACTAAAAGATGCAGTACCTGATACGCTTAAATCAACAGGTGTTGAAAAATTTGTTACACCTGATTCCCCATCATACTTGATTGATGAATAAATATTTGGATATGTTAATATATTATACATGGTACTTGCCATAGTATTTGCCAAAGTTGCACTACTGATATAATTCGCTGTTCCCAACCCTTGAATAGTACTTCCTAAACGTAATCCCAATACTGTATTTACATTCACTAATGCGTTTATAAGATTATTATCTAATGTACTTACAGTACTTATCATTACACTATTCAATGTACTTGTGACAGTACTTGTTACATTAATATCTAACCATACAATACCATTTGTATAACTTGTAGATATAAATAGTTCAGATGATGTTGAAAAAGCTAATTTAAGATTTGTAGACATTGCCTCAAGTGATTTTTGACCGGGTACACATACAGTAGTATATCCATAATGCACAAATGAACTTAACGAGTTGAAAGATGTCGTTCCATCACCATTTGCAGATAAAAGAAATGTAGAAGGTATATTTGTATTAGAAGTTGATTTGAAATTCAAAGCATTTAATTGTAGTAAATCTAATTGCATTGTTTTTCGCGATGTCGCCATCTCTTTTTTATGGTGCTATATTTTGAATGGACAAGTAATACGAAGTTGTTGAGTCAAAAAATAGACCTACATCACGATTAACAAATCCAACATTTGCACCATACGCATATGCATCAATAATACGATGTGATAATATATATGGATGTACATAATTTGACATAAATTTTCCTGGTATATTTAATCGTATAGGTTGCTGAAATAGATTTGATGCAGTTGTATTATTTGCTATAAATTTTGTTTGGTGAAGTATGTTTATGGTTGATGTATTGTATGTAAGAAAAGAAGATACATGAAATATTTTAGGTAATAGAGGAGCGCCTAACATATCTGAAAATATAAGATTTGGATGTATTTCTAAACTTAAAGTCGTATTTGAATGTGTATATGATGAAAACTGATCTAATTGTACATTGAGGGTTGATAGATAAAAATCATTTTGACCTGTTGCAAGTGTTGATACAGTAGTTAGTCCATTATTTCCCTTATATTTAATACATGAATTAAAGAAACTGTCATAAAAATAAAAACTGCTTATGCTACTTATTGTTACATTTATATCATAGCCTCCAATTATTAATGAACCTACGTCATTAAACCGATAATTTAATTTTGTGTTTTCTATATTTGTTATTTCTCTATCAAGATTGGAATTTGTTCCATATATTGACGATTGCAGTGTAGCAGTTGATATATAACCATAAGTAGCCAAACCATTTAATGTACTTATAAGGGAAAGTGTACTAATATATGTACCACCTATATTTGCTAATGAATTTTCTAATGAAGAACTACTAATATATCCAACTGTACCTAATCCATTTACTGTACTGTTTAACGATGGTGTACTTACATACCATGTAGCTAATCCATTAATACTACTCGTAAGTGAGGCAGTACTTACATAACCAGAACTAGCTAATCCATTTACAGTACTTGTAAACACAAGAGTGCTTGTATATATTTGACCTAATCCATTCACAGTACTATATAATGATGCGGTGCTTACATAACCAGCATACCCAAGTCCATTTACAGTACTTGTAAGATTTGGTGTACTTAATGAACCCGGCAACACACCCGTAGAAATATTATACATAAAATTTGATATTGTATTTATTGTTGAAGGCAAGTATGCTACATATCTGTCTTGTGTACTTATGGTTTCCATTACGTCTTTCCATACCAAATCTCCAAGTCCATCAGTTGATAGTAAATGGTTTGTTGAAATTGGAAAGTTTGTATTTGGATTTATAGCCAATAGACTACGAAATATTGTTATATCCATAATTGCTATTAATGTACTGTATATTTTACTGGCATATTAGTGCGAACCAAAAGGAAAAAGAATCACTACCTCTAATAAGTAGCAGATGACAGGAAATGGTGGATTATTACAACTTGTAGCAGTTGGAAAACAAGATATATTTTTAACCGGAAATCCTGAAATTACATGGTTTAAAATGGTTTATCGCCGTTACACAAATTTTGCAGTTGAGTCGCAAGTTATGTATTTTGATGGTGACCCCGATTTTGGAAAGCGCCTTTCATGTTTGGTGCCCCGTCGTGGAGATTTACTCGGCCCTATGGTTTTAGAACTTACATTACCAGCATTGACATTAACTGATGGCACACCTGTAAGTTATGTAAATTCTATTGGCCATGCAATTATTGATGAAATCACTCTTGAGATCGGTGAACAAGAAATTGATACACAAACTGGCGAATGGATGGAAATGTGGACTTCTATTGCAACAACATCTATGCAGCGTGATGGATTAAATGATATGCTTGGACGAGTTGATAATTATATAACTCCACAAAATTTCGGACCAATGAAGTTATATATTCCATTGCGTTTCTGGTTTTGCAAGAATCCTGGCCAGTATTTACCCTTGCTAGCATTGCAATATCATCCAATTCGTATTAATTTAAAGTTAAAGCCATTGCAAAGTTTGTTTTTCACAAATCAATTATCAACAAATTGTAATACACTTTCTGTAAATCCAGTAAAAATAAGGGACTTACGTTTGTATGGTGACTATGTATATTTAGATGTTGAAGAACGTCGTCGGTTTGTGAGTAATACACATGAATATCTTATTGAACAAACCCAATATACTGCAGACATTGCAATACCCGTTGGCGCAACATCTTCTACGGTTCGCCTTGAGTTTAATCACCCAATTCGTGAACTACTATGGATTATTCAGCGATCTGCTATGGTAACAAATCACGAGTATTTTAATTACAGTAGCAGCAGTATCTTAGAAACGGGTGTACGAAGAGATTTACTTGCTTCAGCACTTGTTCAGCTAGATGGTTATGATCGGTTTGATGTAAGAGATGCTGGATATTTCCGTCTTGTACAACCCTACTACCACCACACTGCAGTACCAAATAATACCTTTTTATATAATTATTGCTTTGCATTACGACCTGAAGAACTACAGCCTTCTGGTTCATTAAATGCAAGTCGCATTGATAGCTTCGTATTACAAATGACATTGGTTCCTGACTCTACATCCGGCATTACTCCTCCAAGAGGTAATGCTGTTGCACGTGTATATGCGACAAATCACAATGTGCTACGCATTGTCAATGGATTTGGGGGATTATTGTTTACTATTTAAAAACGTAATAAAATAGGGTCATGATGTCTATTCCAAAACCAACATCACTTTTTCAATCATCTATAAATACATTAGTGCCGCCATTTCCTTTATGGTTGTATAAATATCTTGCAGCATTTCCAGTTACAGGAATTTTAGGATTAGATCATTTTGCACTTGGATCTTATTTTACAGGAATGGCAAAATCAATTGTGAATATAGTTACATTGGGATCATGGTATGCATATGATGTTGTGCAAGTGTACAACGCCCATAATTTACGACAAAATGGCTTGAAAGTTCCTTTTTTAGAAATGGGAAGTATAGGGCAGGGAAGAATTGATGATGACCCATTAAGTATTATGACAAAAAATAGTAAACTATGGTTATATATACTTATTTTAGCATGTTTTGGGGGTATATATTTTTGTACAACATTTTTCATTAGTGATGAAACTGATTTATTGAGTGTACTTATTTATTATGTAAGTAATATTTCCTTTTATATATCACTTGGAATAGCATTATTTATAGTGTATTTTTTCTTTACAGCAAAATCAACTAATTTGTTTGCATCTGCAACAACGAAAAATAATGCCGTATCTAATTTAATGATATCATCTGGTGTAAAAGCAAATCCACTTGCATCAATACTGGGTAATCGTGCTGGAATGGGATCAATACCTGGAATAGGAGCAATGACTGGAACTATGTTTGGTGGTGGTGGTGGTGCTGCAGATGAACTTACAAATATTGCACAACAAGTTATGGATGGTGGAACAAAGGAAAGTTTCCAACATATATATTTCGGATTAATTGTTGCGTTAATACCGTTAAGTGGATTTCTTATTTATACTTTAAGAAAATATAAGAAGAAGAATTATGAAGTATCTTCTTAGTCAAAATGAATTTGAAGTATTGATTGGACGTCAACCTTCTAGCACGCCTTTGCCCGATTTGACTATTATTTGGTTTACTGCAACATGGTGTGGACCTTGCAAACGAATTAATATTGATTATTTGCAAGACTTTCCTGCAAATTGGTTAAAATGTGACATTGACCAAAATGATTATACGGCGGGATTTTGTGGTATTCGCTCTGTACCCAGCTTTTTAGCAGTGTATAAGACAAAGGTAATCGGTACAAAATCTTCATCTTCTACTGTTGAGATTTGGGATTGGTTGCAAAACCTTCCCTTAAATTAGATGTATGATTGTATAATAATCGGTGGAGGTATAAGTGGTTTTTATTGTGCTTTGGAAATACTGAAACACAACAAAAATGTAGTATTATGTGAAAAATATGGCACATTAGGGGGGCGTATATCTACTTTCCAAAAGGGCGATATACATTGGGAAGCGGGCGCTGGACGCATTTCAACAAAGCATACTATGCTTCTTAATCTTCTAAAAAAGTATAAACATGATTTACATTCTATTGATTCACCTGCAATGTATACTGATGGTGGATGTCTTGAACCCGATTATTTTGAAAATGGTGTAAATGCATTTATAAAACCTTTGGCGGCTCTTGATCCAAAGGTGCTAGGCAATTCTACTGTAAAAAAATTGCTAATACAAATTCACGGCAAAGAAGCAGCAGAAAATTATTTGGATCGTTTTCCTTATCGCGCAGAAGCGGAAGTGCTACGCGCTGATTTAGGTATAAAAACATTGAATGAGGAAATGGGACCACATGAAAAGTATGTTGTTAGTGGAAAAGGTTTATCTGATGTTATTGAAAATATGAAAGCTGAATTTCTTAATGGTGGCGGAAAAATACTTTACAATTATACATGTGTAAATATACATTCAGATAATTGTATAACTGTTGATTTTTTATCAAGTGGGAAAGAAACGAAACTACAAGCGGAAAAGGTAATATGTGCAATGGAATCTGAAGCATTAAAAAAGATTCCCTTTTTTGCCAAGTTTTCTACGCTAAAACATTTACGCATGGAACCGTTACTACGAACATATGCAATTTACGATAAGCCATGGTTTTCACAACTTCCCAAAATTGTAACAAATTCGCCATTACGGTATTTTATACCTGTGGATTATAAAAACAATGTTTCAATGATTTCCTATACCGATTCACGTGATACTGTTGGATTTCATAACATACTGAAGAAATATGGTGAATCCTCTCTTGGTAAGCATATACAAAATCTTCTGAAAAAGCTTTTTGGAGATGTACCACCATATACTTTTTTCAAATCCCATTATTGGAAGTACGGAGCTACATATTGGTTGCCTGGAGATTATGATCCCGTTGAAGAATCACGCAAATCACTGAAGCCTTTTGTAGATTGCGAAGTATATGTTGTTGGTGAATCGTTTAGTTTGAAACAAGCGTGGATAGAGGGTGCATTGGAACAATCAAAAAAATTATTTGATAATTATAGTTAATGGACGTCCATTTTATATTGGCACTATTCCATATTTTTCTAGTGGTTCCCTTTCTTGGATATGTATTCATTAATCGCGCGGCTACACCCGAATGGATTTATAATATATTATTTTTTGTTGGTATCTTTGTATTAGTTTACCATACATATAAGTCACTGATAAAATTTGCAGCGAATTCAGCAAGTTTGTGGATCAATTTATTCCATGTATTACTGGTTGCTCCATTAATGATCTATATTGGATATAATGCTAAAAAAACACCACGAGCTGCATATGAGCTACTCGGGTTACTAACATTTGCCGCACTCGGTTATCATATATATAGTTTGATAATAATGACACAAATTGTTGATGTGGATGATTAGCAAATTGAATCTAGTAGCTTCTGCCTTGTTTCATCAATTTTGATACAATCAGATGCATGATAATAAAATGCTGTCAATGATTTAAATACTACTTTGCACTCTGTGCATGATGTATTGTCTAATATGGAATTTGTTTCATCACTAAAATGCTTTCGCATACAATGAATCCGTCTATTTGATTTTGTAAGCGATTCAAATACACAATCGTCAAATGGGCAACTATACATATCTTCCTTCTGAATATGTTTATGCTTAGAGATTTTATGAAGTTCTAACGAAGATCGTTGAACAAAATCCTTCTTGCAAATATCACATTCAAACTGAAGCTTCCCTTCATGCTTTTTCATGTGGTAGTACATAGTGTTCTGCTTCTTTTTCACCACATCACAGCTGGGGCAGACAAAGTCGCCATTATCATTCTTAATATACTTAGAACACATGCTTTCTTTCTTGTGGGAAAAGTTTTTTTTCAATTTTTTTGGTTTTACTAACCAAAAAAATTATTCTTTCTTTAATGAACAATTTTTTGGTTTTTACTACCCGTAAAATATTGCGTAAAATAGATGGACAAAGACTCCTCTGAATCCGATAAAAAACATAAGAAATATTTTTCGGCTTATAAACCAAATGATCTTTATTGGGGTATCGGCATTGAAAATGAAACATATTTAGAGGTGCCAAACTATGAAAAAGTAAAAGGATCGTTCTTTAAAAATCAGCAGCGAGAGCGATATAGCGTAGACTATTATACAAATTATAAAGCAAATTATTTTAATTGCACACTCGACAAACTTATTGATAAAGAACAAATGTATAATTTACCCTATTTAATTAATAGTCATGCATTGTTAAAATGTGACATATCTGGAGAGCATATTACAGTTTATGATAAAAAGGGAACTCCGAATCCTAAGTTTTCAGGTAAAACTGTATTTGATACTATGAAAACACATGCATATTTTGCAGATGAGTATGAAAAAAGTTATTGTTTTGACGGTGATACAATTGAATTCATGACACAACAATATTATAAAACAACAATTGAAGAAACTATTGCTGAGCTCCTCTTTCACAAGCGAACCTTTTTAAAGAATCTTAATGCGCTGAAGCTGCCTGGCTTGCAAAAACTCGTTTATCCAAAGGAAAACTACGGATTTGCACGATTTAGTACAAATAGCCAAAACCTCGCTATTTTTAATAATGGAACCTATCATTTTAACTTTACACTACCAACATTGCTAGATAGACAAGGAAATATAGCAAATATAAAAGAATTTGATGCTCGTCATAAAAAAGCTATTCATATATTACAATGTTTTGAACCATTTTTTATTGGTATGCTTGGAACTGGAGATATATTGAGCACAACATCCTCTAAGCGATTTCCAAAGGGTTCTCAACGCTGTGCAGCTTCGCGATATATAAGTGTAGGAACATATAATACTAAGCGGATGACTCGCGGTAAATTGTTACAAGAGGAACGAACTGTACCAGAATGGTATAATCTACTATATGATAAAATAGATTACGTAAGAAACACAAAAATCGGATTTGATATTAATTTTAATAAATTTCGGAATCATGGAATTGAACTACGTTTTTTTGATTGGTTTCCTGAAGAAAAGTTGGAAGGCGTCTTGCGCTTTCTTGTGCATATATTGGATCATTCTGAAAAGAAAAAATACTTTGAAAATATTATTGAAAAACCCGAATGGAATTCTATTACATTTAAGGCGTTGTATGAAGGAAAGGATGGGGTGTTAACAAAAGAAGAATATTTATGGTTGAAAAAATATTTACATTTAAAAATTAAACTATATGATTATTCTATTGGAAGTATATATATTGAGTTAGAAAAGCACTTTGAGAAACTCTATGGGTCAAAGGGACCTTGTGGTATTTATATGCTTTCACAAAGTTATTGCTGTTAGTGGGTTAAAACTATTTGAACAAATATAATTAATGAAGTTATTAACACTCGCAATTGGTGAAGATTTTCGTAAAAGTCTTGTGAAAGCACTTGACTCTAAACGAGCCTATTGCACAAAACAGGGTTATGAATGTATTATTGGTGGTGAGGAATTTTGGGATAGAGACCGACCAATTCCTTGGTCAAAGATTCCATTTTTGCTACATGTATTAAGTAAGACTGAGGAGGGGGGTTTGGTATTTATGAGTGATGCTGATGTATTAATTACAAATATGGATTTACGTATTGAAGATCATGTACTGCCATTGCTTCCTGAAGGTAAAGATTTACTTTTAACAATTGATTCGTGTGGGCATATTAATGATGGAAATATATTGATTCGCAATACAGCTTGGACACGGGATTTCTGGAAGCGTGTATATATGCAAACTGAACTAACCTATCATGTATGGTGGGAAAATGCAGCAGTTATAAAGCTACTAGAAGAAAATAAGTCTGACTTTTCAAAAACAATTATTACAAACCAATGCCGTCTTTTTAATGCATATATTCAAGGATTACCAGGACTACCTCTTTGGCAGCCCGGCGATTTCCTTGTTCATTTTGCGGGAATTTACGATGTAGTTCGCATGAATAAATATATTGAAGATATTGAAAAAGGATTGGTACCGCGTAAGGAAATTTTTGAACGTTAATTAATTTCTTTGTATTAAATATAAGATGAATAGCAATAATTCTATGGATAATGAAGAAATGATGGGTGGTCAAGAAATGAATGAAAATAATAATGATTATAATAATAATGACGAAATGTACGGTGGTCGTCGCCGCAGTACTCGCAAGAACCGCTCTAATCGCTCTAGCCGCTCTAATCGCAACAACATGATGGGTGGCGCAAAGGTTCCCGCAGTCGGTTCTCATGCACAGGTGTGGAATGGCAGCGCGAAGCACACTTCCGGTGGGCTTACTAGATCTGATTTGATGAAGAACAAGCACGGTCGTATTGTGAGCAAGAAGAAGCATGCGCTTGGCAAGAAGTCGCTGAAACATCTGCGTAAGGCTGGGTATGTGGCCAAGAAGGGTACTTTCAAGCTATTTCGTAAGAAGTAGTTGAGCCAAGCTATTTCGTAAGAAGTAGTTGAGCACTTTGTAAATAAATAATCGCTACAAATATTATTTGTACAAATTATTTTATAAGTTATTTTATAAACTGTCGTATCAAAGGTAAATTTGCCTTTAATATATCCATCATTTGATTTGCACCTATTTCAACCTTTGGGTTCGCCTTTCCAAATTGTACATATAATATATTGCGTTCCTTATCATAACCTCGTTGATATGATGTTGTAAAATAGAGTATTTGGAAGTTTACACCTTTTTCCTTCATACTGTCTGCAAAACGTTCTACGTAATACTTTTCATTATGCGGTTTCTTAAACTCTGGGTATTGCATACGATTGTATGTATCTTCTTCTAAACGAAAGAAAAGCAATGGTCGTTTACTACTAAGAAGTTCCTTGAAACGCTGTATACGACGAGCATACTTGCTTTCAAACTCACTCCATTCAGCATCGCTTATAGAATACATATCCTTAAACTCATGTAAAAATCGTAAATCATATTTTGTATGTGATAATATAATCCATATCTTATTTTCAAGTCTGTCTCGTGGAATAATCATACTACGATCTGTAAGAGAGGCAAAATCGTTTTCTAACAGTTCACATAATGACCACATATGACTACCAAACCAATCAAATACTTGTCGCTCATAACGTGTTTTCTCCATATCACCTAAATCTTGTAAAAAGAGTGCTACATGACAATTCCATCCTAATGATATTGGTAGTGCTTTTGTATTTAATACTTTATTCATTATTTGGGATCTATATTTTCTGTTTGATACGAATACGTATTGAATACTTTATCCCATATACAAAAACGTTTGGAAAAATTAACCTTTGGTTGAATATGATGCTTGTTATGATCTCGTGAATAAAGTGGTATACCTAACAAGCGTGGTAAATATATACATTGAATAAATGAACTTGATGTATCCTTGCCGGTATGACCCGATACTTCCACTATGGCCTTATACCAAAAGATAGTTGTTAATGTGTAGCGAGATACAGGGAGAATGGCAGAAGTAGCAATAATTGGTAAGAAGTTTGTTATAAGTAAATCGGGGAGCGTATGATTATAGCTTGTATATGCGTTGATTAAGTACTGTGTATGATGTTTATAGTGTATATATTTGTAGAAGAAAGGGTAATGCATGGCGTAATGTGTCCAATAGTGAAAGAAGTCAAATAGTAGTTCATAAGCAAAAGATATGGGTATGAAAAAGAATATATCATTTGGAAAAGAGTTTGATATAACAAAGTTTGAAGCAACTATATAACTAGCTGTTTCCACACCAGTTGTAATAAGAAAGTTTTGTATATTAAAAGGTTCTGTTCGCTCTTCATTCGTCTTTAGTATATATTGCCGGTTTGATGTAATTGTTTTTAGTGAATGAAGAATTATATATGATTTTAGAAGAATTGTTAGAAATATTATTGCTATATTATATTGAAAAAAAGTATATATATTATATTGTAAATAAGAAGCACTGAAAACCGTTGTATTTATTATAAAAAATATATACAATGATTTTGTTGAAATCATACTATTGTGATTACAGTTATATTAACTAACCAAAAAACGTGGTTTCATTAATGTTGTTTTTAATAGCACGATTTTTTGTTATACCAGATATTTGATAACTAATAACAATTGGGTCATTTATAGCCCAGAATGTTCCAAACGGTAAGCTTTGGGTTTGTGATGTTGTTGTTGTTGCACCCTCACCAACAATAAGCAAATCATTTACTATTGCACCAGTGCCTTTCGCATCAAATAAATTATTGGGATTTTTTGAATCACTATATGCCGTAGCATTTCCCGCTTGATTACCATATGCGGGATTCAACCCACTCAAATCATAATATAAATCACTTGTTGGAATTACATTATCATAAAGAAGAGTTGCACCAGAATACATACTTAATACTTGAAACTTACGCGCAGTTCCCTTTTTTACAATATTTAGTGTACCAATATCATTTTGTAGATAAGTACTCGAATCATTCGCAATAGATTGGTCAACCGATGATATCTCCATTTCCGAACCCATGTCACGCGCAATAACCCAATCACAATTACTTATATCTGCATGAATACGATACAATATATTATTAGATGCAGTAAAAAACTGATTTTGACCACCGGAATAATAGGGGAAGACTGTGAATTGACGGCGAAGATCTGTTTGCTCCTTTTGAAACTTAAGTACAGATGTCATCTACTAATACTATTCTTTTGTTTCTAGCACATCTGCAAGAGTTCGCAAATACTCTGAAGCCTGACCGTAATTTATTGTTGGTGGTGTCGGTGTTAAATCAATCCAATAGAGAGCCTTTTCGTGCCATACTAACGATACATTGGATGCCTTTGTTTCTGTTAAAAGTGATCGTATATCAATCTTCGTTCCTCCAATTGCCGAACTCACCTCTTCATATGTAGATTTTGTCGTAAAAAATAAAGATGTATAATCGTATTTTGAAGGGGTTGATGAACCGGTTATAAGAGTTATATCATCTTTCGCATTGCGGATATTCTGATATATTACACTTTGAATCTCACTTGAATACCATATTATTAGCAGGGGTTTCGTACAGTTTTGGATATAGGTATATGCAAGTTGTAGATCCTTTGACTCTTTCACCCGAAATATTGCATCATAATATATATTTTTTAACCACTTGGGAGTGTGTTTTACATATATATCCGAAAAGATAAAAAGTACTTTATTTCGTCGTAGCACCTCTTCGGAATAGTTATTAAATAGTTCATAAAACATTTTATCTAATGAAGAAAGTTCACCAACACAATAAATTTTCTGTTTCCGTAGGGGTGCTGAATATGCTTCTAAATGTATAGTGTCTTCCATTACTTCTTGGGTACTTTCTTAAGAAGAAAAGGAACCGCATATTAGATGGGATATAGTCAGATTGCACTTATTAATCAGAGTACTGCGGTATCGGATGCAAACGGTCAAATCATTACAAATGCAATGAATATGATTCTTCCAACCTTCTGTAGCGACTGGAATTTACCAATTGTTACAGCAGTATATGTTGGCCTTGGAAAGACGACTAATATAACATTAAAAGTATTTTTATTGGATAATGCGGATATTGATGGAGCATTGGCATATCATGATCAATCAAACGACATTCCATATGGTAAAGCCTTTGCGAAAACTGTACTGAGCTATGGCGGTAGTTTACTTTATAGCACAAATCCCCTTGTCCCGACATTTGCACAAGCAGTGTGCCATGAGGTATTTGAAATGCTAATTGATTTGTATTGTAATATGTGGGCAATGCTACCAGATTGGACTACACTGTATGCATATGAGGTGTCGGACCCTGTAGAATCAAATGCAGTTACAGTGACTTTATCTGTAACAACAACTGCTAAGGTTGGGACAAAGACTGTTACAACAACGACAAATACGAAGGTTGGTTTGTCCGACTGGGTTCTCCCGAAATGGTTTGATACACAAGCAAAACGGGGACCATACAATCACAACAATACACTAACAGCACCATTTACTTTGAGCCCATACGGTTATGTTATTGCACTAACAGGTGGCAATGTGAGTTATGTATTTGGTAGCAAGGTATCTGAAGAAAAGAAGGCTTTATTGAAACCTGAACTTTCTAAACGTGGATTAATAAAAAATTCTTAGTATAGAATAAAACAATGCAACTATTAAACTATATATTGGTTGCTTTACTGTTTGTAGCGGTTGATTCTATTTGGCTCTTTCTCGGTAGCGGCTTAAGTCAATCTATGATATCGGCAATTCAAGGTGCTCCATTAACTCTTCGTTATATACCAGGAGCTATTGTATATATTGCTTTAGCTTATTTGGTAACTATTCCTAATAACAATACAGAGGCATTTTTACTGGGATTGAGTACATATGCAATATATGACTTCACAAACTATGCTACATTAAATAAATATAGCTTACAGTTTGCATTAATGGATTCAACATGGGGTGGAATATTAATGACTGTTGTGTGGAATATTGCGGGATATTTTAAGTTACTATAGCAAATTTATTTGTAGATGCTTACAATTATTACAGCCTGTTCAAGACCAAACAATCTAGATATTTTAAAGGAACATATACTTTTTGAATATATAGAAAAATGGATTATTGTATATGATACATCAAAGGATCGCATTTATGAGAAACGTTATGCTGATCCACAAATAGAAGAATATTTTCATGATGCTGGAGGAGTCTTTGGAAATGCACAACGAAATTATGGTATTTCGTTAGTTAAAAAAGGGCATATATATTTTTTAGACGATGATAATATTATTCATCCACGTTTTTGGCAATTAATTCCTCATCTTGAAGAAAATACATTTTTTACATTTGATCAAATACACGTGGATAAGAATTTTGTTATGCAAGGGTATAATATTATTGAATGTAGTATAGATTTAGCACAGTTTGTTGTTCCAGTTTCTCTTCTTGGTGATGTACGATTTATACTTGATAAATATAGTGCGGATGGTGCGTTTATTGAAAAACTAAATGAAAACAATCCATTCAGTTTTAAATATATTAAGGGGGTTTATGCATATTATAATCAAGTAAATTTTTTGTAATTACTTTACTAATACAAAATATACAAGTGTTTTTGTTTTAGCATCAAGTGGCTTTGATACATCAACTGTCTTTGTATTCACTTGTGTGCTAACATAAAGTACATTTGCCTTTTCTTCTGCAGGAAACCATGAAAGTATTGTATCAAGTAGACCCAAGTCAACTGGTGATTTAGTAAGATCAACCGTTAACTTTTCTTCCTTATTATTTATCCGTGATACTAACTTTTGTACCGCCATTTTGCGCTTATACTCTAAACCTGGTGCGGGTGTTGCAACAACTGAGAGAGTAACTTCCATCTATTAACATACACTTAAATATACTTCAATAATTTGCCCTTGCTTTACTCCAAGTTCTTCAAATGTTTTTGTGTGATCAAATACACCACCTCTTGATTTTGCCAATACAAATAACACATTCTTGCGAATATCTGAAGGAAATTCATTTAGTACAAAATCAATCATTTTGGACGAATCTATTGACTGTGTGGAATCAGTGTGAAACATACGATGTACCCCATGTGCATCAGATACAATCTTAGCTACTTCTTTTGCTCTTGAGTTATCTACACCGGGTGCTTTACTAACCTCATAACATAACATTACATTCATCTGCTCTATAGTATTCTTGGTTTTTATCCTGGATATGTTGAGTGTACATCCTCTATATATTTATCAGTGAGTGATGTTTGTGGTGTTATAAATACAAATGTTTTTGTATCAAATATAAACATTAATGTATGTTTTAACCCAGTATTATTATCATTTAATAATAACATAAAACTTTTATCAGTATATCTTAATTGAGGATTCCAGTTTGTTGATGTAATGCCTGTATCATATGGTTCATATGGATTTGGATATATATTTCCTGATGTATCTACAACAACTACTTTATAATTATCAGAGGTTGAATAAGTTGTAATCATCATAAAATTCGCACTTTGTCGATACTGATCAAAAATAAAAAAAGGGATTCGGAATTCGCTAAAAGTTGTAGAGGTTGTTGTTACTACTTTTATTCGTGTAGTGTCATCATACGAAAGAATAATAAGGTCACCATTACCAAAATCAGTATAGTTATATTCATTAATGAACTGGGGGTATTCTATTAATACTTCACCGATACCATTCATAAGTTTATATATTGTTTGCTCATTATTATTGTATATAAGCAGATTCTTTCCACTAAATACATAATAACCATCAAAATAGGATGTTTCATCAATTAAAGTATTTAAAGTATTCATATTGACTATTTTATATACAAAATCTTTACCATTTGTAAGCGAGAGTATTGCGTTTACCCATGCTATATTATCTGTTAAATCTATAGAACTATAGTAACCATTAGTGTCAGAATCTGTAACACTGCGATTTACATCAAATAGCGTTGTTATTATATCATACTCTTCTGGCAATACTAACCGTGATTCTGTATCTGTATCAGTACATTGCCACAATCCTAATCCAATATTATTTATTGTTGGCGTATTATCATTTACATATATATTATTACTTATATCTATTATATAGGGTTCACTAGCAGCATCTGCTATATAATAGAACTTACTGTAGTATAATAAACTGCGGGATAATTGAATTATAGTAGGATTGTATGCATAATTATAAAAATAAGAATAATAACTACCAGTTACAAAGTTTGCTGCATTTGCGTTATGCCAGTTTCTGTATCTTACTACATCTATGGTGTAAAAATCTGTAGTATCTGACATAAAATCTGCTGCACTCACATAGGCTGTAACTATATTTGTTATTTGCTGTTCTGTAAATCCTGTTCCAGTGCCACTATCAATCCCAGACAAGAACAAATGAACTACTATGAAGTTATATCCTGCTACTTGCATATAAGCTTCTAAGTGATAATCAGTACCAGTATCGCGATGAAACGTGATATCATCTATAAATGTATTCCAATTGGTTTCATTTTCTACAGTAAACCATACATGATAGCAAGATGGCTCAGATCCACCATCATTACCAGCATAATAAATACTACCACTGCGATTATGAGAAGATGTATATGAAATAGCAACACTATTGTATTGATCATATGATTTTTCTGTATTAAAATTGTCTTTTATTTTTAGTTGTATTGTTGCGTTGTCAGTATTTCCTTCAGATGCGCGTGATACAAATGCCATCATAGAATGTGGATGTGTTGTCGGTGTGCCATTGATAAATCCATAATATGTAGTATCATCACCATCAAGTCTTAATTGTTGTTTTTCACCATAAAACTTTTCATAATCATTTGTTACTAAGTTATCTGTTATCTGTCCATTTATAAATATTTGACATTGATTACCACCATAAGTATATAGATATGTATTAAATGGTAAATCTAATATATAATCAATTCGTGGATAATATGTTTGTAGTACCATATCATTTGTTATGCCAGTTAGAGAATATGGATTTCCACCATTTGTAATTGTATTTGTATCACCAGTAATATCGCTTATTATAAGTGGTACTAGCGTCGTCATTTGCGGAGTTAAATTATTAAACAAAAAATAATCATATGAATCATTTGTAGAATTATATAATGTTAAACGAATATATTTATAATTATACCCATATGTATATCTGCTAATAGAATAATCATTAGGATAATCACTAGAATTGGGTATAGTATATGTAACATACGCTCCATCCAAATTAATATAATAAATATCTGTCCACTGGCTACCATCAGAAGACATTATTAACATCATATTATTACGAGCATTTAGATTTCTAACACGATAATCACCCAGACCTATTGCAATTTGTACTGGCGATGGTTGGTCCTCATTCCAAATATAATGTGTATAACTCACATCATCTGTCGTCATGACAAAATATACACTCGTATTTAATGATAGTGTATCATATACATAACCAAGTAGCGGAGTAGTTTTTAACACATTTGTAAGAGGATTGTAGAAAGTAATAAGTGTATATAAAGGGTTTGTATCAGTATAATAGGCAATAACCATATGACCATAAAAGTCAAATCCATTATTACCTACTTCTGGTATTGTGATTGTTTGTTTAATAACTCCTACATCAAAATCTACAAATTGATATACATATTCACTATAATCTTGTTTTTCAAATTGATATGCGAATCCAGTAGGGTACCACCAGTTATCAGTTGTAGAATAATCACTTAGTGATAAAGTAGTATCAAGTGGTGCGTACCATGATGCTGTCGTAGAATTATATATGAGGTACATATAATTAGTATCACCTTCATAGACGATGTAATACGACCATTGGGCATTTCCTTGTGGTGTTGGTGGCGCTGGTGGAGGAGGGAAATATTGATTCAAATAGGCTTGCTTTTCTTCTGCTGTTGTATTGCGCGTTCCCTCAATTAATGATGCAACATAATCTGAATAATTTATACCGGAACCACTACCTATTGGGCTTCCTGTTGCTAATGGTCGTGCTACTTGACCCGGATTTACATTTACATTGGTGTTACGAACAAGGTAGTTCACATACAATACGCGCCCTTGTCTTCGTTTCGTTAGTTCAGACGCATCAAGTGGCATTCTATTATAGGAAGGGATTCTTCTATTTTCTTCCAAAAACTCGTCATTTTTTCATATTTGCTTATATAGTTCCCTGGACCACCTGGAAAATGATATATTATTTTACTAGGATCAACATTTATTGGATTATTTTCTACATACTTTTTAAATAATTGATTATCATATTTGTTTTGATTAATTGCATTATATACAATAAATGGCTGTTCATGCATTAGTGGCATTTTATACAGTTTTGATATTTTGCTTTTCTCAATATGTGTTTCCATATGTTTATTTATATCTTTAAATAATGATTTCATTGATATACTATTATGAAAATATAAAACACCTGCTGAAAATGCAGTAAGATTTTTATTTATTTTAGAACTTTTAAAAAACTGTGCGCCCCAGAATGCATTACTTATTGTACCCTCTTCTAATGCATATAGTTTATTAGGTGATGTATCTAAATTAAATATTGAATGTAGATCACCATTTATTAATATATCTGTATCTAAATATAAAATCTTAGTATACAAATCTATATTTTTATATTGAAATATGTTTAATTTAGATGAAGATGCTTCCATTAATGTATTTAAATCTAATATTTGATACATTATAACTAAGTTAAAACTGGACAATTCTTTTTCTATGTTTATATGAAATGTTGGACTTGTAGATATAAGTATATGTATATTTGTCGTTTTTTTAGATATTGAACATATAAGAAGTTTCAATAAGTTTATATAACTTGTTTGATGAAATACACATATATATATTAAATTCATTATTGTAGAAAAATATATTTAAAAAAAATAATGTCCGTAAATAGATGTCTATTCGTAAAGATGTTGTCAAATTAAATATCCAACAAAATGCGTATTTTCTCGTATATCATAAAAACATAGATATTGGATGTGGGCCAACTGTTGCTTTGTATATTTACGAAAAAGAGTTTTTAAAATTTGATTGCTTTGGATCCACCGAAGGACATTACCATATATTAAATAAAAAAGAACGACTCTATTTTAAAGAACAAACAGTAGCTGAACAAATTGCAAAAGCATTGTATGAATTAGAAAATATATCGCCCTATTTGGCATCTTGTACAAATATACAAATAAAAAACTTTCAGTTTGATATTGCTATATTAAAAAGTAAACTATTAATTGTAGAACAATTACTATTTAGTTATGAAAAATTTTACGCTAGTCTACGAGAGTAAATTGATTAGTTCTTTTCCATTTGTGCGAAAATAATCATAAGTATTTGGGTTATTTTCCTTATTCATTTGTAACAATATTTCTTGTTTTTCTTTGTTGAGATTTTTTGTAAGATAATCTATTGGTTGTTTACTTGCAATTCCTACACCATTATCATTATCTAATACAGTATAATACCACTCTGGATTATTATATGCCATCTCTATAAAACATACATATGTAACGCCACACCAATATCCTGATATAAATTTTGGTGTTGATTTTTTCTTATCTGGAGGACAACAATCATGAGATACTAATATTCCATTTTCTGATAATAATGATGATACTAGTGAAAAATCACTACTACTTTGTGCATATTCATGATATGAATCCATAATTATTAAATCGTATGTTTTATTTAAAGAACGTAAATATGATTCTAAATCAGCATGTCTTAATACAGTATATAAGCGATTAGTGATTTGTTTATCAATTGTATATAAGATTCGTGTTACATTCTCATTATTATTTGTTTCCATTGCATCCATCCAACCACCGGTTGTAGGTGTTCGTAGGAATAATATATTTTGAAAAGTTCTTGTTTTTTTTAAATCATTAATTACCATATTTATAATTTCGCCCTTCACTAATTTTTCACGAAGATACGTTTGAACACTCATCTATTATATGAATGGATTTCGTGCCCATTGTAAGAGTCCTTGCCGCTGGACTGGTCGGCAAGATAGATCACCAGGCTTGCAATTCTTCTTTACTTGACCCGCATGGCGTGTAAATGCGTTCCATCGTCCTATTTGTACTTTATCTAACTCTGGTAGTCTGCGACCCATATAGTATCTTACATACCACTGGAACCAGCCTCGTTCATCGGGATTAGTATCACGTTCAGAAAGAATCGGATGGGGTTTGGATTTTCCTCCACCAGGTACCCAGCCATTTTCTACCCAGATTCCAAGATTCTGACGGCTTTTCACTCCAAATGCATTTACAGTTGGATCCGCTTTGCCTGGTGATAACTTCCCAAGAGCCAGGGCATTCATATACCACTCGCTCGGGTACTCACCAATACAATCATTCAAATATTTACCTTCAAATACTCCCAGCGCTAACATTTCACCAGGTGTTGCGTAAGGCTTGAAAGCAAGGTTTGTGCCAGGTTCCTCTGACAATGTGTAGCTATAACCCTTTACCATCTTATTGCTTACGTGAATCACATCGCCTTTTTTGAAATCTGCTAATGGTCTTCCTTTTTCTTTTAACTGTTTTAGCATTTTTTCGGTTGACATCTAATGTGCGTTTAGATTTTTTGCTTTGTTTTCTCTTTCCACCTTTTTGAATTCCTAATTCCAAGTCGCTCAAATAATGTGGAATTGGAAGTTCTGTTTCATTTGGGTATACATATCTTGGAATGCTGTCCATCTAGTAAAATTGAATTTTTCTTTTTAGACAATTTTGTAGATAAAATGCCTGAAGATCGTGTACTATCAAGTGAAGAGCAAGAATTCGTAGCACAACTTTCTCCAAAGGAACTTGCGCTTCATAAGCTCGCAATTGAAAAACTCGCATCATCCTACTTTGTTTGGAAAAGCCATGCGTTTATGCAATGGAAAGCAAAAAAAGGTACACTATAGATGAATACTATTCAGTACTATGAAAAACCAAGCATCGGAACTGCGGAAATAGATTCACGGCGACCTGGTAAATCAAGTGGACAGGCGTTACTTCCCAATGAAGTTGCGCGTAGCTTCGCGCGACGTAGTGAAAAGGTTACAACTATATTATGCAACAGTCGCGAACGAAATGTAGTTAGCTATCCAAATACAAACATGTTTCGTTGGAGATTACGACGCGATATAAAAGATATTACTAGTATTCGCTTAATTGGTGGTTCTCTTCCAGCAAATCTCTACAATATCAATAACGGTTGGAATAAATTTACATTACAAGAAGATGGCGTATTATTTACTGTTGTATTAAATCCTGGTACTTATGATGGTAGTACTTTAGCAACTGAATTAGCAATTGCATTGAATAATGTAGGTGCACAAAATACATATATTGTAGCATATTCTTCAACTACACAAAAAATAACTATATCTCGCACAGGTACTAAATCATATAGCTTTCTTTTCCAAACCGGTACCTTTGTAGATACTTTTGACGACTTTTATGGTGCGGTTGATACACTCAGTAATGATTATTTATCAGGTATTAAATGTCCAGCACGTATATTGGGATTTGTAAGCAACGATTATAGTTGTGATGCATCTGGAAATCTTATATCACCATATCCGGTTGATACTGCATGGTTTTTAAATAAGATTTTTTTGCACATTAACACTGATACAAATAAGGATTTGAATCGTATTGAAGTCGCACAAGGGCGATCTGATCCTTATGCAATCATTTATTTGGACGAAGTATTGCACGGTGTAAAGTATCTGAATAAGGAAACCGATTATCCGGTTTTAGAGTTTAGTCCGGCACAGCTTTCACGATTGAGTTTGCTGGAGATTTCTTTACGGGATGAGTTTTATGGTCTCATAGATACGCAAAACAAAGAATTTACATTGGTTTTTGAACTTACACATTTGGTTTAGCGGTTTAGGCTTTAAAATAAAAAGTGCCTAAAACTATTTTCTTGTATATTATTATACTTTTCGCATTGGAGAAACTACGGGAAATTTTATCTACGCTGGCAAAAGCTAAGCAATCTTTTTATGCATACTATCCTAATCGTGTATTAAAACAACATGCCATTTGGAATCAACACCTATCATACATAACACCTCATTACGCTATTAAATCTAATCCTGAACCACTGTTAATAAAAACTCTTCACTCAATCGGTGTGAAGTTTGATTGTGCCAGTCGTCAGGAATTAGCATTAGTGAAAAAATATATACCACAACCAATCCGCAATGAAATTGTATATGCAAATCCATGTAAGTCGTTAATAGATTTAGCTTACGCGCAAAAACTAGGATGTCCATTAACAGTTGTTGATAGTTTTGAGGAGTTGGATAAATTAGCTGACGTTAAATATGAGGGAGGTGCCCTTATACGAATTGCAGTTGATGATAGTCAATCTAAGATACCCTTTTCTGGTAAATTTGGCCTCGCCCCATCGCTTGTGAAGGAGCTAGGTATTTATGCTGCATCAAAAAAGATAAAAATAAAAGGAATATCCTTTCATGTTGGTTCTGGTGGAAATGATGGTAGGGTATATTACAAATCAATTATGGTTGCACAACAACTATGTAACGATTTGGGTAAACATGTGAAAATCATTGATATTGGTGGAGGTTTTCTCTCATGTGAAAAGGATTTTGAAGCAAAAACAAAGTTTATCAAAGCTGCATATGATCCTCACTTTCAATATATTGCGGAGCCTGGCCGATTCTTTTCACATACATGCCAAGATTTTTTCGTAAAGGTTATTGGTAAAAAACCCTGGTCTGGTGGATGGAGATACACGATTGATGATAGTTTATACGGGCAGTTTTCGTGCATTCCATTTGATCATGCGAAACCTCTTTGGGTTCGTGTTGGGCATGTGCACGAGGAAAATAGACGAAAGACAAAGGGTATTCTTATGGGACGCACATGTGATAGTGTAGATGTTATTGCACGTTGTGAGCATATGGAAGAGTTAGAAGTAGGTGATTGGCTATGGTTTCCCCATATGGGAGCTTATACAAATGCAACTGCTAATGAATTCAATGGATTTCCTAAACCACCATTGCGTAGGACTTTAATAAAGACACCAAATATAAATGATATATGCTTTATAGACTCTCTTCCAGAAGATATAGAAACAGTGCCCGCTGTTTCAAGTGCTGGATTGTTAAAAAATTGATATTTTTTTTTCAAAAATAAAGACAAATAAATGACAGACTGTAGTTGTTGCAGTGAAAAATATACGAACAGTATCCGCACTAAGATTTCGTGTGGATACTGTCCTTATGAAGCATGTAAACCATGCGTATCTCGCTATTTATTATCCCAAACAGCTGATGCTCATTGTATGAGTTGTCGCACGGGATGGAATCGCGAATTTCTTGATAAGAATCTCACACAAACTTTTCGCAAAGGGCCATGGCGCAATCATTTGAAGCAAATGGTTCTTATTCGCGAAAAGGCCATTCTTCCATCGTTCCAGAAATATGCTGCTGCGCGAAAGATGCTTACTGAACTTTTCCCAAAGATGGAGGCTGCTCAGTTAGACTATAGAACTGCGCGATCAGCATCTAATAATCTACATTATGATATTCAATCATATCCCCATAAAGCATCACGAAAACCAGATAATGAGGAAAGTAATGCAGAAATAGAAGCTACATATAAAAGCATGTTAGAAGAATACAATAAATACTCTATTATTACATGTAATAAAGAAATTATTCAAGACCGAATTACCGATGATTATAATTTTCATCATAATATTTATTATAATAATGCTGCACCCAGAGAAAAGAAGGAATTTATTATGAAATGTGTCGTTGAAACTTGTCGTGGATTTCTATCATCTGCATACAAGTGCGAGCTTTGTTCAACATATGTATGTAAAGATTGTATGACTGTTAAAAAGGAAAAGCACGATGAATCACATGTATGCTCAAAAGATGATATTGAAAGTGTTACATTGATTCGTAAGGAAACTCGTCCTTGCCCTAAGTGTGGTATTCGTATTAGCAAATTAGATGGATGTGATCAAATGTGGTGCATTGCAGAGGGATGTGAAACTGCATTCTCATGGAATACTGGAAAAGTTATTTCTGGAACTGTTCATAATCCTCATTATTATGAGTGGCTTCGTCGCACAACAGGATCTGTTCCACGAACTCCTGGTGATGGAGCATGTGAACTAACGGCCGGTCAATTCTACAGATTGATGGTCGGATTGCCACCAGATATTATTGCATCATGCGGTTATATTAAACGATCTTTGGATGATTTACAATGGCGTATTACACAGTATATACCAGCTGCAGATCCGTTTAAATATAAGGAATTCCACGTTGAGTATCTTTTGGGGGAAATAACGGAAGATGCTTGGATTCAGTCTATTTATCTTCGTGAATCTGCTGCAGAACGCAAGCAGCAAATCGGCATGATTCTTCAAACCTTTCATAATGCGGGTTTGGATTTGATGCGAGGATTGGTTCAGCAATTGACTCCGCTGTCAACACCGAAACGAAGCCATACTCAAGCAGAATTACTGCCAGTAAGAAATACACTGCTAGAATTTGAAAAACTACGAGTATATATCAATGAAAGTCTTGAATCTATGGGAAGAACAGTTCCTTGTGCTGTACCACAGTTTGATGAATCGTGGGATTATAAACCTGCAGTTCGTCTTGATAAAGTAAAGACTGAAAAAAGCGTGGATTAGGTTCTACATATAATCCTTTTTGAATTGTTCTATTGTTATTACTGGAACGCCTAATCCCTTTGCCGTTTTTATCTTCGCAGAATCTTCAGATGGATCTTTTGCAACCACAACCGTTGTATTTTTACTTACCGATGTTGATACTTTACCGCCACGAGATTCAATTTCCGCCTCCAATTCCTTATCGCGAACCCCTGTGAATACAACAGTAATATTTAGCGCCTTTCCTTCTACTTTTTCCTCAACTGGTGCAATACAAGGAATTCCAGCATCTTTCATAAAGCTTAAGAACTGGGGAAGACCTTCGAGAAATTGCTTTCCTGTTACTGAACCAATTCCATCAATTGAAGATAATTCTTCTTGCGATGGTACATATCCACTAAAGATCTTTGGAAACTTACTAAGAATGAGTTTGAGTTTCTTTGTACCAATAGATCGGCCAAAGAGATTTGATGCATCCATAAAAGCGAGGCAATCTGCTTTTTTCACAGTTGATGCGATTTCCGCTACCACTTTTTCTGCAGACTTTTTCTGGAATCCTTCCATTTTTACTAAATCCTCAACTTTTGCATGTAGTAGCTTTTTAATAGATGTAATACCATTTTTATAGAGTCGTTCTACTACGCCCTCCCCAACACCTTTCATACCTAATGTTGTAGCAAAGTATGTCATATTTTTAATTGCAACAGTTTCATCTGCGGCTTTATCTTTTAGTACAATGTCCACATGACTTTCATTCCAAATATAGTCGGCGCTTGGGAATGATGCTTTACCCGTTGCAGAAGGAGATAATATACGTACTACATGCGGAATCACATCACCAGAACGAATAATAACAATTCTGCTGCCTGGTCCGAGTTTATGGGTTTCAATATATTTTGCATTGAATCCCGTGGCCTTTTGAATGGATGCGCCAGCTAATGACACAGGATCAAAGTGTAAAAGGGGTTTGAGATAACCATCTTTTGAAGCAGTCCATTCAACTTCTTTCACAATCACTTCCGCTTCTTCATGCGTCAGTATTGATTTAAAACCAAATGCATAAGATGGATTCTTTCCCTTTACTTGATTGTGCTCACCGTCGTGAAATACTACAATGCCATCAACCTCATATGGTGAGTCTTTTCGCCGTTTCATAAGAATTTCAGATAATGATTCCATACTCAAACTGCTTACTGATTTTTCTTCATTATGTACTACAATGAAGCGATCTTTCTTTAGCTTTGTCAACCCTTCTGAAATACTTACACGGGGATCAAGTTGTTCATATGCGACAAATTCAATAGCTGCTGCAAGCTCCTTGTCTGGACTTTTGGAATGCATAACACCAGCAACAGAGTTGCGCGCATTTGCACCTTTGTGTTTTAACTTTTCCCAACTGCTCTTTGATATAATCAATTCACCACGCACAGCATTTGCGCTAGTTGTTTTAGGAACACCTTGAATATATGGAATCAAATGACTAATATCTTGTCCTTCATATCCATCACCACGTGAATACATTTTTATGTTTTTACCAGAATAATCAATCAATGCGGAATTACCATCCAATTTATCGGAAATAATTACAGATCCGCTATGCTTTATTTTCCATTTATCTAGTCCTTTTTCATCATCGCGAATTTTATCTAATGATCCCATCCAATGGGGTAGTTTTACTTTTGAAACAGTTGGTGCGCCAATTTCTTTTAGCACAGGATTACTAGGATCTTTTTTCTCTAAATAATCCTTTACTATATCAAATATATCATCCGTAATTACTGGAGATCCTTCGTAATACTTTGATGATGCATCTTTTAAAAGTGTTGCAATTTGTTCATTTGTTTGTGTTTCAAGATATATTATTGGATTTTCAGAAAGAGTTTTGTACTTCTTTTGTTGCATAGCATTTTTCATAGTAAGTCTTTTAGGTATATGTGAATTATTTCGTTTTGTACTATTCAATTTTTTGGTTGAGTACATCTACTTTATAGCAAGTTTATCCTTTCCCCATGCAATTATATTATTAATCTTTCGCTCGCCTAAAATCTTGTTGTACATTCGGAAATCAAATATTTTACCATTAAATAATTCATCTTTTAGTTCATATTGGCTTGTTGCATTTGACCAATTTGATTTACCTAAATAATTATTTGTTGTACTTGTTGCTTGTGGTAAATGGCCAGAATTTTCTACAAACACTTGTACACCATCTACATAAATAATTATATCGGGGCGAAAGGAATCATTAGAATTTGCCGATATAACAATATGAGTCCATTTTTTCAATGATATCGCGGCATTCACTTTGCATCTCATCTTTCGCTGCTTTGCATCCCACACTTCATATAACAATGTAGCTTTTGTTGGAGTTGCCTTTGTTTTTTCTTTTACTTCATGACTATCGGTTGAATCTTTATCATATAATGCACATTCATACATGTTTACATTTGCTTTTAATAACATAAGATTTTGAGGAGATGTTTCTTTGCATGGGTGGGGTCCAGAAGGATAATCGGGCAATGTAGGTTGTTCTTTTCCACATAGCATTGGTCGTAAATCTTTAGCAGATGTGCTTTCATCGCCCTTTCCTAATATACTTAACACTGTATTATTATTGCCAGGTCCATCACCAAAATCAAATATATGAGCATTGTTTGTGAATGAATCAAAATATACCCATGTACTGAATGCACGGATAGATCGCATATGTATTGTTCGTCCTAATGTTAAATCGGGTGCATCAGATATGCGTAAAAACTGATCAATACCATTAAACGATAGGCCTCTTGTAGCATCAGGATTTGGATCTTCTGGTATGTTTATTGCCCCTCCCTTTTGAACTGTTAAACTCTTTGTATAATCAACCATATCATCTCTTAAACGAAGCCACACTACACAGCCGTCATAAAAATCTAATAAATCTACAATTTCTTGAGGAGGGTTGGGATCTACTTCATTCTTATCAGCGAAAGATGTGTCCTTCGCACGTAAACACAATGGTTGAAATGTCCCATCCTTATCTTTTATAATTCTGCAATATGCATAATTATTTTCTTTAAAACTATTATTCATGTAATCATCGCGACTTAATTGTAATCCTTGACTTACATCTTTTGTTTTATATGCTACTGATGTAAGTCCACTTGTTCCGGCAAGTGCACATGCAAAAAACATCTTTTTCTCATCTCCACCTGGAATAACCATGCGACAATAATCATGTTTGAGTCCATAGTTTTGAACATCAACATATCCAGCAAAATATCTAGGATCTTTACTATAATTTGCTTCTTCTTTATTTAATCCGATGTCACCTCTTCGTAAAATAAGTGGAGCAAAAAAATTGTTAGTGTCACTACCTGATCCATCTTTAATACCAACAATGGATGTAAAACCTTCATTTATTAATTTTGGATTGAATACTTCAATTACTAGAACTGTTATTACTAAAAATAATGCTACCCATATTGTCCCGGGCAGTTCCATCTACGATTTTGTATGTTATTATTTTCATAAATATTTTTCATAAATTCTTATCTTGTTTTTTTACAGGAATGGAAGGTGGCAAATATATTGGAAAAGGTGCTTTTGCCTGTGTATTTCAAGGACCACTTTTATGTAAAAAAAAACAATTATCTAAGGCTGGTGTTGGAAAGATAACAGCAAGGGAAGATGTAGTTCCAGAATTACATGCATATACTGTATTACATAAAATAGATGAAGTAAATAACTATTTTATTATATCAAATTCTGCATGTACACCAAGGGAACTAGAAGAACAAGTTGATCCAGAAGTAAAAAAGTGCCATTTGCTTAATAATACCAAATTAGGAGATCTAGCCCAGCTTGGTATGCCATATGGTGGTATTAAGTTATCTACACTGCATCTACGTGGCAATAATAGAGTAAATTTTTTCATATTAATGAGACAATTGTTAGAGGCCGGTTCATTAATGTTATTACATGGGTTTGTACACTATGATATACACTATGGAAATATTATAATAGATAAATATAATACACCAAGAATAATTGACTATGGGCAAAGTTTCAGTATTGATCAAATATCTGATGAAACAATCGGCGATCGTAGAAAAGAGATTGATCCATCACATCCAGTAGAACCACCTGAAATAACATTTTTAACTTGTATTACTAAAGGTTATACATTTGAAGAAACTCTTATAAATATAATACCTAATAAATTAGTCTTATATAAGATTGAAAAAATATTGGGAACTTCCGTTAAAAAACAAATTGCATCACTTGCAACTTTTTTAAAAAATAGTAATGCATTTCTTACGCATGATAATGTTAAGTTTTGGAAACTCTATTATCCTGCATTTGATAGCTGGTCAATTGGTGTATTATTATTACAATATCTTGAAAAATTTTTTATATCTTATGAATTTACTGAAAGTTCGGAATGGAAATTAAAACATGTAATTATATATGATGTATTACGAAAAATGACACTTGCAAATCCCAAAGATCGTATTGATTGTGTAGAAGCTTTGAATATGCTTGACCCATTTAATGACATATATTTAAAATATGGTGTCAAATGGTTAACTGCCAAGAAAATACAACGAAGAAAATGATAAAAGTGACTAAGCTGCAACACACTTGCCATTTACTAACTTAGTACCTGCGCCACACATTACTGCTGGTGCAGGTGGGGCAACTTGGAATCCCTGTACTAATGACCATACAGTTTTGTGTGTGTAATGGTATACAACCGCGAATAAAAGACCATGTACTGCGGCCTTTTGCATAAGACTGCCCTTGGCGGGGAGGGTTGTGACTACACCGGGTGTTAAGAGTACAAACAGCGCAGCAACAAACAGAGTCATGCCAACATTGAACGAACCGATCTTCATTTATACATGATCTTTAGATTTTTTTCCGCAAAAACTGTCTAAATACGTGTTACACTTATTAGAAAATTATCTTTAAAAAGTACCAGAACTAAACAATTTACTAAAAAAAGTCATTATTTTTGCCTTTTCTACATTTAGTGCTGGTCCGCGATAAATTCCACCAGGTCCATTAAGTTGTGGTGTTATTGGGATAAGGGCCTTGTCTGCCTTAAGGGCCTGTTCTGACGACATAAGGGGATTTGCAACAAAATTCTCAGTATTAACGACAGATGTTATGGCATAACTATGCATTAAATATGAAGCAACTGCAAATAATATACCATGTACCAAAGCCTTAACTACAACACTACCCTTTCGTGGAAAGGAAAAAAGCACACCTGGCGCTAAAACTACGTAAACAGCAACAAGAATAGCGGACATAGGAATATTCAGAGAAAGTAGCATTATACTATATGGTCCGTTTTTTTCCACCAACTTTTATATGAACCGGTGTTATTCGCGGAACGCACATATAAGAACAAAATGTATCATAATCTAAATGACTATCATTCGGTTTATAGTTATAATTTGCTAATGCTGGATCGTAAATACGTTTTGAAGATGCATCTAAATTTGTCACTTTACGTGCACCGGGTTTATGGGACCAATATCCATTTGAGTCTTGGCGTAGAAAATGATAGTCTTCATTTTCATCAATAATAAGCGCAATTTTAGAAGATCCCGCTGGGCATTTTTGTTCAAACCTTGACATTTTTAGATTTGGATTATCACCAATCAACCGCGCCATCATATTTGGACAGGTTTTTGGCTTTGATGATCTGAACTTAGGATATCCTGATGCCATTCCGGGCTGATGAAATGGAACATCACAATCTTTAGATTTGCATTTTTTTATTTGATTCTTATCATTTACATTAAATGCATATGCAAAACAATTGTGCGTTTCCTTTATTGGATATTGTTCATTCCAGTATGATGGATTATACTCTGGTTCATAACCACTTAATGGTGATCTCCTTGTACATTTACTTCTATGAACCGGGCAAAATGATGAATTTTTCATTGTTCTTCGCTTACATGATGACGAACATTGACATTGACCAACTTTACCTGTGTTTTGTAAATTATGTCTTTTTTTCCTTGTTTGCATCTCCTAATAATATGTATTTTATTATATACATGTGGCAAAAAGAAAAAATTGAAAAAATATTTGTGTGTTTATTTTTAAGCAAAATGTATAAAGTATACTCCACCGCATATCTCAGCCATGATGTATCATCATACACATGTGTTGTAAATGAAAAGGAATGGATTAGTTTGCATAATGATTTTAGCACTAGTAAGATGTTTGTTCGTATTATGAAAGACGATAGATTTTGGATCTGTGCATTAGATTCGCCTATACATGATGCAGCAGATAATTGTATTTATGTGCCTAGTTGGATGTTGGATCAAATTGGTTGTGGGGATGGAGAGACAATGCATGTAGAATTTATGCCAACTGAAGCATTTGATCATTCGGAAAAAATTGTATTGCAAGCATGGCAGGACAATGATATTGGTGATATTCAAGAGCTACTTTCAAATGAATTGACGAAACTTGCGATTCTACAAAAGGGTACAAATATATGTGTAAATGTTTATGGAATGGATCTTAATTATACGATTGTAGATCTTGAACCTGCAAGTGTTGTACTATGTGAAGGTGATGAAGTGGAGTTGGAGTTTTATGAAGAACGGCCATTGCCGACTGCACCAGTGCTAGAACCAGAACCTGTGCGAGAACCAGAACCAGTAAAAGAATCAGTGCGATTTAATCCATGGCGTAATAAAGATTTCAAACCATATATGTCTTAGATGGAAGAGGGTGCAAAAATACTATGTGAATATTTTGCATCAGATAAACCTTTTTTAATTGGACGTAATGGAAGTACAGAATTAGAAATATTGATAAATGAATCTTCTATCCAACTCGCAAAAAAATTAGAAATATATTCTGGTGTATTTCCATATTCACATGTTGAAAGCTGGCGTTTGGATTATTTAGATGCTTTGGAAAATGTTGATGTAATTGCAGAGGGATGGTATAAACCTTTTGCATACAAAGAAAAAATGCTTCTTGATAGTGTTAATGTAAATCGTAAAAGTATATTATTACGTAATCTTGAACCATATTATGTTGCACCTGAATTACGCTGGACGCGCTATTTGGCAGGAAAACGTGTAGCAATAATTAATTCATTTGCAACTACATGTGATGAACAAACATATATGGCAAAAGCATTATGGACCGATTCTGAATCACTGCTTCCATCTTCAACCACGTGGATTCCCATTCAAACATATTTTGGACCTTTGATTGCAAATGGCAATGCTGGTTGGCCCAATGCAACAAACTATAAAGAAGCAATAAATGATGTTGTTGAACGCACATTAATGCAAAAAGCCGATATTGCAATTATTGGCTGTGGAGGATTGGGAATGATTATTGGTTCACAATTAAAAAAGGCTGGTGTTCAGTGTATTATTATGGGAGGCGCAATACAAATATTGTTTGGAATAAAAGGCCTCCGTTGGATGAATCACGATGTTATTAGCAAGTTTTTTAATGACGCATGGGTTTTTCCTTCACCATTATGTATCCCAAATGAAGCTCGTCGTATTGAGGGAGGATGTTATTGGTAAAAAATTGATCAAAAAAATCTTTCTTTTTTTGTAGAAAAATGAACTACACGCTTCAATATGCCTCTAACTTCTTCCTCAATCTTCATCGTCAACGGAATTTTCAAAAAATGCTTGTACCATCTTCTGAAAATCTCGCACTGTTAGGAAACATATGCTCACTTGATAATACTGATTCACGAAAGCTTTATAAAGACTTTCTGACTTATACATCATCTTCTTGGAAGCATGTATATATTGTTCCAGGACCCTGGGAAATGGCATCACATATATCTCCCCGTGAATATCAATCCAATATTGATTCATTGTATAAATTATCAAAAGAATTTACAAATGTTTCTATATTGAATAATTCAACAGTCGCACTACCGAATCTAAATTTGATCGGATCCACACTATGGGTGAATAAGCCCCATATGCGATACCCATTTATGTTTGAATACTCATATATTTGGCACAAGCATTTTAGTGGTCATATTAATCTTATGCAAAACCAAATAAAATTTTGGCATGCATCGCATATGAATTATTTGAAAGATATGGATCCTTCACTACGATATATTGTTCTTTCCCATCATCTTCCCAGTCCTGTATTAATTGATAAGGCTGATAAAGAAATGGAATCTTCCAACTTAGAACAGTATATGAAAAAACCTATTGAAGTTTGGCTTGGAGGGGCAGGTGATCGGCATATATCTGGTGTATTTGGAGATGTGTTTTGTGCAACAAATCCATATACATTATTTAATACTGCAAAGTGTTCTGTGCTGTCTTCGTACAATCCTGAGGCTTATATTAGTTTAAAAACAACTCCACCCTTAGTATGAGTCTGAGAATTCAGTACGCTTCGGATCTTCACTTGGAGCTCTGGAAAAAGAAAACATTTGATGAAACACTACATCCTGTTGCACCAATTCTTGCCCTTCTTGGAGATGTATCACGCCTTGATGCACCAAACCTCCGATTATTTTTGGAATATTGTTCTGAAAAATGGGAGCTCATTTTTTGGATTCCAGGCAATGAAGAAATATGGAATTCTGGAAAAGAAGATACATGTATTAAAAAAATGGAAACACTTTGTATGCCATATATTAATATAAAAGTATTATATAAAAATACTTTTTTCTATGAAGATACATTATTTGTTGGACTTTCTCTTTGGCATAAACCCCGCGAAGGAATGTTAAAATACAATAATATAATATATATTAAACCGATTGTTCTTCCAACAGATGAGCATACTTTTCGTAAAGCACATAATGAAAATGTATCATTTTTAAACCATACCATAAAAAACGCTGAAGCACCAATTGTTGTGCTATCGTATTATGCACCATTTACATGGGCCCTGGAGGAAGACTGGATTCAAGAACCGATGTATGCAATAATAGATTCGGAACTGGAAAAAATGGTAACATATCCCATTATTTCATGGCTGGTTGGCCATGTACATCTTCCCATTGAATATAACCGCAGATATTTTTTAGCTGATGGATATCAAGGGAATGTATTATTTCTAAGCAATCCACGAGGTAAACCACGAAAGGATAATGATTTATATCGTTTAGATGCAGTTGTGCGACTCCAACCAAAACTGCTTGAAGGCTTTCAGCCAAAAGAAGAAGAGCCTGTACCTTTCTGGGCAAGATAGACTAGGCGATAAGTTTTTCAGCAAATTGTCTATTAAATGTTTCTTCAAATCCCTTTATTGATTTGTAAAAATTTACACCAGGACGAAAAACAATGGGTCTTTTGTTTTTAATAAATTTAAAAGTATCATCGCTTTTCATACCATGCGCTATTAAATACATTGACACCACTGCAGCTGACCGTTGCATACCCGCATGACAATGCACTAGCACAGTTCCTTCTTTTAATTCTTTTGTTAGTTTGTATACGATTTCAAAGGACCAAAGCTCCATATTGCGAATTTCTTCTTCTTCTAAGTTGTCATCAACGGCTACACGGTATTGTTTTTTAACAGTATGATGAAATGGGGCATCTTTTGTACAATTAAAAACGGTTGTTATGTTATTTTCTTTTAAGAAATCACCATTTCCCGCTGATTTTATATTACCTAGCCATAAACCGGGTATAATCAAATGTGCATCTGCTTTAGATTCATTAAATATTGGATACGATTGATTTAACATTCTATAAGATATAAAAAAATTGAATTTTCAAAATTTAAACCAGAACTAACAAAAATGTACACAAAAAATATTTACCGTCTTGATGAAGTGAAGGCGGCTGTTCAGTATTGCATTCATAACAAAAAGGTTGATGAAGCCATCTTCTGGGCAAATGAACTTATTGTAAGCGAAGAGATTGATGATTTGAAAGATGTATTATTTGTATGTTGGTTTCATAGTATTGGTTTGGGAAATATTGAAGTACTCTATAACATCTTGATTGCATCAGACGATGAGCTTCTTAATGTTGTATATGGAATGGCAACGTTAAAAGAAAGTATGAGAGATTGCACATTGCCTGTTATGTTTCTCCATAGTCTTGTTAATAGCGATTATAAAAATCGTAATGTATACTTTGAACTCCCTCCTTCATTAATTCAATCAGATCCAACGATTGAAGCATTTATTCGTGCAGTACTACATGGTAAGTATCTTGAAGCATGGTTTCTTTACAAAGATGTGCCATCACATATAATGGAAGCTATTATAGAAGTTCGTTATAAACATGTATTTATGAAGCAGTTACTTCATGCATTGTATACATCTGACCACAACAAGAACTATAAATTGTGTGCGTTTGTTGGAATCCTTTGTACGTCTGAACAAGTATTGGCAGAAGCACAAGGATGTATTATAAACATTGATAATGAAAATAAAGCACAAATAAATATGTTTAATGAACTCAAAGAAAAACGTAAGGCTCGCGTGTATAGTATTCCTATGGACTGTTTGTATGGAAAAACAAAGCGTGGTACAATGACATTTCAAGATAACAATACACACGAACTGTATGACCCAGATTATATTGTAGAGAATTCTTCTGTATTTGCTTCTATTGAAGAAATGTATGGATCATTGGATAACTTCAAGTTACGTGATACTGCGCGGGGCTACGAAGATTTCATGGAATGGTATTTTCCAGATGATATTCCTGATGAATGGTCTCTGGCAGATAAACAAAAAAGCCATGGTATTGGTGTAAATCAAGCAATTGATAAACCGAATCTTCGGCGGTATTTTGGTCGCTGGGTTTCACTCAAATCCAAATGTAAGATTTGGGATAAAGAAACAATTGTAACTTGTTTATTGGAAAAAATGCAAAGTGCTATTACATGTTTCTATATTGAAACTGAATTACTTGCGCTATATGAAGAAAAGTATGTCAAAAAAGAGAAAAAAGATCCGTGGAATTTGAAAGCAATTAAACTTGTATTATCTTCAATTGAATAAATGTTTACTTAATATTTATATATAATAGAATGGAACAAGCTTCAATTTTGCCAGAGGGATCCACCCCTAATACTGGAACGCATATGCCTATAATACCAGATGAAAATGTAAGAACTAATGTTGAAGCAGTTAATGTAACATACACATTTGATCGTACACCCGATAATGTAAAACTAGTATTGAGTATACCAACAAATAATGAAACAGGATTTAGAATTACAGATAATAATATTGATACTGATATACCTGCATCAAGTGGTGTTACAACATTTGGTATTGATGTAACAGATGGTAAAGAACATAACCTATTTATTGGCTCAACAACAGATAAATCACCTTCATCTGATTCTGTTTATGTTGGTGTTTGGAAAGAAAATATAGTACCACCTGTAAATACTAATGCTAGAAATATGTCATCTGTAAATAATAAAAGGGGTGGGGCAAAGAAGTCAAGAAAATCAAGAAAATCAAGAAAGTCAAGAAAATCAAGAAAGACTAAGAAGTCAAGAAAATCAAGAAAGACTAATAAGCGCAAGTAAATAAAACTTCTTTATATTTACTAGAATAGATGAACTTTTCAGCCGCCATTGCTAAGCCTGCCAATATTATTGTACCTGTGATTCTTTTTATTTTACTTACACCCGGTCTTTTATTTAATCTACCTAATAAAAATAGCACTGTTCTTATAAGTTCTTTAACACATGCTTCTGTTTTTGCAGCTGCATATTTAACTCTCCGCACTGTATTTAGTGATTATTATTGAACGATGAATAGATCTATTTCTTGCTTGGAAGTTTTCCAAAGCCCAATAGGTTTATTAGATTCTAAATTAAATACTCTATTTATTCTATCGCGATAATATTTTGTATTATCACTACATAATAATGTTATAAGTGTATTTTTATCGTCCAGTGTTTTTAGTATGGGATTCTCCAAATGAGATGGGCATACATCTTTAGGATGGGCAACTGGCTGATCACATGATATATAGAATCCATTATTAGCTAACACAAAGGATTTACATTGTTTACATACATCTGACTGATCATCATATAAATAAGCTTTTATTTTCTCCTTTTTTATCTCTTTCAAAAGAATCTTTTCATTTACATTCAGAGTCTTTGCAATTTCATTTACAAGACTGCGAATTTGAACTTCTAATATATCTTCTAGTGTTTCATAAATAAATTTTGGAACACCTACTTCCATTGTGTTTCGGTTTACATATATAGCGCCCAAACATAATCAATTTTTTATGTTTTTCTATAAGATGGCAAATCCTAAAGAATGGGGGCCTCATGTATGGAAAATCCTCCATATATGTTCTGAAAAATTAGGTAAAAATACAACACAAATTACACAAATGGATGAAATACGAGCATACAATACATTTATATATAAATTATTATACGTACTTCCGTGTAATACATGTAAGGAGCATTATAATAAATACATAATGAAATACAGAAAAGATGTACCATATAATGAATTAAAAAAGTATGGACGTAATTTTTATTATAACTTGCATGAAGATGTAAATAGAAGAAATAATTCTACTTCTTTTCCTTATGAATCACTTAGCATATATGAGTCAGTTAGTAAAAAAGAATTAAATGAAATTATAAAAGAATTTGTACAACTCTTTAACAAATACATAATATATCATTATATTAATACAAAAGCATTAAATGAATTTATGCTAAGTATACGCATGTTACGTATAATTATAGGATTCTAAGGTGCATTTGTCCCACACACTAGTGGTTTTGCAGTTGACTCAACAATAGCAGATGTAATACCAAATATGTCTGCATTTTTAGCCCCACAAAGTTCTGCGAATTTATACCATCCAAATCCTAATGAACTAAATACAGCTGTTGTTAGAAAAATACCTAAGTATGATTCACAATGTGTATTATATCTATATAATACAATTCCAATATATAATACCGTAATTATGCCAATTATCATTGCAGTTCTAGTACGTCTGTTTTCGTAAAGTGTTTTTGGTAATTTAGAGTCTTCTGGTAAATTATATACAATTGCTGCATTTGTAATTATAAAACTTGCAAAAAATGCAATATGCGCTAAATAAAAACTGGGAACGCGTGATGATGATTCATATGTGCCTGGAATTATAGAACATACATCGCTAATTGCCAGCCTTTCATTATTTCTAACAAATTGTCCAAAAAAATGACCAATTGCATGGGCGATTGGATATAATAATTGTCTTACAAAAGGTACATTTATATATAATAGGTAAATTAATACAATAGATAATATAACTATTATTACAATTCCCCAAACTCCAAATCCAAATAGTATATTTGAATCAGCCATCTATTAAGTAAAAGCATTTCCAATTGTGCCGTAATAGGAACTTAGTATTATGATTGGTAGCATTGCAACCGTTAAAAATATTATTAGCATTAATAGTCGTCCTGGCCCTTCTCCAATAAAGGGGATTGCATTCAGTAGATCAAATGCCAATGCAATTATAATTGCAGCGATTGGAACAATAAGTATTTGACCAATAAATAAGTATGCCCATGATTTTGTACCAACTGCCATTGCCATAAATCCTTCATATGAAACTAATACAAGCGGTAAAGATATTAAAAAAAACATTATATATCTTTTGATTTTTGTTAATAGCTCCATCTATTAATTACATATATAAATTGGTTCACCAGTTGCTGACTTATTTCGTAATAAGGGAATGCCTAAAAAGTTAACGCTATCACGTCCGAAGATTTGAATATTTTGATACACCACTATTGAACCCGCAGCAGCACCAAATATTAAGGCTAACACTACCGATGACATTGAATCACATGATAACCATAATCTAGACAGTGCATACACTAACGCAATAATTGACAATCCAGCAATTGTACGTGTATTTGTATATTTTACATCTAATACATGTAGCTCATCTTGCATACTGTAAAAAGTCTTCAGTAAGTATGTACATGCAAAAGTAATTAAATATACTCCATATGAAATATTGTTTGCCGAAGAAGAATTCTGTAAATCTTGGAAAAATAATGTATAGAATTTTGAATTGCAGTTAGATGGTGGTACTTTACCAAGTATATGGGAAAATAAACCATTTAGTCCAGTATAAAAAACGAGAGATTCAATTAATGAAAAAAATAACGTTATATGCGGTACAGATAATGTACCAATACCTAATAATAATGAGCCAAATAATAAACTGTCAGGTAATAATAAAGCTATTTCTTTTATGCCACTAGACATCTTCCTATAATGCTTTAAGGATAGTTTTTATAGTAACTAGAGATATGGGTATTCCATCATATTATAAATTCCTTTGTGATAGAAATCCGAAAATAATTCAAAAAAGTTATACAAAAAAGGGCGTAAATTCAAAAGTTGTATTATGTTTAGATTTCAATTGTATTGTATATTATTGTTTGCATCGCATGGACCCATATGATGGAGATGTGGGCCCTTATGAAGCAAAACTTATAGAAAAAGTATGCGCATATGTTACACATATATATAAATCAAGTGGAGCAAATGAAGTATATATCGCCGTAGATGGTGTTGTTCCTATGGCAAAAATGAAACAACAGCGTCTTCGCCGTTTCAAATCAGTAGTGTTAGAAGAGTTAGAGGTTCAGCAAGGTGTTCGTAGCCGCGATCAACATGTATGGGATCGCAATTCTATTACACCTGGCACGCTATTTATGAAAAAACTGGATCGTGCTCTTTCAGAGTTATGCGCTCGTCATCGTGGATGGACATTAAATGGATTTAATGGGTGTGGTGAGGGTGAGCATAAGGTTATGGCGCATATTCGTACGCTTGGTGATGTAACCTGTCTTGTATATGGTTTGGATGCTGATTTGATATTGCTAAGTATGTTAAATTCATTTTCTCCAGGTAAGACTCTTTATCTTATGCGTGAAGAAATGGAGTTTAATAAGGTTGTTTCAGATGAATTTTTATATTTAAGTATAAATGATTTGAAGAATTCTTATTTTGAAAATCCAACGCAAGGTACAGTTACTGACTATATTATGATGATGAGTTTATTGGGAAATGATTTTCTTCCACATTCACTATCGTTAACAATTAAAGAAGGCGGTCATACATTACTTTTTAATTTATTAAAACGCTTTCATAGTGAAGACAGATATTTAGTAATTGATGGCAAGGTGGCGTGGGGAACTTTACAAGCATTTATTAAAGAGTTTATGAAAGATGAGGAGTACAATATACATGATATGTGTAAAAAGAAGTCTGAAACACACTTTTTTCGCATGAATAAGCAAACTGCAAGCGAATATGATTTGAAGATGGCAGCAGTGTATGTGAGACCGTGTAAATGGTTTGTTGAAAGTGCTTTGTATTCGTATGAAAAAGGTTTAGTTGAGGGTTGGCGTGAAATATATTATAAACAATTTTTAAATAAGGAAAAAGCATTAGCAGAATATTGCAAAGGTTTGCAGTGGATTTTGGATTATTATTTAGGAAAACCTGTTGAGTTTGATTGGTATTATCCTTGGATGTATGTACCATTATGGTCGGATCTTGCAACATATTTAGAAGTTGATCCAGTAATCTCGTTTAGTTATAAACCTTGGATTGAGCCCGAACAGCAGCTTGCATTAGTATTACCTGTAAAAAGTTATGGTCTTGTTCAAAATCCTGCTTATAAAAAGTTTCCTACACTCTATCCGCAGTATTTTCCAACGCAATTTGGATTCCATAGTCTTGGAAAGAAATGGTTTTATGAATGCGAATCGGCGATCCCTATTTTCACTTCAAAGTTTCTGCGTAAGATCCTGGCCTAAGAAAAGTTTATAGAAACAAATAGATGGGTGGTGTTCAATCAATTGATTCTTCACATGTTCGTATTTATAAAGAACTATTGAGTATCAAGAATCCAACTACACGTGTGCAAATGATTCAAACAATTTTATCCGGTCCAGAATATATTAAATCGGCAAAGATCATGGGAATTTACTCGCATTTATTAAATTATTCAGCACGTGTAACAAATAATGATACTGCTCCAGTATTACCTTATGAAGAAGATGTAACCCCGCGAACTCTTGTACCAATTGCTGCTCCGACGTTGATGCAACAACAACTTGTAACTGGCAAAAGACCAACAAATCATATTGAACGGATTAGTAAAGTGAATTCAGAAGAAAAGGCGATTGGTTATTTCCAGGCCTGTTTAGAAGTGTTAGGATTAGAAGAAGAAGTTGCATTAACAGAAGAAAGTCTAAAAAAAGCCTATAAAAAAGCGACTCTCAAGAATCATCCTGATAAGGGGGGATCTGAAAAGGAGTTTGAGAAAGTTACGCGAGCGTATGCATATTTAGGTGAGATTTTACGACGAATACACGGTGGACGAACTGCAACTGTTAATGTTGACGCACCAAATGTATTGAAGGATTCTCGCTCAAAGGATTATGAGTCCGTTAAACATGTAGAACCTGTTCGGCTGAATCCGAAGAAGTTGGATGTAAATGCATTTAATAAAATGTTTGAGCAAACACGTATTCCTGATCCCGAAGAAGATGGATATGGTGATTGGTTGAAAGACGAAAAACAGTCAAGTAAAGCACCCGCTTTTAGTGGAAAGTTCAATCGTGATTTATTCAATCAAATGTTTGAAAATGATGCAAAGGAAAATTCATCTGAATATATTATTACACAACCTCAATCGTCATTAATGGCACCAACACTTGGTGTTGAACTTGGACGTGGAAAACCCGAAAGTTATACAACTGCATATAATGCTAATTTGAAATTTACTGATTTGAAACAGGCATATACAACTGAAACAAATATTTCTAAACAAGTGGCGTCGGTTCGTGTTGATTCACGAAACTTTGAGCAATATAAGGGTGAGCGAGAAAAAGCACCGCGGCCAATGAATAATAGTGAATTGGAAGAGTTACAGCGGAGTGAACAAATGTTACAAAAACGTGAAGAGCAACGTAAATTACGTGCAGCTCAAGAAGATATGTCTGCCAATTCTTATTTTGAGCGTATGAAACGTCTTGTGCTAACCGACAATACTAAGTCCTAGTTGAACATATATTATAGAAACTTGGAAACAATACTTTACGGCGAATTAGTCAACTAAAAAATATAAATTATTCAGAAAATATAAGGATACTATATAGATGCCTGCTTTTTATATAGCACTGGGATTAATAGCTTTAACAGCAGTAACAACAGGTGTATATTATTCCCAAAATCTTATTGAAGAAGATGCTTATAACAGTAGAAACTTATTAACGGTTGGTTCAAATAATCCAGTAATGTGGTTATATTATGATCAGAGCGATGTAAATAGTCGCTTTTGGGCTGATTTTGGTGCACGATCTTCACGTGTGATTAATACGCCTTATTTGAATTTATGTTATGAATCTATTGTAAAACAAAATGGACGAGCATATACTGTAAAAGTGTTAGCAGGATTGAGTGATGTTGCACTATTGCTTGGTGGGTGGAAAGAGTTACCAAAGGCATTACAAAATCCGATCGCACCAGTTGGTGAAGCTGAACTAAATTATATTCGCGCAACAGTACTACGACGCTTTGGTGGATTATGGATAAATCCATCATGTATTTTCATGAAGCCGTTACCTGAGCTGGGAAATAAAGTAGTGTTTTTCGGTACTAATAAAGATGAGTCTTATAGTGATAAAAACGGTACACCAGTACCATCTACCGATGTAATGTATAGTCCAGCAAAGAACCATCCCATTTTTATTGAACTTGAAGCACTTGCTTTAAAACGCATTGAACACCGTGAAGGTGGTAAACAATTTCGTAAAGATATTAATCTGGATTTAACAAAAATCTTTGAAAATCATATTGTAACTTATATGCCAAATGCTGAATTTGCCCGTAAACATTGCGGTCGTAGAATACAACTAGAAGATTTACTTGGTTCTGGAAATATTAAAGTTCCAGATGCTGCAATATATGCACCACTTGACTGGAGTGAATTACAATCGCGACGCAATTTTGGATGGTTCTTGCGTTTATCTGAAACACAGATTCTTGAAAGTGATTTGCTTGTAACTAGATTGTTTCAACATCATGGTTCATCATTAGATGCATTAGAGATTTAATTAAAATCCATAACATAATCTCCACTCAGATCAGATAACACTGCTTGGTAGATTTTGTATGTAGTTACTTTTACAGAATTATAAACCTTTTCTTGTGCAACTAAATCATAATTATGCGCACGCAATAAATGACGCAGCACCGTTATTTGTTTATTTTCAGTAATATTTGATAAAAATCGTTTGGCTTTGCATGGTACATAATATGGTTCTATCCATATTAATACTTCTTCAAACTTTTCCTTTGATATATCTTTTTTTGTAAATGTTTTTGTATCGTGAAATCCAAGAAATTGTAAAAAAATGAGTATTTCTTCTACAAGTTCTTTACTTGGAATATTTCTAAAGATACCTTTCGGTTCCATCTATTGTATGAGTAGCCTTAACATATCAAATGAATGTGTCTTTCCTTGAGTGAATTGAATCCAACCTTTCATAATAATATAATATAATTGCTGACTAATTTTTGGTTGTAGTATGCCGAGTTGTTTAATGTAAATATTGAGTTCATTTAAGAAATCTTCATAGCTTATTCCCGTAGACCAGAGCTGGAAAAAGAGTTTAATTAACTCCTTTTCATTCTTTTTTATAACTGCTTCTAAAATTTTGATCGTGGATGAATAACTTGGTGAACCGAATAAATAATTTATATCATTAATTGTAAGTTTCTCTTTATCCCTGTAATAATGTATTAATATTTTTATCATTGATTCAAGCTGCGATGGACATTGAGCAAGTGTAAATAAAAATGTTAAACCTGATGGTTCAATCTCAAAGCTAGATTTATGTTTTGTTAATGAAATATTTATAAAATCAAGTGGCGAAAGCGATTCTATTTCTAAATGTAAGCTACGTGATCTAAGAGGTGCAATAAGATCTGATGGATGACGGCTACAAAAGAAAAATCGGGTTGTATGTGCATGCGTTTCCATTGGACGGCGAAGAGCTTGTTGACTTATAACTGGTAATGAATCTGCATCATCAATAATAATCCATCGGTAAATTCCAGGTTTTGCGGAAGAATGATGGACAAATTCTGCAACATTTTGGCGAACACAATGAATACCACGATCCTTTTCTGATGATAGATTCATTATCCAGTTTGTTGTGTCTTTAATGCCATTGATTCTGTAGTAATATGAAATAAAATCATTACACAATGTTGTTTTTCCTGACCCATATATACCTGTAATGAATATATGGGGACAATCAGATATAATTTTATTAAATATGTCTTCTATATTTTCTTGACCTAATAATTTTGTTTTGAACTTTTCGCCCATCTGATGAAAGTTGTGTAACTGTTTTAGACCTGCTTGTTTAAATCAACTTAATACGCGGGTCTAAACACTTTTTATAAAATAAAGTAGAATGAATAATCATGAAGATTTGTATGACCTTCTTCACTTGAATAGATCTGCAGATGAAAATGAAATTCGTAAACAATATAAGAAGCTATGCTTAACAAATCATCCTGATAAAGGCGGTGATGCAGCGCAGTTTCAAAAGATCCAGAAAGCATATGAAATTCTTGGCGATGAACAAAAGCGAAAACTATATGATACAATGGGTATAACAGATGATCAGCCTCAGCAACAGCAGCCTTTTGATATGGGAGGTATGGGTAATATTTTTATGAATATGTTTGCTGGTGGAAATCCCTTTGGAGGGTTTGGTGGTGGTGGTGGTGGTGGAAAACGTCAAAAGCCTGCACCAGTGATACATGGAATACCAGTAAGCTTGCATGATTTTTATCATGGAAAGCAGTTGAAGATTCAATTTGAGCGACAGAAGTTTTGTGAAGGCTGTAAAGGAGAGGGTTGTAAATCATTTAGTTCATGTGGGGCATGCAATGGTCGTGGTATGATTGATCAAATGATTATGATTGGGCCTGGAATGCAAGCAATAAATCGTTCACCATGCGGATCATGTAATGGTGCTGGAAAAATTGCTTCAGGAAAATGTGATAAATGCAATGGTAAGAAGATGTTTAGTCAAGAAAAGGTACTAGAAGTTCGTATTGAACCTGGAATGAAATCGGACGATACTCTTATATTCAAAAATGAGTGTTCAGATGATATAAATTTTGCCGAACCTGGAGATGTTCATATTAAATTTCAGGAAGCTGATGAAACAATACCAATTACTCGTAAAGATAGCAGCTTACATTCATCATGTTGTATTAGTTTTACAAATAGTTTGCTCGGATTGAAACATGTTATTATGAATCATCCAAACCACCCAGAAGGCTTTACAATTGATATACCTAAGGGAATTATGAATAATGAAGTTGTTGTTGTACACAACGAAGGGATGCCAAAACGTAATACCAAACTTTTTGGCAACTTCCATTTGAAAGTTGAAGTAATTATTGATGATAAGGAGAAGAAAGTCTTAGCAGATCATGCTGATGAGATTCGTAAGTTGTTTACTTAGAGGGCTCAAATGAAGCCGGGTTTTCGGCGAGTTTCCACTCGGGATTCATGCCCATAACAGCCTGCTTTAGCATGTCAGTTGGCAGCATCATTGTAGGGCTGTCAACTGGTGCAGATCCACCCTTCATGCGACGAGACTTCTTGCTCTTTTTGCTCTTCTTGCTCTTCTTGCCACTCTTGCCCTTGCGTCTTCTGCGACCACCGCTTTGATCTTTCATGCCAACAATTTCACCAGTAGACTGATCAAGTGTTGATACACGAGCAAATCCACGGAGAGATGCATCTAACATGCCAGTATCACCAACTGGGGCCATGCCACCACTCATCACAGGAGCTGCGTTCATGACCATCGGGGGAGGGTTTACATTCTGACCACCAGTCATGGGTTGAGAACTATTCATGGCTTGAGAACCATTCATCACAGGGGCTGCGTTCATGACCATCGGGGGAGGGTTTACATTCTGACCACCAGTCATGGGTTGAGAACTATTCATCACAGGGGCTGCGTTCATGGCCATCGGGGGAGGGTTTACATTTTGACCACCAGTCATGGGTGTAGGTAGAATAATTTTGCCACCTAACATCCGATTAAACCGATTAATCCGGGAACCACCATGTTGTCCAGCATGGGCTAATAAATATTCACCACCTTGCTTTAATTGTAAGCTAGATGATGAATTCATAGATGTATCATTTACATCTGCGGGGTTTAGTTGAATAAAACCACCGCGCATGCGTCGGGTTGCCTTACGCGTACCTTTACGATGAGATCTACGTGTCTTTCTAGCCATTCTATATATCTAGAATATTAAAAAAACTAACTACTTCTCTCTAAGCATCAAGCTTCTCTCGTAGAGCCTTTGCTTGAATACGACGCTTCTCAATCTTTGCAGATATAATGTATAGACTATTCTCAGTTAAGATGATGAAATCATCCTGTACCTTGTATACCTTCTGCACCATACTAGTGAATTCGTCGGACGACTTGATTAAAACCTTCTCCTTTGTTTCAGCATCTTCGCCCATAAAGGCCTTGCCATCAAGACTCTCTACATAGTAATCAAGCATAATAGGCTTATCCTGCTGGATAGCAATGCGTGCAGCATGCGAAAGTGTCTGTGCCGAAGGAACAATTTCAGTAGGTGTAGAGGTGGCCATTGTTATTTCTATGGCTAATCCGGAAAGACTAAATAAACTATTTACCGCAGCTCTAAATAATTGGTGTTGGTTTCAAAGTTTCATATGCATGCTTTTTCAAAATTGTATTTATAAATTCATATGCTTCATCAAGCTGGGCATGATTTCGTGCTCCTGTAATAATAACACTTCCAGTCTGGAAAATGGCAATCGTAATACGCTTACAATTTCCAAGTTCCTTACCATCTCCCTGACCACTACATGCTCTTTCACACCAACAAATACCGGTTTTATTTAGAGATTTTTCATTATAGTAATATTTTGTATTGATTCCCTGATAAATAGTTGTTTCAAGTGTACTAAATAGTTTATACTCTTGTACTAAAATCTTATGAAGTTCATCGCGCCTTACAAGTGCATTCATCTTATAGTCACTGTTCAAGAGTTGAACAGAGAATCGTTCAAGCTTTAAGGGCTTTTCGGAAATCGCTTTTTCATAGCTATTAAATATATTCATTACCCAGTCCAACACATTTCGTGAATACTGTTCAGATGTAATACCTGTCATTTGAAATCCACCATTTGCAAAGAACTTAATATTTACTTCCTTAAATCCAATACCATCTTCACGTTGCTTACGTACTACAAGGGTAGATTGGTTAAAGAATGAATTTTTTGATACTTTACGTTTAGATAATATGTCGCGAGAAGAATAGCCAATAGCCTTTTCACGAGATTCAATTTTCAAGAAGCCTTCATCTGGATAACCAATTGGAATTGCATGATTATGGAATTGTTCAAATATGTTATCAAGTATGATTGGTGTGCCAAGATGGCCAGTTGTAACAAGTGTAGAAATACGTAATGGTGTAAATGTCAAATCTTTAGAATTCATTTTGTAAATACATATTTGTTTAAATGCCAACCAATTTTTTTTATTTTATGCAATAAGTTCTAGATTTTTCAAAATATTATTAATACACCAATTATTGAGTAATGTTACTTGTAATTCATATGGACATACTTTTAAAAAATCTGAATCAGTATATTTTAATATCTCTTTTGAAGCATCCACACTAATAATTGTTAATGTATTAGCAATAAAGAAAAAAAACATTGCTAACTCATGAAACATCCATGTTTTTAATGCATTTCTAATAATTTTAATAATGTCTTTTTTCTTTGCATTCATAATAAGTTTCCATAAATTTTTACACTCTTCTTTTTTTTCTGGATTTAATAGAAAAAAACGTATATCACCTCGCCGAAATAATATATCAATGTTTGATATCGCATCTTCTTTTATGTGTAAAATTTTGGTAAAACGATTCTTAAAATCTTTTGGCATTGATGATTCAAGCTGTAATATAAGAAATTTATGAACAACAGATGGATGAATGCGAGATATAGAATTACAGAGAAAAATTATCATAATATCGTTAGGATCTTGATCTAATAATGGTCTTAATGCCATTTGTGCCTGATCAGTAAGGGTTTCTGCTTCATCAAAAATAATAATCTTAGGCTTAGATGATATATCCTCGCCTTGAAATAAAAAATGCAATGATGAGCGAACAAATGGATATACACGCGATCTTACTGCTTCTAATCCGCGTTCATCACTTGAATTTAAAAAAAGCGAGCGTGAAAATTTGCTATTAAATGAATCTTTTCCATATAATGCCTCAACAAAAAGTTTAGCCGACGATGTTTTTCCAGATCCTGGCGGACCATTGAGTATAATATGCTTGCGTAAATTCGGTTCTTTAATCATCATTTCAAATATTGTTTTTACTCGTTTTGGAAGACCTTCAAACCCCTGTTCTGGCGAGTCATTTACACTCATCTTTGTTTAAACATATACTATTATTTAGGCCACAGCTGATACTTTAAATATGATTTTATATTAGGACTTAAATATTTCTATGAAATTGTATATAGAACATGCCCCCTCGTAAGAAGGTTGTATCAGATGAAACACCAGTAGTAAAAGTACGTAAATCAAAAAAACAGATAAATGTTGTTGCGGTTGTAACACCGAATGGTATTGAAGGAAATTTTAATCCAGAACCGCGAAAACCCTTGATTGCACATTTAGAAGTACATTCAAATGAAATAACATTTCGTGATCAGCAGCTTCGCTATGATCCTGCGCCACCAATTCAGCCTGAACCTTATGATCCATTTGGAGATGATATATTTTCATCAACACAAGCAACTGTTGAGAAAGAAACTGTTGAAGAAGTTATACAAGAAGCACAGCAGCAGCTGTTAAAATATGAGGATACAATTGACGAACCTATAATTGAGCATCGTCCATTACACGTTTTTAGTAAATGTGAACTAATGGTTGAATTTACTGAAGCAAATAAACTACAGAAACTCCCAGATACAACTCACGTTGCATGTTACTGGTGCGCTCATACATTTGATAATCAGCCGTGTATTATTCCTGAATCTGAACGTAATGGTGTTTATAAAGTATATGGTAATTTTTGCTATCCAGAATGTGCAATGGCATATTTAATCAAAGAATCTATTGATCCTCATACACGATGGGATCGTATGGCATTACTATACCGTATTTATGATGTTGATGGTAAGGGTAAGATCTTTCCCGCTCCTCCTCGTGAAGTGTTGAAGCTTTTTGGCGGACCATTGACCATTGAAAGCTTCCGTGCAACAATTGCATCTAAGAAAGTACGTATTGATTTACATATGCCACCCATTGTAAGTATTATTGGATCAATTGATACGAAACCTATTGATTTTTATGATACAAGTATGAAAAATGCAGTTACACTACTTCCTTATGATAAGATAAAGAAAGTAGAAGAAGGTTTACGTTTAAAACGTTCAAAACCATTAAAGGACAAGGAAAGCACATTGGATTCTTGTATGAATTTGGAAATACGTAATAAAAAGTAGTAGAAAAAAAGCAAAAAAATAAAAAAATTGGTTCTGTATTTTAGTGCTTTGTAAGCAGTAAAATGGAGTATTCGTTTCAAGAGATTATTCGCGAAACTAAAAATGCTATTAATTCTCGCCTTGATATGCTGGAATCTTTGATTAGTACAAAGAAGATTTGCACTGTTAATATTAATAGTGAATCGTTGAATGAACGTATGAGTTATCTAGAAAATATGATTAGGGATCTTCAGAAAGAGGATATTCCTGAAGTTGTAATTATTGAAAAAGATAGTCGTGATTCATTTGAAGAAGGTGTAAATCCTGAACCCAAAGATTCTCAACGCACTCCTCCATCGTCTGTTGCGGGGCAGGCAGAAGAGGAGCCTGAAGAAGAGGCTGAAGAGGAGGGTGAAGCTGAAGCTCATGGTGAAGCTGAAGCTGAGGGTGAAGAGGAGGGTGAAGAGGAGGGTGAAGAAGAAGGTGAAGAGGAAGCCGAGGCTGAAGAGGAAGAAGGACTACAACTTACTGAATTTACTTACAAGGGTATGAAGTTGTTTCATGATGAAGAATTTAAAGTATATCAGATGAGTGAGGATGGAGATTTTAGTGAACCAATTGGTATTTGGGATGAATCAAAAGGGCGTATTAAAAAGATTGTATAGTTTAGAGCAATGTACTATCCGGTTTTAGTTTCTTCGGCAATATTATTTGCATTAATAGTTGTAAATTTACATGATAAAAATAATGGTACTGCTTTAATTATAAGTCTGTTAGCGATTCCTACACTCTTATTTTTAACTTATTTATGTCAATCTGATCATCAATTGTTTGCTTATATTTTAATATTAGCTCCTATATTTGTTCTTTATTTAGGCTATAGTATGTCAATTCCTAAAATTGTTGTAGTGCCACCGATAACAGATGTTTCTGGAAATGTAGTAATATCTCATCAACCACTTGTTCATGATCGTATTGAAGCTACACAAGGATCTGTTGTATGTACCAAATGTAGAAAAATGGCATGTGTATGCCCTCGTAAATAAAAGAACGTATAAAGAAATTTATGTATAGTATTAAAGAGATGACAAGTTCATTTATATTTCATTACGGTATTCCTTTAATGAACTATGTAAGCGATAAAATAAAATTATTATATAATTCATCAATATTTTACTATAAGTCAATTAATTCAGCATTGAATTCTGATATATTGTATTTTTATGAAAAGAATCCCACTGCTTATATTGGTTCATTTATTGATCCGCATAATATTAATAATGGAGTAATTACGTGGAAGTATAGTCGTTCTGCTATGAAATTTTTTCAGTATTCATGCTTATATAAAGATGTAAAACATTTTCCAATTATTTCTGCATATATCGCATTAGATGGTACTTCATTATTTATATTGGACAATTTTATAAGTGAGATTGTTATTGAACGTACAAATGCAGACTATCCAACATTGCAGCAAGTTCTTGAAGTATGGGCATACAGTACTGGTATAATATTGGATAGAACAAAAGCATATACATTATGTTATTTGGATACACACTTGAATGAACATACCAAAAATATATACACAGAAAATTTTACGTTTCCAACAAAAAATTAGTAAAATTAAAAGGGCATAAAAAAATACTTTCTTATAATACTATGGAGGAGCAATTTCCAACTGGATATTGGACTCTTTATTATCACCCCTCCCGAGAAAAGAGGTGGTCAATTGATTCTTTTGAAAAAATTGGTATCGTGAAAACACCAAAAGATGTGCTTTCTATATTCAAAGAGCTTGGTGAAAAGATAAAAGGTGGTATGTATTTCTGGATGCGCGAAGCTATTCCACCATTGTGGGAAAACTTTCAAAATATACGTGGTGGAAGTTACAGTATTCGTGGAACAGGTGATCAGGGAATTAAATTATTCAAAGCCTATTCCTTAGGAACAATGATGAATTGTATTGTAGGAAATAAAAATGATATTATAAATGGAATAAGTATATCACCAAAGCTACAAGGGTTTGGAAACCAACAAAAGGTAGGCTATTTCATCATTAAAATTTGGAATAAGGATAGTGATCATTTCCATTCAAAAACAAATTTATTATGTATTGATGATACATTGTCTTACGAAGATATTATGTATACCCCGCATGTTGAGAAGAAAATGTGATTTTCTGCAGGTTTGCAACCGAGAAAAAGATGTGAAACATCTTTTAGGGTTAGTGCTTTGCACACCGAAGAAAATGTGATTTTCTGCAGAGAAAAAGGTGTTACACATAGTAGATGCCTTGCCCATACGCAAATATATTAGGAATACCAAAAACGGGAGTACATAGTATTCGTATTTTTGGCTTAGCAGCTACTGATATAGTTTTAACAATACTTGCAGCATATTTAACAGCACATTCGTTTAAAATTAACTTTTGGCTTTCACTAACAGTTTGGTTTGTATCTGGAGAAATATTACATTATGTCTTCGGTGTTCGCACTGCATTTTTAGAAAAGATTGGGATTAATATAAATTGTGATTAATAGATGAATCATTATTTACCATATTTAGGAATTGTTATCGCTGCTGCAGGTTTAGGAAGTTATTTCACAAATACAGGTATTAGATCAAAAGCATATACATCATTAAAAAAGCCTTCATGGCAGCCGCCAGGATATGTAATTGGAATTGTATGGACCGTCATATATTTATTATACAGTTATTCATGGAGCAAAGTACAGGTACCTTTAATACATGGATTGTTTGGAATTAATATGATTCTAAATGTACTATGGTGTTATGTATTTTTCTATTTGGGAGAATTTTCACTTGCTTTAGCTGTATTAATGGCATTAATTGGAACATTAGTGTTACAAATAATAACATTTTATAAATACGATATGCTGGCTACTTTATTATTAATTCCATATTTATTATGGTGTTGTTTTGCCGCTTTTATAAATTATACACTTATTAAAATAAATTAGCGCCTTTCTCTATTTATAGTGGCTTTTAGTGCTGCCATTTTTCTTGCAATTTCTGCGTTTTCTTCTGGATCATAATAATTATTATTATTAGAATTGTTGCTAATTGAATTAGTCATATATTCATTATTTGCATTGGATCCATTATTCCAATTACTGGGCCGTCTTCTTTTTCTTGATACAGTTTTTGGTATATTAGCTCTGTTGTTACGTCTAGTATTATTACGTCTAGTATTTCTCATGTTCATATTTACATTATTTTCACTGTTTTCTTCTATGTATCGTGTTTTACTCGGAGGTACCGATTTACGTGCATATACAGCATTATTTGACATATTAATAAACTCGCTAGTTTCTAACGGTTTATTAATATTATTTGCCCAACGAATTCTTCTAGGAATTCTATTCTTTTTAGGCATCTAATTATTCTCATTTTTATTCTTCATTGGTGCAAGCACTAAGCGAATTTCACCTAAGTTTGCAACAGTATACTTCAAAATCAGAGGGTAATCATTACGCAAGCATAGTTCAATTGACGGGCAGAGTGATGTGCACTTTGTAAATACAACCAAATGCTTCAACTGGAAAATACCCTGTACAATCTCATTTGTAGATCCTGCTACACCCTTTTGTACACGCATTGTAGAATTGTTTTCACTTATTACAGTCTCCTGTTCTGCAAAATCACCATTACACCGGAAAATGAGATCCGACCCCATACTTGTAATTTCTACATCCAACTTCTCTCCCAAAGCATTCATGTCGCGACAATGCTTCTGTAAATCAACAGACGGCATGTGGATAATAGATGTAAAGGATATGGAAGGAATCTTAATCTCTTCAATGTCAGTGTCAAACAGCTTCAAAAAGTAGTTTGTTACCGTAGACTTTTCGGAGTTTTCCATACGGATTCCCAACTTATTCGGATTTGACTCAGGTAGATAGAGAGTTAATGAATCATTATTTCCCATTGTCTTAATCAACTTGAAAAAGTAAATCATATTTACACCCAATACGTGCTTTTTCGGGCAAAAGAAACTTTCAAACCGATCTGCATATAGTTTGAGGTATACTAATACCGTATGAGTTTCATCCACATTTACCACCTTAATTCCTTCCGAAGAGAACTCAAGATTTGCTTCCGTAACAATCTCCTTTACCGCCTCTATAAGCGAACGAAAAGCGCCGGATTGAACAGTTTTAATTTCAAAAAGGTTTCCATTTGTATTCGCTTTGACAAGTGCCATCTTCTAAATTTATGGTTCTTTTTGACTTTAGGCTTCTATTTTTTACGCATTGTTTTTGATTTTTTTTGTTTTTTTGACTTTTTTGTTTTGCTTGAATTCATCATTCGCATACCATGGCGCATTGCCATTGGTACTAAATATGAACCATATCGCATTACACCTCCCATAATTGAAGGGTAAAATCCTCCTTTCTTTGCTTTTCTTGTTTTCTTACCACCTTTTAAATAAGACATAGATTGATAATATGAACCCATCTAAACATAATAGACAAAATATTTTTAGAAATGATTCCATGTATGACAATAGATTCTACAAAATGCCTAACTGAATTATGTATGCTTGGACAAATATGTGGTACTGATAAGACACCGTATAATCTAAATGGTCATCGCCACCCTTATACTGCAATATATTCTATGTTAATGGGCCAGTATAAACATAATCCTGTTCGGTTTGTTGAAATTGGCGTAGCTGGTGGAGCAAGTGTATTATTGTGGAATAAATATTTTGAAAAGGGAACCTTCTACTTTTATGATCGTGATCAGAATTTTCTTGACCATTCTGCACAAATTGTTAGTTCAGTAAATAATACTTTCATGCCAATGGATGTAACAATTAGTGAAAGTATTCGTAGTGGTTTTGCGGCATCAGGTGGTAATTTGGACATTATATTAGATGATTCTACACATTATGCTACTCATCAGAAATTAATTATACATGAAGCACTACCTTTTCTTCGCAGCGGTGGTATGATAATTATAGAGGACGTTACTCGCGCGGAACCTGAGGAAAACTATTTCAACTACCTCAAAGATATACTTCATGAATTTTCCTTTGTTTCTTTTATAATGACAGAACATGCAAATCGTTATTCGCCAGGCTGGGATAATGATAAGTTATTGGTTTTGATTAAGAAGTGAATTCTGATAATACTTTCCATTGCTCATTAGACAGTGAAACCCATTCATCATAATACATATATAGAGCGCTAACAAGAGCGTTTGGTAGCTCTGTTTTTCCTTTTTTAATTGAAGCTATTAAATCTCCGACAAGTTTATAACGCTTTGATAGTATTTCTGGTTCTTTTTCAGAAGAATAATCATCAGGATTCCATCTTATAAAATAGACGGGTAATCCTCCAAAACTCTGACCTATATTTATCATGCGTGTTTGTTCGCAAAGACATTGACGATCTTTATGTTGATGCTCATCGCATTCTAGTATTACTATTTTATCATTGAAATCATATACTCTATCTGGCCGTTCTTTTCCACATTCACTATTTACGATTGTATCAGTTGAAGTACCTTTTAGATCTCGTGCATCTAAATAATCCATAAGACCATTTTGTTTTGCGAGCCTCGCTTTTTGAAAGGATTCTGGATTACAGTTTTCACATTTGTTTTCTTTGTCTAATATATAGGTTAATCCGCAATTGGTACATGGTTGTTCTAGATAATTTTCTTCATCTGTTGTTTTATGGATTTCACAATGAAGGGGAATCCAATTTGTTCCGTATATTGCTGGTTCTTTACATGTTTTGCATTTAGCATTTGGATGTTTTATCATACCTTTTTCTCGGTGTTTTGCGCAATGGGATTTTGGGTTGCCAGGTTTGCCATAGTAAGCACGAGTAGTACAATTCTCTATTACACATGATTTATGTGTTGTATCAACCATTTCATTGGTTTTATGCTTACTACAAAATTGTGATATACCATTAATACCAAAGTTTGGTCTTATACCACAACCTTCATACTCGCATACTGGATGATGTAGATCTATCATTTTTGCTTGTTTATGTTTAACACAATATTGGGGGTTGCCATTTAACCCAAATGTTGGTTGTAGAGTACATTCTTCAAATTTACATTTTTTATTACTTACATCTATCATAATAGATGATTTATGTATTTTACAAAATTGTATTTTTCCATTTTTATTACCAAAATTTGGTTGTTTATTACATCCTTCAAACTCACATTTTTTATTTGATACGTCTACCATATTAGTCATTTTGTGATCTACGCAAAATTGTGCCTTTCCACCTTTTATACCATATGTTTGTCGTAAATAACAACCCTTGTACATACATTTTTTATGTTTAAGATCTATCATTTCAGGTTTCTTATGTTTAACACAATATTCAGCTTTTTCACCACTAATTCCATATGTTGATATTATATTACAATCATTATAAAGACATATTTTACTTAACAAATTAATCATACTAATACTTTTGTGTTTACTGCAATATTGTGTTTTTCCAGTTTTTTCACCATATGATGGTCGTATGTTACAACCATCATATATACACAATTTATGTGAAATATCTATCATGTCAGGATTTTTATGAGCCATACAATATTGTTCTTTCTTCTCTTTATAGCCAAAAGTGCCATGTTTATTACAATCTTTTTCTGAACATTTTACCATTACTTATTAATAATTGATATTTTTCTATATCAATTTTCTATAAATTCTTACCGTAAAACTAAAAAATTGATTTAAGGATCCCCCCTTACTCTAATTAGAAAAATGGCTGATAAATATAAGAAACTATCGCATCGTGAGCATGTACTAGAATTAAGCGATAGTTATGTTGGGTCAGTTGACACCGTAGAGGATTCACGATGGATTTACAATAATAGCACAAATAAAATGGAATACAAATCATTAATGTTTAATCCTGCTCTTTATAAAATCTTTGATGAAGTACTTGTTAATGCCCGCGACGAATTAGTTCGTTCTGGAAAGACTAAATATATAGATGTTACATCAAAACTTGTTAATGGAGTCTATACAGTTAGTGTAACAAATGATGGTCTAGGTATTCCTATTGAAATTCATAAAGAAACAAATATGTATGCTGTTGAACTTATTTTCGGAAATTTATTAACATCAGTAAATTATGATAAATCTGAAGAGAAGGTCACTGGCGGACTTAATGGCCTCGGTAGTAAGCTCACCAATATATTTAGTACACGATTTGAAGTAGATACTTGTAATCCTGCATCTGGAAAAAGTTATTTACAGACATGGAATAAAAACATGTCTGTATGTGGAAAGCCTATTATTAAAAAAGGTGGGTCAAAGGGATATGTGAAAATTACCTTTGATCCAGATGTTACTCGTTTTGTAGGGGCATTTAATGGAGTAGAATTGACACAAGATATGTTTGATGTATTTCATACGCGTGTTATTGAAATAGCTGCGATGGCTGGTAAGGAAGTTAAGGTATCTTTCAATGGAGAGGATATTAAAACAAATACATTTGAGAAGTTTGTGAAACTCTTTATTACAGATGAAAAATGTATTGCATACGAAAATAATGAGCGTTGGGAAGTGGCTGTAATTCTTACACGAAATCTATTTGATAATGATGCTGTACTTCCAGATGAACATCAGATTAGTTTTGTCAATGCTATAAATACACGACGAGGGGGGAAACACAGCGAAGCAGTCTTTAAAACTCTGATGGGTGACTTTTGTGAGGTAGCGAAAAAGAAGAAAATTATTATAAAACCCTCCCAACTAAAAGATAGTATATTGTTATTTGTTAATAGTACTATCATTAATCCACGGTTTGATTCGCAGTGTAAAGAACTTCTTACAACTCCAGCCTCAAAATTCGGTTCTACATATAAAGCTTCCACAAAAATTGTTGACTCTCTTGTAAAGATTGGACTACTAGATGAAGCCCAGAGCATATTAGATGCAAAGGCTACAAAGGATGCAAAGAAGACTGATGGAACAAAAAAGAAGACTATTCGTGGAATGCCAAAACTGGTTGATGCATTATACGCAGGGACTACAAAAAGCTCAGAGTGTACATTAATTCTAACAGAAGGTGATTCAGCCGCCACATCTGCTATCTCTGGATTAAAGGAGGTTGGGCGTGAATTATGGGGAGTATTTCCTCTTCGTGGTAAGTTGCTCAATGTTCGTGATATTTCTCAAGAGAAGTTTTCCAAGAACGAAGAATTGACTGCAATTAAAAAGATTATTGGTCTTGAGCAAAAGAAGAAGTATCTTGATAGTAAGTCACTTCGCTATGGACGTATTATGGTAATGGCGGATCAAGATTTGGATGGATCACATATCAAAGCACTGCTAATGAATCTGTTTCATACAGAGTGGCCCACATTAATGAAGTCAGGATTCATTTGCTCTCTTGCAACACCCCTATTGAAAGCAACAAAGAAGAATTTGACTGTTTCGTTTTACAGTACTCAAGAATTTGAAAGTTGGAAGGAAACTGTAGACCTCCATGGTTGGACACTGAAATATTATAAGGGGTTGGGTACATCAACATCAACTGAAGCACAGCAGTGGTTCAAGAACCTCCATGATGTAAAATACCTCTTTGATGAGGAAACCGATGAAAGCTTCTCACTCGCTTTCAACAAGAAGCGTGCAGATGACCGTAAAAAGTGGCTTGCAACCTACGATCCCAAGCGCACACTTCTTGTAAAAAATAATAAAGTAGACTATACTCGCTTCATTCATGATGAACTTATTCATTTCAGCAATGCAGATAATATTCGTTCTCTTCCAGCTATTATGGATGGATTGAAGCCCTCGCAACGTAAGATTATGTTCGGATGTTTCAAGCGGAATCTCAAATCAGAGGTGAAAGTTGCACAGTTGTCTGGATATGTATCTGAGCATGCGGCCTACCATCATGGTGAAGCATCTCTACAGGGAGCAATTGTAAATCTTGCACAAACATTTGTAGGCGCGAACAATATCAATCTACTAGCTCCTATTGGTCAGTTTGGTTCTCGTCTGCTAGGTGGTAAGGATGCCGCTTCTCCACGATATATCTTTACACAGTTGGAGCACATTGTTGATAAGATTTATCGCAAGGAAGACAATTGTATATTGAAGTATTTGGAAGACGATGGTTTGATTGTAGAGCCTGAAACCTACTATCCCACAATTCCCATGATTCTCGTAAATGGCTGTATTGGTATCGGTACGGGATTCAGTACTGATATTCCTCCACACGATCCTGCAGAGATTGTTGGATTGCTAAAAGATCGGATTAATGGTACTCGTACTACGCTGGACAACATTGCATTGCGGCCTTGGTGGATTGGATTCAAGGGCCCCATTCAGCATTCTGAAAACGGTGTGTGGTTTACAAAGGGTTTGTATACGTTTGATGATGCCAAAAAGATGGTAAGTGTTGTAGAACTTCCTGTTGGAACATGGACTCATGATTATAAGGAATTCTTGGAGGAAATGTGCACAACAAATGATAAAGAAACAAAGAAGCCAGTGTTGCGCAACTATGAAGATTTGTACAATCACGTGGACATTCGCTTTGATCTCTATTTGGAGCCTGACTACTATGATGATGTAAAAGATAACGCTCATGAATTTGAGAAGCGTTTTAAGTTGACGACGACATGGCGCACATCAAATATGGTGTGTTTCACAAGTGATATGAAAATCAAAAAGTATGAATGTGTTGGAAATATTATGGAAGAGTTTTATGTGGAGCGTATTAAGAAGTATGAAGAGCGTCGGCAGAAGGAGATTGCATCATTGAAACGTGATGCTATTGAAGCAGATGCAAAAGCACGATTCTTGCGTGGAGTATTGGAAAACACAATTGATTTGCGGCGTAAAAGTGACGAAGCAATTGTGGAAAGTATGAAACAGCATAAGCTACAGCATTGACGAATTTGGCTGAACCGGATTCTGTAGATTCGTATGAATATTTGTTGCGTATTCGTATTGATCGTGTGAAAGCGAGTGCAATTGAAGATGCAGAAAAAGCGGTAGTTAAGGCAGAAGATCTGCTGAAAGCACTTGAAAATACGGGCGCTTCTAAAATGTGGATGCGCGATCTAGATGAGTTTATGGATTCATGGGGGTCTATGAAAGAAGAACGGTTGGCTCTACTTGTTGGTGACGGATCTGTTAAGAAGAAGACTACAAAGAAGCGTTAAAATGGATAATACTCTGTACCAACTAATTTATTCGGTGGATAATAGCCTTCAAATGATTTTTTTTGATTTTGGAATCCTTGTGCTGGAGACAATGTAAGTTGATACCACATTGCAGTAGATGATAAAGAGGGTGGTACAGTATCAGATACTACAAGTAATAATTTATACACCCTACCTGGTACAAAACTAAAATTATTTGTGCTACCAATCGTAAATGTATTACGTGAATTTGAAGGAATTACTCCTACTTTTTGTATATTAGCATTGTTTTTTTTGCGTTGTACTTTAACACGCTCTGTATTTATATTTTGAAAGGATTCTGAATTTATATTCATATTTTTAAAGGGTACTGAATTTATTGTCCAATCAATATTATTATTACTTAAATCTAATATAGGATTATTATTTGAATCTAGTAAATACATTACAAGTGCATGATTGCTTGTATTAAATTCGCAAACTTTTACACTTATAGATACAGCAGTATTATCAAGGCTAAATGATATTTTTGTGTAGTTTGTAATATCTTTAATACTATTTAATGCAGCAATTGGGGTGTTATTTTGTAATTCGCTTCTTAGTGTACCACTCAGATTAATACATTCTTCTGGGCCTACTGCTGGTGGTGGTGCTGCTACTGGTGCTGGTGCTGCTGCTACTGGTGCTTGTGCTGCTACTGGTGCTGCTGCTACTGGTGCTGGTGCTGCTACTGGTGCTGCTGCTACTGGTGCTGGTGCTGCTACTGCTGCTGGTGCGGGTGCTTGTTGTGCTTGAAATTGTTGTGCTTGAAGTTGTTGTGATTGAAGTTGCTCTGCACGAAGTTGTTCTGCTGCTGCTTCTGGTGTAACAGTTTGTGGTGATGTTACTATTTGTGTAGTTGTACCATTAGGTGTCGGGAGTGGCATGATTGATATTCCGCTACCCATCTATAGTTTCATTATAACTTTATAAATGAAATATTTACATATATGGGTTTAATGGTAAACTACGTGTGCCAGCGCGGCTAATATTCTGGGGTTGCTGCATAGGAACTGGCATATGACTTATATCATTAATATAATAATGATAATGATCAACAGCACTTAATACATGTGGTACAGACCAATCAACTACTTTTTGATTTAAATCTGCAACCTGTCCTTTAATATCAGTTTCCAGATTACGTGAATATTGATAAAAAATACCTCGCAATATTATTTTCAGCTCATCAACTGACTGGTCTTCAATAATATACTTTTTCTCACCACTTTGATCATATACCCCTTTTCTTATATTATTTTGAATAACTTTTAGGTTATCGGGTGAAAAGAATGCACGGCTCAGAGTTGTATGTTCCAAATTTCCTCGCAACATATCATCAACAAAGTTTGGTTCTACCTTTGTTTCATGACCATAACCGGGAATAGAGGAGGAAATACCCTCTGAACCAAATGATGGACCGAATGTTACACGACCATTTTGGCTAGGAAGATCACGGAGGTCTTTTTCGGTTTCATTCAAATCGGCAAAAGAATTCATCTAACTACCGGCTTTTTTTTATTTCTAACTTATTAATATAATGTCATCAGTTGATAACCACTACCGCCAGAGACAACCTTCTTATTTCATGCCTGTATCATCATTACAGGGTTTAGTATATGCATATAATGGTTCTGCATTTACTAATGCCACATGGGCTTCTACTGGCTCTGCATTCGCAGTAGGCGGTTCTCCCTACCTCTCCTCCATAAATGGTGCTGGCGCTGGTATATTAAAGGATCTCGGTAAGCAAGTGGTATCTTCTAGCCGCGTTTTCCGCAAGGTTCAGTTAGTTGTAAGAAACGGAGCACCCACCGGCACTCAGAATACATTTGGTGTAGCTGGTGCAGCTAACACAAGCCCTAACCAAGATTACCTCACTGGCTACATTGAGCTCGGTTATGATGGCAATGGCCCTGCTACACCTGTAGTAAACTATGGCGCACAGTAGTTAACTAATAATATACTAAAAAAATAACATAAATATTATTTTTTAAGTATAGAATGGAACTATCCTTTATATTTTATTTATTTGCAGCTTTTATACTTATACCTGCAACATTTTTTTGGTTAAGTGTATTTAATAAACCCATTGCTGGTGGAATTGCTGCAATTGGTATGTTTGTATTGTTTGTTTTATTTGGTCTACAAATATATAATATTGATGGTTCATATGCCACGCAAGTAAATGTTACCGTGTGGCCTCCATCAATTAATCAATGCCCTGATTTTTTAACATTGTTTAAAATGCCAGCAGTAGGAACTGAAAAATCTAAATATATTTGCATTGATACTGTTGGTATAGCTACACAAACCCCAAGCAGTATTACAAAATATGATGTATCAAAATTTAACCCATCTATTAGTAGCACTTTTCCCCAAGGTAATCAAGTGTTTCCATTAAGCGATGATTTCAATAGTACAGTAACAAAATGTGTTGAGCGGAACGTAACATGGGAAGGTGTATGGGATGGTATATCACAATATCCTAAAAATACTATACCTTCCCCTCCTTCAGTATAAGGGATCCCATAAATATATAATTTGCGGATTTAAAAAGAAAGAAACACATCAATCTAAGTAAATGATCTCAAAGAGTGTATGTCTTCATCCTGAGATTGAAAATAAAATAAAACAATGGATTCAAAAACGTGATTCATCTGCAGTGCTTTTATTGGGAAATCCTGGCGTTGGAAAGACTACAATAGCACATAGAATGTTTAAAGAGTCTGGGCTGAAAACAATAGAATTTAATGCAAGTCATACACGTAGTGGCGCATCATTTCGTAAAACTATTTTACCCTTATTAAAAGAAGGTGGAATTTTGCAAATGATGGAAAGTGGAAAAAAGGGTGGGATTGGTATACTATTAGATGAGATTGATGGATTAAGTAATGGTGAGCGAGGTGGTTTATCAGAACTTCTTACATTTTTGAAGAGTTCCGAGTGCAGAACTGGGCGACCACTTATATTAATAAGTAATACATTGGATTCACGTGTACTTCAACAAATCGCAAAGTTATGTTTAACTTTTAAAGTAACTGCACCAACAAAGGATAAGATCTATTCTTGGCTAGGAGTCTATCCACCAGAAAATTATTCTGGTGATTTACGTATTCTTCAACGTCAGCTTCAGGGCATAGAATCACAACATGATGAAATAGAAATTCCAGAAGGTGTTGTTCCAATTGCATGGTGGGCTTTATGGGAAACCTGGGATCCTATGATTGATTTAGATATTGAAAACAATGAAGGTAATTTGGCCAGTTTAATTACATTAGAAAATTTATCAGAGCGTATTAGTGCAAGCATTGGAAATAATCATGAAGCATGGAAAAAGTATTGTTCCTTTTTTGAAGCGTATTACTTAAGTGATGAAGGTGATTTCTGGGCATTCTTTTATCAATGTTGGAATATATTACCTATTAGTCTTCAATTAAAGTTGAAGAATATTAGCTTACGTTTAGCTGAGGAGCTACCATTAAAACCTAATTGTGAAGCACCTAGTTATGAAGAACTACGTTATACACCTGTGTTAACAAAACAATCTGCAATGTTTAATGCTTGGAAGTTACTATGTGAGATTTCTTCGGAGTCAAAAGTTCCTATTCGCTTAACACCAATGTATGCCCAGATGTATTCAGAAAAAAGTGATTTGAAACCTGATAAGATTCGTCGGTATGAAGCTATTAGTTTAGACAAAATGTATAAGAATATATGATGCACATTTATGTGAGTTCATATTAATATAACGAACATTTATGTGAGTTCATAGTAAGATTACGAACATTTATGTGAGTTCATATTAATATAACGAACATTTATGTGAGTTCATAGTAAGATTACGAACATTTATGTGAGTTCATATTAATATAACGAACATTTATGCGAGTTCATATTAATATAACGAACATTTATGCGAGTTCATCTGGATGTAATAACTTTATAAAATGTAATTCACTTGTCCGTCCATCGCGATATGCTCGCCCTAAAATCTGTTTTTCTGTTTCGCTGCTTACAGCATGAAGCAAAATAACATGGGTCGCATCTGTAATAGTAAGTCCAGCTCCTATATGTATTGCATTGAGTAATAAACAATTTACTTTTCCATTCTTAAATTGATTTAATGTGGATGCAATAGAATCTTTTGATCCTTTTAATTCTCGCGAAGATATATTTCTTTCCTTACATCCATTCACAATTTCCAAGAAAGAATTATCATAACTACTGAATACTAAAAATTTACCATTTGGATTTGCTTCTAATATATCAAAAAATGCATCTATTTTCTTCTTTAATTGTGACTCTTGTACTACTTCAACTAGTTCATTAGATATCTTTTTTAAAGAGCTCGGATGAATATTTGCTCTGCAAAGAGGGCAACTCATATTGCGTGATAAACTTGTTAGTATACATATTGCACAAAATACATGATTGCAGCAATTTGTAAGTAGTGCATCATTTGGTTCATCATAACATATTGGGCATACTTCTGTTTTATAATTTTCAATGCGCTCTTTGAGTGAATTGATCTGATCTTTTACATTATTGATTTTATCCTGCAAATTTTTCAATGATGCTTCTTTTACTTGAACTGAAGAATACTCAAGAGATTGTTTAAATTCATAGGTTTTTTGCAATCGGTCAAGCTCTTTTGATTTATTTTCCGTTACAGCTTCTATTAATGAATTATTGTTTTCCGTTTTTACTCCCAATTGTTCCAATGCAGATTTTATATCACCTGCATTTAAAAGCTGACGCACACTCGGATTAATTACATCATATACCATTCGGTGTGATAATGATGGTCTACATTTTACGAGTGTTGTTATTAATGGAGGAAGTTGTATTGATTTCTTTATAAATTCTTCTGAGCAACGAAGTACTAGTTGGCCACGTAATATATGATTCATATTTAATATATTACATAAAAATTTTATAGATCTTAAACTAATTTCAATACGATAATCTCTATATACACCAATATATGTTGTTTTTAATGATTTATCTAATTCATTTGATACATTATTTTTATCTTTAAATATATCATACAATGATGCAGCAATATATATAATACTATATTGTGGAAAAAGTAAATTTGTAAAGCTTGCAGTTATAAACCATGTAAAATTCGTTGGTAAATCAATTGTTGAATATGTTGGTAGATGAATACTATCCGCTTCATCAATAAATATCCGATTCCAATGTATCTTCAATTCCAATGATACTGCATGTAAATCTTTATATAATGTGTTACTTATTAAAATAATATCTGCATATATTACATTTTTAAGAAAATCAGTAGTATAGAGATTTTTTCGCGTTTTAATAGCAGCTAACTTTAATGTTGTTTTACTTGTTATTTCATCATGCCATTGACGAAATAATGTGTGGGGAACAACGACTAAACATCCAGCATTAGATAAATCGTGTGTAGAATTTTTTACTAAGCTATAGAAATTTGTGCTACTTTCCTTATGGAAATTCGTAAAATTTAGTACGCGTGTTTCGTTTTTAATTTGAGCAATATGCGAAAGTACCATAAGAGTTTTACCCACGCCTACATTATCACCTAGTATTGCATATTTGGAATATAAACTATTATTTTCATATGTTGTTCCATGTAAAAATTTCTGTTCATAGTTTTTCATTTGATCTACAACTGCATGTTGATGCCTTCGCAATGGAATCTTTATTGAATCATTTGGTAAATATATTGCATCATTATCTTCTAGACTATTATTATATACATCATTTAAAACTTTTAAAGTATTAAAGGCTGAATGTACCATATTTCTTTTTAATAGAGCGAGTGGGCTTTTAGGCATCTGTATAAAAATCGCGTAAGTTCTTAGCTTTTATGAATTCCTTCATTTTCATTGAAGTTTTTTTCATAACTTGACTTTCCTGTTCTCTCATCTTTCGTTTATCAAATGTATTTTCAGAATGACTCATAACTAACATTACTCGAAATGGATCTAACTGAATCATGGGATGCGTATAATTATCTAAAAATGATTTCTCTTCTGCATGTGTTACTGTTTCATCATATACATGTGATTTGGCATATGTATCTCTCCATGCCATTGTTCCATTTGTTGCATGGTTCTGATTATAAGGTCCCAACTTATATATTGTCTTAATATCACTATAGTACATGTAAATTTCAGTTGATCCTGCCAATTCAACCTTCGGATTTTGCTTAAATTTTTGTACAACATGATATACACGTTCTGGAGGATAGTAATCATCATCATCCATCGCAACAATAATCATACCTTTTGCTTCACGATTTAATAAATTACGTTTGTATCCAATATTCTGTTTTTCATCATTATGTATGTAGCGCAGATTTGGAATGTTAAGATCTTTGAATAAATCTTCAACAGATTCACCATCATCATATATAATCCATTCCATATGTTTTGCAGGATATGTTTGAGATTTATAACATTCAATTAAATATGGAATGAACTTTCTTCTGTTATATGTTGGTGTTACAACTGAAACAAAAGGGAATGTTGGTATAGACATTATACTAGGTTTATATGTAAATATTGTTTATACCGCTGATGGATCAAATTTTCTTTCATCGCTCACTAATGGTGCACGCGTCTTATGCATACTTCCACTGTGTACTAATGATGTTTTTGCAAAATGAGTAATTTCACCAATAGGTGTATATATAAAAGGAAAAAGTAACACATTCAAGAATTTATTATGAGAAAATGATGTATGTAATGGAGCCCAGATTGCATAAAATAATTTCTTATGATTCATGTAATTATATATTCCAAGAATAATTGATAATGGAAACAATAGGAAACCATATATCATATAATATATGCGATATGCTACTGGTTTATTCATCGCGCTATTTGCAGCTAAAGAAGAACCTAATAATGCAAGACATAATACCAATATAAATAAACAAATATATAATGTACTTGAAAAAATGCTTGTAAAGAATCTTTTAAATGTAAATGGTAATGGTTTATTTGCAGCAAGGTCTAATTTATCCTGGTAATCAGATACGCTTAATCCTGCTTTAGTTGCTTCCGCTTGTAATTCATTGGCTTTTGCAATTAATTTATCATTTTCAGCTGCAATTTGTGATGGTGTCATTGTTTTTGCACTTGCCAATAACTTTTTTGATTCGGCTTGAAGAGCTGCTAGAGAATTCATTATAGGTTTTCCAACACCGGGAATAGACATTACAGCAGCTCCAAGACCTCCACCGATATGTGAAACGGTAGATTGTAAATTTCCTATTTGTGAAGTAACACTATTATTGTATGAATTTGTCAATGCATCTGCTGCAGGGTTGTATGTTGCAGCAATAATAGTATTATGAAACCAATTTGATAAATTATTGAAAAAACCCATCTATTCTACATATTTTTAAAATATAAAAATAATAACACATTATTTAAACCGCAAACTTCTTTCCAGCCATTCCTCCAACTACTTCTAACCAATTGTAACTTTCAACATATAAATTTAAATTATATGTATATGTTGTATTTACTGGTAAAGGATATACATCTAGTTCTACTTGGAAGTTGCGTATTCGTGATGCGTTAATTGAACCGGCGGGTTGTGTTGAAGGAGACTGTAATGAAAATGAATATACTGGTATTAACTCCTCTGAATCACCCGTTAAATATTTAAATGGAGTAACTTTTGTAAAATAATCAACCGGTTTTTCTTCTTGAATTTCATTACCATCTGCTAATACACGGATCGTACGAACGGTTTGTAATTGACCTTGTGGTATTAATAATCCAGATGAAAAGGAGTTTTTAAAATAATTCGTTGTAGCTGGTGTAGGATTAAAAGGTGTATTTGGATAATTATACCAATTTGTTAAATTTCCAAAATCATTTCTATAAATTGTATCTGATCGGCGTGTAAGAAATAATAAACGAGATACTGGATTATGACATTCTACATCTAATAACTGCTTATTATATAGTCCATTAAAAGGAAATACTTGTACTTCTTGATATAAATATGATAATGGACTTGATGCAAATACTTTTCGGTCTTCATCAGTCAAATAAATATATGTCGTTTGTATTTGTGCATCTAATGGCCAACTATTGAAAGATGGTTTTGTATATCCTATATCTACAAGAAAGTTATTCATTGTAACACCAGTAATGTCAGCTGTATTACCATACATTGGAATGTTTGTATTTACACTATTTTGATCTGAATTTACAAAATAACCTGGTGATACACGGAATCCTGATGCATCAAGTATTGAATATAATGTATTGATTGGATTTAGTGTAATTTTAACTTCGCATTCATGATATTGAAGAGCTGTTAATGGAAGAGACTGTGATGTATTTTCACTAAACCAAAATGGCAAAGGTACATGAATACGTTTTCCAAATATAGATGGGCGATTTGTTTGTGGATTCGCAGTTGTATCTTGTATTACAGTTGGGTAACCTTGATTTAATAATCCACCTGCATATAAACCATTTGTAGGGTCTGTTAATTCTGGCACATCTCCAACAAGATTCTTCCATTTCTGGAATTTGTCTTTATCATAATCAAGAAGTGCGCGACTCATTATATATGTACCATCAAATTCTTGTATTTTTGATCCACCAATATAAAATCCAACATTTTGTATAATTGCAGCACCCAAATAGCGAGTCCACTGAAATTCATGCTGTGAATTATAAGAACTGCTTGGGGTTATGTATTTACTATAAATGTCTGGTATACTAAATGAAAAATACATATCACTTACCAAATCACCAATACGTTGAATTTTAAGACGCAAACTTATCGTATTATCATATTGTAATTCAGATGGTCCATCCATTGTCGTTGAAACACTTTCCATAGAAAAATGGGAATACCGACGAAATACTTTATAAAAATAGGTGAACTGTGGATTTCCACTCAATAAAATATTTTGTTGGCCATAGGTGACTAATGTTAATAAACCGCCGCCGGTCATATACTCTAAAATTACGTAGTATATTTAGACCCGCAAAATCGGAGATTTTCGGGATAGCCTAATAGGACCCGCAAAATCGGAGATTTTCGGGATAGCCTATTAGGACCCGCAAAATCGGAGATTTTCGGGATAGCCTATTAGGACCCGCAAAATCGGAGATTTTCGGGATAGCCTTATTAGGACCCGCAAAATCGGAGATTTTTGGAATAGCCTACTGATTTGTGTACCAAGAATCTGAAAAATATGGCGGTGTTTCCATAGTTGTTGGAGCTTGTGTGACTTTTGATGGACCGGCGCCATAATTTTTTTGAATTTCACTATATGATAAGGCATACCGGGTATAAATTAAATTACTAATTTGCCCAACAATTGAACCATTGAATTGAATAGCGGGCTGATTTGGAATATTAATTGTAGTAACTGCAGTTGAAAAAATTATCAGATCTTCATAATTCATATACGGTAGTGTATCTGTGAACGGTAATTTTTTGACTAATCTACCATTAATATGAACTTCTAAAGCTAAATTCTGAAAATTCAAAACTACATGAAACCATTTTCCTACGGGAATATTTTCAATATCAATGTAATTATATACATGCTGATAACTATTAAATAGAATTCTCATAGTATTTACATTACCTAATATATAAACACCGGGGGCTTGTAATGGCCAAGGATGTCCATTATATCCTTTGTAAAACACATTATGTAAAGTATTTTGTCCTTCAAATGTTTTTTCATCTACAATCAAATAAAAAGAGTATGATAATTCAATACCCGTTCGTTCATTATCAGACAATAAGATCTGTTTAGCATCACTAAATTTTGCAGCATCTTGATGTATAACAATCTGTTTATTTTCAGAGCTCGCCGTGTATTCTAATAATGGAAGGAATCTTGATTTCAGTGCAAATGACATATTAAATACTGATTCCGCTACATAAAATCCTGTAGCTGTTAATAAAACTATACCAAGCCCTAAGGCAACTTCACTTAAGGCACTCATTTTTATCTATTTATATCAAAAAAGATAAATATATTTTTGCAATATTACTTGTTAAATAGTGAATCAACCAGTAAATATATATTTCATAAAGGATATAGGATCACTTGTAGCACTTGATCCAGTTGGCCCTGACAAATAATTCTTGTATATATCATCCGGTGTTAAAGATGTATTGAATATTTGTAGGCGTGAGAAATTTCCATTAAATCCACCATGTTGTAAATAAGACCCTACTGTGCCAGACTGGTCTACTTTGAAGAAACTATTGTACACGCATGTTTTTACTAGTTTTCCATCTAAATATACATCAAGTGTCTTACCATTCATTACTGTGCATATATTTACCCACTTTTGTAATGGCAACTCTTTTACATCACATGTATTTGGTGAAGAACCAATATTTTCATCAAGACTATTGTTAGCATATGGTGTAAATAAACCGGGTTTTGTGGATGTTCCACTAATGTCAGCAACAGTTAGTGTATTATCCATCATTGTAGACCCTGATGCAACTAAATTTTTATCTATTAATTTTTGAAATCCTATTTTTGTTCCGCCAGAACAATCTGATTCATTACCACCAGAACAATCTGTTATACCGTAATTATCACTGTCATTTATAGTACGGGATGATGTTGATTTAGTATGTACACGAACTAATAGTGTGGGTGTTGTAGCTCCAAGCATTATTAAAATGGTTGAAAAATTATTTGTTGCATTATTATTTGTAGGTGTATGGCCAATTTCTACTAAATGTTTTCGTTGGCCTTGTAAATATCCTGTATTATACGCATTTAGATATACCCAAAAATTTGTTGAGAATTCTCCGCCTTCATATATATTTGGAATTGCAATATTATTTTTTGCACCCTTTGTTGCATCAACACTAGTAGTTAATATTAGATTAGTTGATGCTGCAGATGCTCCGTATATAAATTTATATATAAAATATACAAACACACAAATAAGCAATAATGTAATAACATACACAAAAAATTTAGAGCCAATTTTTCTCAAAAATCCAACATTTTTAGAAGGATGCATTGAGTGCAAATGTTCCATCCTTTGTTCCATTCTTCTCTAGTTAGAGATTTATGCGTACGATGAAGACCATTCGTAATATGGATTGGCGGGGGGATTTATAGGATTTCCTAAACAATCACCTGATGGGCATAATGATGGGATATTTAATGCAGATGGTAATGTAATTTGGCCAAATATTCCAGCCATAGGTTTCATATTTGATGGTATGCTTACATCAAATATAGGTGTTTTTTTAGTATCAATAAATGAATTATATTGATTATGTATCTGTTCTGCACTTTGAATAGTTTTATACATTGTAAAGAAACCAGACGAGCCATTGATTTGATCATTACCGATTAGTACACTTCCCGATAATTGTGAATTATAAAGAACCGTAGAAGTATGTTTTGATAATACCAATTGATCATTGTAATAGAAATCAAATCTACGTCCTTCGCGTGATATTGTTATCATTGTCCATTGTTGAAAGGGTATTGGTGGTAATACGAATGTTTCCAAATATATATTTGATAATGATGATGCATTGCCAGAACTATCGGGATGCATCTCTGGATTTATAGCGCTTCCAGAATTATCAATTGCACCAGATGATTGCGTTTTTACTGTAAATTGTACAGATGCCTTTCCTTGACGCCCCCCATCGGGAGCCCCCAATATTTCTAAACTGCATATCTTATTAATATCTAAAACTTGTAAGTAACCTGTATGCATACATTTACTACAATCTCCAGAAACACATTCGCATAAAGAATATCTTCCTGTATCACAATTTGGCAATGATTGATCCGTACTGCTACACGCAGTTGTTACAACGGTTTTCTGAAGTTGTTGTAAGTATATGAATCCTTGAAATGTTACTGATGAATTGTTTATAAAATCATATGATGTATATAATTTTGTACTATTATGTATATCGTATGGTCCTTTCATTTGAACCGTTGGACTTCCAAATGGTAGGGGAATAAATGATAATACTAATAATGTAATAATTATTAATATTAAACCACTGAAAATAATAATTTCCATCTACTTATTATTATTAATTGAAAACTGATTGAGCGGATAGTGTATTTGTTAATGTACGAACTTGGGAACTTGTAATACTATTATCAAAATATTGTATATTTGCTAGCTGTACTGTATTACCAATATAACCAATAGGAGAATATAAACCATTTGTTTCTGGACCTGTTGGTATTAATATACGTTTATGTTTTATTGTATATGTAAATAATAATTGTTTATCACGATATACTTCAACTATATTATTTGTAAATACAAGTGTTATTTGGAAAGGCGCATTAATTGGCACATTCGTTATTATGGGTAACACTTCTAAATATTTAGGAATTTTAGGATAATCAGTAGAATCTGTTGTAATAAGAGCTACTTTCATATCATTTTTAACAGAATCCATATATACTATAAAATTAGTATTTGAAAATATATCTAACAAATCGGTTTGATCCTTATTTAACATATATGATGCATCTGCATTTTGGAATGTTAATAGTGGTGTATCTTCTTTATATTCTTTAATACTATTAGACGTTATTTTCTTTGAGGATGTTGGATTAGAGCTTAAATCAAAATATAAAAGCACACGCGGAACATCTGTTGATTTATATGTGCCATTTAAGAAACAATCAAAATTAATACTAAATTTTGTTAAATTAAACTTCAATGTACTTGAATTAGATTTATAATGCAATAGTGTATCACTTGGTGCTGCTTTTGATAAATGTGCTGTTATTGAATTTACACTAGGACTAGCCAATACTGGTTTATCTGTTGGTAAAAAAGGTAATATTGGTACTACCTTATAATTGATTATTGTTAGCACTCCAAAAATTAACATAGTAAAAATTCCTACATACATTAATGCTTCTGCCGTTACTTTTACTGTATGGAATAAGTTCATCTATTGTTCAAACTTTATTTTTTTATAATATTTTAATGTTTCACTTTTTTTACAATCTATTAATTTTTCTCGTAAGTAACATACAAACGATATTCGTGTATATTTTTTGTTACTTCCCAATGTACCCGTAGATGCATCATCAAAATGTATATCTGGCAATGATTCATTATACTTCTTTTGCTCAGCTGTTTCAGTAATTTCTGTATTGCAATGGTACTCGTGCACATTCATTGCTAAATAATCTCCAGTACGTACATCAAATCCAATTTTGTATTGCGGAAACATTGTATAGCCTCCGCTATATTTTCCACGTTCAATTACTGATAAATTTCCAAAACCTCCACGATAATCACCATCATCCATATGCAAACCTGTTCGGAAATTGCGATTAATTGTTATTGATGAAAATGCTGTATCGTCAATACGATAGTAGGGATTTTTTTTCGCTCTTTCCAGCTGTAACTTATATTCATCTGGCGTAAGTGCTTTGAAACATGCATTTAGTTCCTTAATAAATGGTATACCTCTTTTATAATTACTAAAGAATCGTCGGGTATAGTTTGTTAGACGGCAGGGGTTTTTACGAAAAATGGGTGAAGATTCAAAATATCCTAATATACTGCTAAACACATTGTTATTTACACGTGTAGCAGTTCGCTTTCCCTTATTTATATATCGTGTTGACCAACCCTTTGTTTCTATAGGCTTCCGCTTTTTCCAGTATGTACTTTTCACATCAATTGGTCCTGCCGCCGCTCCTCGTGTTCGTGTTGCAACAGCAGTTTCATAAAATGCATCCCAGCCCACTTGTATAATATCTTTTGGTATCACATTTTTACGGAATTTTGCAAGAAGTTCTTCCTTTCCATGTTTTTCTACATATACATCAATGTCTTCATCATATACTTTGTCAATATCTTTTTCAGTAAAATATTTTCCTTTTTTCTCCTTTATTTCTTCATCGCTAAGCTTTGCTTTTACTACAACTTTTTTTACATCTTTTTTTAATTCTTTTGTTTGACCTTTTGGTAACTGAAGTCCTGTATTAAGACTTTCCATCTACTTTAGAAAAATAATATATTGCAAGTCCAACAGTAAATACTAATCCCCCACCTACAAATCCACCTTTTATCATTGATCGTAAATCCACTTCTTCCAACATATCTTTTGTTATAATTGGTGATACATTTCTAGAGCCCAATCGTTTAATATATAATAATGCTTCTACTTCTGTCATAATAGGCTTATTTAAAGATTTATTTACTTCATTGTGTAACATTACTGTCCATTTGAATAAATCCTCACGTCTATCCAAATGTGGAGTAATCGGGTACTTTATTAAATGGTCTTTTAAATGATGTCTGCACATTGGGCATGGTAAAGTAAACTGTAGTGCTTCATAAAATTCCTTTGCTGCCTTTTTTTCACCATAAGATGGTTTTTGTGAATATGCAAGTGCGGTAATATGTATTACTAGCCAAAAAGGAGGACCCCATACACCCGGTGGTATTCGCATTCTATCTATTAAACATGTATAATATATGATATATTATATTGCCGCATTAAAGGTCTAAACCCAAATCAACATAACACTATAGACCTAATGAAACCAGTAAAGAAAAGTATGTTATGTAGTAATTGTGGATACTATGGACATTATCTTAAAAATTGTATTGCACCTGTTACAAGCTATGGATGTATAATTATCAAGCCTCCAAATGGGTTTGATCAGGCAAAAGAACTACTGGCAAATGAAAAATCAGTATCTGGATTTGAGACAATTATTAAGGATATGAAATATTTAATGATACAACGTCGTGATAGTCTAGGATTTATTGAAATTATGCGGGGAAAATATAAATTAACCGACATTAATTATATAAGATATCATATTACTACAATGACTCAGACAGAACATGCAAAAGTTCTTTCCCAAGATTTTGATACATTATGGTGTAACTTATGGGGTGTTCCAAAAGAACAGTCATTGAATTATAAAAATGATAGAGAAAATGCTCGTGTTAAGTTTGATTTATTAAAATCCGGTATTATGGATGACTCTGGTATGATTATTAACTTAGAATCAATGATCGCTGATGTAGTGAATCCATGGAAGACTCCTGAGTGGGGTTTTCCAAAAGGACGACGCGATCCTCATGAATCTGATTTACAATGTGCATTTCGTGAACTTCGTGAAGAAACAGGTATTGCAGAAAAAGATGTAGTATTTATTCGTAATCTAGAACCATTAAGTGAAACATTTTTTGGAAGTAATCATATTGATTATTGTCATAAATATTTTGTGTTTCTTTATAATTCTGATAAAGAAGTGTTTTTTGATTCAACAAATCATTATATGTCGCAAGAAATTGGAGATCTAGGATGGTTTACTTTAGAAGAATGTTTAGAAAAGATACGACCTGAGAATATTGAAAAGAAAGAAGTGTTGCTACGGGCAAGTAGTTTATTGAGGAATTATTGTCCATTACGCTTTTGTTAGGTATCTATAGATGGCAACAAATAATAAAGAATTTTTAGAGCAATGGCTCGTTGAATCTGATCCAACACGAAGAAATCTTATGTTCAACGAGTTAACATCTCGTGGATTATTTCCAGATGATATGAATCTAGATGATGCATATGGTTTATATCCTGATATAATTGACGAAAATTTTCTTATGAAGCTTTTTCACAAACGAGAATTCTCTGAAAACAAACTTGAATCATTACAAGATCTTGCAACATGTGAAGGAAAGGTAGAATTTGAATTACTCCCTGTTCAACGATTTGTAAGTAATTATTTATCGGCAAAAACTCCTTATAATTCTGCACTATTGTATCATGGTGTGGGTGTAGGAAAGACGTGTTCTGCAATTAGTATTGCAGAAGCATATTTGTATATATATCCTAAGAAAAAGGTTTTTATTATTGCACCTCCTAATATTCAACCAAATTTCTGGAGAACTATTTTTGATATTGAAAATGTTGTAGTGCCAAATGAATTAGATATGCCTAATACTCATAATGGTTGCACTGGCAATCTTTATTTAGAACTTACTGGCACTGAATATGAAAAAGATAAGCGAGTAATTGAACGAAAAGTTCGTCAATTAGTAAATACACGCTATGAATTTATGGGATATATACAACTGTCATCGTATATTGAACGAATCGTGTCACTTGTATCACCTGCTATAAAGGATCCTGAACGAAAAAGACTTGAAGAAATACGAGCATTACGAAAAGCATTTTCTGGCGCGTGTATGATTATTGATGAAGCTCATAATTTACGTGATATTCCTGGAGAAAAGGATGAAGATAATCTTGATGCACCAGGTGGGTCCCAAGAATTAAGTGATGCTGCACAAGGAAAACGTTTAACACCTATACTATTACGTGTATTAAAATATGCATTAGATATGAAATTGGTATTGTTGACTGCAACACCCATGTACAACTCTTATTTAGAAATATTATTCTTATTAAATTTACTTCTTGAAAATGATAAAAAAGCAACACTAAAAGCATCTGATGTATTTGATTCGTCTGGCAATTTTATAGATGGTGGTGATAAAATATTTGGAAAGGTTGTACAAATATATATAAGTTATATGCGTGGTGAAACACCCATGTCATTTCCTATACGATTAGATCCTACTGATGTACCTCATATAGATATATGGCCTTCTGCAGGTCCAGATAATACACCAGTAAATACATCTGATATAATTATACAGCGTCTTTTGAAGCTACCATTAATACCAGTTCGTTTTGGAGATGAAACATATACTACATTTGAAACTATATTAAACAAATCAATTGAAACCAATAAATTAAATCTTAATAGTATTGCCACAATTGTTCAATCTGGTAATTGGATTTTTCCAAATGACACTGATGATCTCAATGAGCGTATTGGTATTAGAGGATTTGATAATTGTTTTGTTGAAACATCAAGAGCTCGTGAGGGTACAAAGAGTGCAACACAATTTAAATCAGTAGTAGATCCGTCTTGGATGTTAGATACGCATATTGGGAATTACTCTCCAAAGACTGAATTTATATTAAAGCGTATTCGTAAATCTGAAGGACCAATATTTATTTACAGTAGATTTATTAAACCTGGAGCTTTACCATTAGCATTAGCATTGGAAGCAAATGGCTATACATTATATGGACGTGATAGAGGATTATTGGCAGATGTACATGTAGAAGGCGGTCTACAATGTGCATTATGTGTGCAGCGCAAGAATAATCACAATGCAGAGCACGCTTTTGTTCCAGCAAAGTATGTACTACTCACAGGTCTTAAGGATATTAGTCCAAACAATGCAGGTGTTATTAGTGCTGAAAGAGCATCTAGCAATTATAATGGTGCAGATATTAAGGTCGTTATTGGTTCACAAGTCGCAAGTGAAGGTATTGATTTGAAATATATTCGCGAAATATATGTGTTTGATAGCTGGTACCATTTAAATAAGATGGAACAAGTATTGGGGCGAGGAATTCGTACATGTAGTCATGTACATCCAGATATACCAAAAGAAAAACGCAATTGTACTATTTATTTAATGGTAAATACATTGGAAAATAGAGAATCTGCTGACATGTATATGTATCGTATTGGTATGATAAAAGCAGTACAAATTGGAAAGGTATCTCGTATGATTAAACGCTATGCAATTGATTGTAATTTAAATATTGAAGGAAATTTAATAGTAAATTTAGAAAAGCGTTTACAAATAAATGCACAGAATAACCCCCCTCAGGGTACTTTGTTAGACATTAATGATAAAAATTATACAAATTTATGCGATTGGATGGAATGTGAATATGTATGCGCAGAGCCAATAAATATTGATTTACCTGATTCTAGCACACTTACATATGATGAATATGCATATCGCTGGAGAGAATCGCAAATTAAGAAAGTTTTGAAAAAATTATTTGAATCACACTCTTTTATTCGTATTGAAGATATTCAAGAATTGATGACAGCCGTTCCAAGCGAAGCATTATTTTCTATATTATATGATATTTTAAACAATAAATCATTTCGTTTAAATATAAATGGGAAAGATGGTTATTTAATATATAGAAATGGGTTTTATTTATTCCAACCATTAAAACTAGAAGATATTGATATTCCCCTGGCCTTACGTATTGCACATTATCCTGTGAAAGTAGATATGTATAAACCTTCTAAAGTAATAGAAAAGAAAGCAGTTAGTGAAGAAACATTATTAGAAAGTAAAAAAGAAGAAATTGAAGAAGTTGAAGAAAAAGAAAAAGAAAAAGAAAAAGAACTAGAAGTAGAATCAAAAGGAGTAAAACGATTCTGGGATATATTTGTCAATTGGTCTAAAAAAATAGAAACTGGTATAATTGAAATAGATTGTAATATAAATTTTAATAAAAATTCAGACAAAATCCTACCAGACTATATAACTGAATTAATTAAAAATAAATTTAAAGGAAATGAAGATATAATTACATTTAATTTATATCGTGTTGAAATGATATTGTGGTTCTATTGCTCTATTAAAAATAATTCTGATTATAGAAAGTTATATGCTAAATTAGTTCTTGAATATATATGGGATAATTTATTAACTACACATGAACAATATGCATTAGTATCTAGTGCTCCTGATAAGGTTACTGAAGAGCAATTTTTAAAGGGCGATCAAGTTTCATATTTCCGCTATATTAATTTACAATCTCCCAATAATTTAATATATTTAGGAAAGGATGCTAAACCTATTGCTCCATCTGTAGTTGATTTTTTAGAAAAAGATGAACCATCAATTAAAGCAAACACTGAAACAACTGGTAAAGGTTATGGATTTATTGTTCCAATAAAAGGTATATTAACATTTAAAACCAATAGCACTGTTGCACAAGTCGGTAAAGATCCTGAAGGAGGGCAGGGTTGTAAGATTATTTCTACATTGAAACCACATGCTGAAGCACTAATGTACTTAGGAAATATTATGAAAGAAGTTATTAATAGTGACTTAGATTTAAATAAACAGAGCTTTGAGAGTAGTTCATTACGTTATTTTAAGAATGTTCAGCGATATTGTGCATTACGTGAATTGGTATTACGATTTATGGATGCTAAAAAGGTAAAAAACTTACGGTGGTTTTACCGGCCTATTTCAGCATATAAGTCAAATCATATAAAAAAGTAAATCTAAAAATGCAAAAAATTGATATAAGGAAACTATATTTTATTATAGTTAGAATGGAACACTCCGTATTATTTGAGGAACAAGTTTCATTAAATTCAAATGATTTATCTAGACATATATCTTCTGTTGAGGAAATTCTCTTGAAAAAAGTAAAAGCAAAGCTTGAAAATAAATGTTCTCGTTATGGATTTGTGCTTCCAGGTACAATAACTATGTTATCACGATCTCTTGGTAAAGCCTCATCTGGACGCTTTGTAGCGGATTATTTATATCAGATTCAAGTTCAAGGTAAAGTAATAAATCCGCCTGATGGTACTGTATTAAATGCATTAGTAATTCGTAAAAATAAAATGGGTATTTATTTGAATTATAAAGATGCACTCCGCATCATTATTCCACGAGATCTACATATCGGTGATTCTAAATTTGAAGCTGTTCAAATTGGCGATACAGTAAGTGTTGAAATTAAAAAGTCACGCTTTCAAATTAATGACGAGACAATTTTAAGTGTAGGAATATATTTAAGTAATGTGAAAGCTAGTGCAGTTGCTGATAATGTATCTACGGTTGAAGAAGAGTCTGGTGATGAAGTAGAAAATATTGGTGAACTTCGTGATGATATTGGTGATGCTGATGAGGGTGATGAGGGTGAGGCTGATGAGGGTGAGGCTGATGAGGCTGATGAGGCTGATGATGATGAGGGTGAAGATGAAGCTGCGGAAATGAATAATGAAGAAGATGAGTAGTAATTACTAGAGGATGAATTACAATGACATAAAAGACTATGATATTCGCAAACAATTATTAGAAGATTTGAAAATCTTAAATAAAATGGAGAAAGAAGAGATTTTTCGTATAATTAAATCAACTGGCAGTATGTATACTGAAAATTCTAACGGGATTTTTTTTGATGTATCAAAACTTAATAATAGTGTATTTGATCAACTAGTTGTATTTATTAATTTCTGCAAACAAAATCGTGAAAACTTCACTAGTCGTGAAGAAGAGGAAAAGCGTGCACAAGAGATTGTTAACAATATGGATTCTTAGAATGGTCTAAAGTTTGCTGTCTATAGATTTATAGGAAATGAATATTGAAAATCAAATAAGTGAATGGATATCCACAAACCCATTTAAAAATACTGCAATTTTGCCAATCAAAATTCAAGTATTTTCCGACACAGATGAAAATGTTGAGGCCCCAATCGTTGGTCCCGGTAACTTAAGTGTAATTCCACTTGATCCTCCAGGCCCAGTATCTTTGTATTTATGGCATAATGATCCTGAATATCGTGCTGGAAATTTTATTACACGCAAAATGATTCTCCGCAAAATGATTATAAGTGTAAATGAAAAGGTTGAATCTGAACTAAAAGGTCGTATGTGGAATCGTAAGAAGGTAATTGAGCAGTTACAAGAACAGGAATCTAGTGCAGTATCTCCTCCAATGACAACTACGGAGCTTTCACGGGCCCTTTGCTATATACTTGGATTCCAGTATTGCGAAGTTGATGAAATCCATAAAAAGATTTTTTGGTATCCAAGCGATATACGAACCTGGACGAATGAACTACCTATTTATTTAGTATCACAAGGTTGTCGCAGTATATATATTAATCATCAAGCAGAAGAGGCACGACCTTTTTTTAAGAAATGGCTATTTGATCTAGTTGATAAGGATTATGTATGTGTATGGCCCATTACGGAGGGCACTATAAAGGATCTGAAAGATAAATTAAGTACATTTGGTTTAACTATACGAAAAGAAAAGCCTTTAAAAGATGATTATTGCATTACTGTAGGCAAAGCTGAGGCAATACATCATCTTAATAATACATTTACATTATAGCCCAACATATTTATGAAAAATTGATTTACTAGTTTTTAGATACAAATACTATTAAAGCATTGTCTGTCTAAGAATATAGATGGAATTTAAAAAAGCGGAAGCTGACAGTATCAAACAACAGTTATCAGAATGGTTGGTAAAAGATGAGAACGAAGTTGAATGTACGTTTGGTGGTGGAACAGTAGATGCAACCACCTTTTTCCAAGTAGCACAACGGCTGCGTTCAAAAGGACTAACTGAAATTTCTCAAGAAGATCGTGTAACAATTACTACTCCCGAACATATTCGTTTTACCCTTCTTGGTATTGGTACAATACAAGATTACTGTAAAGATGATACTCTTGATGGAAAATCATACACAGTAATGATAAAAGATCGTAATTCAGAGAACGATACGGTTGATATACCAGATTATAATATTCGTATTAAATCACGTCGTGAAAGAGGAATTGGTAAAAATGATACAGATGTTCAAGAGTTGCTTGCAAATTGGCCTGCAGTTAAAAAGGGATTTCGTTTAATGCGTCGTTGGTCGTTTGAAGAAACTGGCCTGCAATATGATTTATCAATCGTGCGAAGCACTGCGCGTGATGTACGAAATCCTGATGTAAAAAAGCGTGGTGGATTCAAATGGCAACGAAAGTTTACTGATCAAAATATAAGTGGTGCTCCTTATTTATATGAAATAGAAGTTGAATTAAAGCATTTAGAAGGTGATACTGTTGAAATTGCTCAAAAGCGTCTTATTAAAGGTATTGGAGAGGTTCTGCGTGGTATACAAAAGAGTTCTATATTAATTCGTAAATCTAAAAAACAGAGCGTATTAGAATCATATAAAGAAATTACAAAAACAGATCGCTTTCTAGGTTGTTCTCCAGTTACACTAGAACAGAAAAGTTTCACTGACATGGTTAAGCCTGGCGTGCCAAATATTCGTAAGGGTTATAACGTAACAGATAAGGCGGATGGATTGCGTTGTTTAGCATATTGTGACCGAATGGGTGAATTATATTTAATTGATGTGGCTATGAATGTATATCGTACTGGATTAAGTTCAATTGATCATCGTGAAAGTATATTAGATGGTGAATGGGTTACACATGATCGTGAAAAAAAACCAGTCAATATGTATTTAATATTTGATATATATTATGGCCCTGATAAATTAAATGTAAGCCAATTTCCATTTTACAACAAGGAGAATGAAAAAGAATCACGTATTTATGCAATAAAACAATGGGTTGAAAAGTTTAATAAAGGCAATGGCCCAAAGAAACTGCTACCTTATTTAACGTTTCAAACAACGCTGCAAGTATCAATGAAAACATTCATGTTTGCTAAAGAAAATGATTTATCTATATTTAAATATGCATCAGAAGTGCTTCTTACGCGAAGAATTTACTATACAGATGGACTAATCTTTACACCAAACAGTCTTCCTTTACCTGGGTATGATACTTCAAAAGATGTAATTAATCCTGGTACCACATTTTATAGTCAATTTAAATGGAAGCCATCTGAGGATAATACAATTGACTTTCTTGTACGATATGAACCTGATCCTGAAAATAAGTCAATTGATCGTATTAGTATTGGGATTAATCCAGTAACTGATCAAACAATTACTTATAAGACATTGCGTTTATATGTTGGAAGTGATCGTCAAAAATCATATAAACCTCGTGAAATCATGCTACACGAACGTAAACCTGAAACATTGCGACGATCTAATAATTATTTTGCAGTTCCATTTTATCCTAGCCAATTTAGTGATACTAAAGTTAATGAATGCTATTGTGAAGTACTAAAAGATAATGATACACAAGAGGATTATGTGAGCACACAATTAAATAATGAACCAATTCAAGATGAAAGTATTATTGAAATGCGTTATGATTTATCAAAACCACATGGATGGCGTTGGATTCCTATGCGTATTCGTCAAGATAAAACCGAACGCCTTTTAAAAGGCAAACTTCAAGGTACATTGAATAATGAAAAAACTGCAGAAAGTATTTGGAATAGTATTCATGAACCAATTACATTGTCAATGATTACTACTGGTTCAAATGAGCCAAATGATGCTGAAAAGAATTCTATATTTGGTAAATCCGAAAAAACAACTGGCATATATTTCAATCGTGCAGAAATGCTAGACAATAAATCATATGTACGTGGATTACGTGACTTTCACAATCTATTTATTAAAAATATAATCTTGTATGATTCATGCTTGAAAGGCGGGGAAAAAACATTAATTGATCTTGGTTGCGGCAAAGGTAGTGATATCCGCCGCTGGAATGATAATAAAGTATCTTTTGTATTAGGTATTGATTATTCTGAAGATAATATCACAAATATTAAAGATGGGGCATATGCACGTTATATTGGAATAAATAGTGAACCTGATACAACACTTCCACCAATGGTATTTGTAATTGGAGACACTTCTAAAAGACTCATTGATGGAAAGGCTGGAGCCTATCCAGAAGAAAATGATATATTACGAAGCATATTTGGTAGGTATAACCCAACTACTGGTAATATACCTACGTATGTTGATAAAAATGCTGGTGGTCTTTTAAAATATGGAGCTGATGTGATGAGTTGCATGTTTGCATTGCATTACTTCTTTGAAAATGAAGAAAAACTAAATGGTTTACTACGTAATATTAATGAGGGACTAAAAGTTGGAGGTTATTTTGTTGGTTGTTGTTTTGATGGGGAATCTGTATTTGATTTCTTGAAAAATACGCCAACAGGTGGAGTAATAAAAGGCGTAGAAAAATCAAGCAGTCTTTGGACGATTCGTAAAAATTATGAAGCCGATGAACTTGTACCAGATGTAGATTCGCTTGGAACAAAAATTAACGTGAATTTCATTAGTATTGGAGCATCACATGATGAATATTTAGTTTCATTTCCCTATTTTATTGAAAAGATGAAAGCAATCGGCTGTGAATTATTAAGCGATGAAAAAGCAAAGGAAATTGGATTAGCACATGGCAGTGAAATGTTTGGAGAAACATATAAATCTGCAAAAGACTATGGTAAATCATATAAAATGAGTAAGGCAGAAATGGACTTTTCGTTCTTAAATCGCTGGTTCATATTTGTTAAGACACAAGATGTGTTAGCTAGTAAAGAAGAACCTGAAGAAGAATTTGTACCTATTAATACAATTAGAGAAAAACCAACAGCAAAAGTACTACCATCACTTAAAAAAGTTATACGTGAAACACTTGCTGATAAAGTATTATCAAAGGAAGAAGGTGCACGTAATGTAGTAGTTGACTCTGTAAAATTAATGAATAAAGAGGGTGTGGCTGTAAGTGAAGATGCAGTTGAAGAAGAAGATGATGCAGAAGAGGCTGGAGAAAATACATTTCTGCGCACAATACCTGTTGCAAAAAGTAGCGCAGCTCTTAGTAAAATATATACAAGTAATCAAATATTCAAATTCTATTTCAATGCGCCAATGAGTAAAGATGAACTGAAAATGAATGATAAAGAAGCTGCACGATATATTTCTCCACAATATCCATTTCAAATTCGTGATTTTGATGACCCAAAAATTATATATCCTTCAATTGAACACTTTATGGCAGGTATGGTATACAAATATGGTACAAATAAACCGGACCTTGCAGATACATTGTTTAGTCGCACTGGAAGTGTTCATCAAAAATTGTTACGCAAACGTTTACTTGCAAGTAAAGGAGGACAAGAAGCAATTCCATACGATGTAGATCATGATATATTGAATGAAGAATTAGCAGATATAAGAATAGAATTACGACCAATAACAATTATAAAAACACATAATGCAGTATTTAATGAAACAAATTTCACAATAAAAAAGGATGAGCTCTTGCGTAAAGCAGTAACATATCGGTATAATAATGATGAACGTATGCGTAAAATTCTATTAGCTGCAAATAAAGCTGGAAAATATCTACTATATCATACGGTTGGAAATATTCGTACAAATGCAAATTTGGGAGGAATACGAAAAACTTCTGGAGTTATTGATGGATCTAATAAATTAGGAAAATTGTATATGGAACTTGCCGGTTTTAAAGATTAAATATATTTCCGGTTATAAAATATACTATTAGTATAGAATGCGTAGTAGTAAACTTATGAAACTTATCAGAAAAGCAATGCCATATATTCTTGTTGCAGTTGTTGCGTATTTAATATATACCGCACATACAAACGAAGGTTTTGAGGCAGCTAGTGGGGGTGGTGGTAATTCTGGATGTACTCTGGGTAAACTAGCAACATGCACATCAACATATACATTATCTGGCAGTAGATGTGTAAAAGATGCAAGTGGCGGTAAAATTGAGGTAGGACCGCCTCCAACATGCGAATGTCCATCAGGAATGACTGTGAAATGTCCAACTAATAAACTATCAGTGCATTCGGATGGTAAGTGCTATACTAATGCAACAACACAAGCTGGCGGTGAAGAAAAGCGGTGCCGCTAAGATTCTAATTAATATTTCTATAGAACAGATGCGTATATTAAAAATTCTTAAAAAAATTATTCCTTATTTAATTATTTTAATAATAGTTGTTTTATTTATAAATACATATGAAGGCTTTTTTGCTTCACCAACAATGACATGTACTTGCCCGACAGGTTATGTAGCTGGTGGAACATCTAATAGTAGTAAATGTTATAAATGTGTAACTGGTGCATATAGTAATGGTAGATGTAGTACTGGGACACCTACTGTAGCATATAAAAACTGTACATGTAGTAATGGAAAAGCAGTGAAATGTTCAGATGGAACAAAAGTGGATAATAATAAATGTTATAATTGCTCGCCTCCATATACTAATCCAAAAATAATCACGACTGGTACATATATAGATACAGTAAGATGTAGTTCTGGATCTTCAACTAACGCAGCATTTGAAGTATCACCAGGTTTATTTTGTCCAATATAATAAAAAGTTGAATTAAAGACACTTGTATTTCTATATATAGAAATGCCAGCATCTTGGCAGAAATTAACATATAATAATGCGCATCCGCGTGATGCACATATTGTGTTCCATGAACCTACACACACATACTATATAAATGGTAGCTCTGATAAGTATGTAAGTTGTACAAAGTTTCTTCATGAATTCTTTCCCCATTTTGATCCTGATGTTACAATTGAAAAGATGATGAAGTCAAAGAAGTGGACTTCTAGTGTATGGTATGGAAAGAAGCCACATGAAATTAAAAAGGAATGGGATGATAAAGGAAAAATTGCATCAACTGCTGGAACAGCAATGCATTTGGCGATTGAACAATTTCTGCACGGAAGCCCTGAACAAATTGATCCTGATATGTATAGCACGATTGAATGGAAATATTTTATGAACTTTTGGAATGATGTAAGTGGTGATCTTGTACCTTATCGCAGCGAATGGGAAGTGTGGATGGATGAATATAAACTTGCCGGCTCAATTGATATGGTATTTTATCGTAAATCTGATGATTCATATGTTATTTATGATTGGAAGCGCTCAAAGGAAATTAAGACTGAAAACAATTTTGACAGCGGGTTTGGTCCTGTAAGTCATTTACCTGATACTAACTATTGGCATTATACACTGCAGCTTAACACTTATAAGCACTTCTTAGAAAAGCATTATGGTCTTCGCATTAGTGATATGTATTTAGTAATTATTCACCCTGATCAAAAGAATTATCGCCAACTGCGCTTAAATCATTTAGATGATGAAGTTGTTGCTATGTTACAATGTAGAAAACGAGCATTAGATATGAATATTAATAAAGCGATTGTATTACCACTTCCTGAGTGTGAAATGATTGATTCTGATTGATTCATATTGATATTATCAAAGAGATATATCTTCAAATGCAATTTTTTCATTACCATTTTTTACAATAATTCCAGAACCACTTGGTGTTATTAATACTACTATTATTGGCTTTCTATTACTTATTGTAGATATACGTTTTATATCTACAGGTATTACACGAGCATCTAATTGAACTATGTACGCTTTTAATGACGTACCTATGTCAATCAATTGTTTTATAGTAAATGTTGGGGTTTTTCCATCATACTTTATATCAATGTCATTCAATCCCATATAAGATAATATTGGAGATAAAGATCTATCATCTGTTAATGTATGATATTTTAATGTATCTCCTAAAATTTCTGATACTTCAGCTGGTATTTCATGATATATATCTTCTTCATCCTTTTCCACAAGTTGTTCAGAAAATTCTTCAAAAAATCTAGCAGCTTCAGACTTACGATCAGCCCACATACTACGTAATAATTCTGACCATTCTAATGTATTTTCTGGAACAATATATTGATTCCCTATTCTTATTGCCTCATTTAGAAATACCAAGCGTGATATTTCATTGTTAAATAGTTGTTTTCGTTTTTCAGAATAGCGAAGTATTTCATCAAACAATCGTAACATTAATAGATTTGCCATATTAACATTCATATATTTATGCTCTACATGAATTTTGCATTTATTATTGGTTGTCCATACACAATTACCAGTACATGTTGATTCAGTTTGTATTAAACAATCTTTTCGCAAAAGGGATTGTGTTTTTTCTTGACTATCAGTACTCAACCATGATAGTAGAAGAGGCCCTAATAATTTTATCATTCTACCACGTTTATCATTTAATGTAAGATCATTATTAAAAATGATATCAGTTTCAAGATAATATATAATGGAACCACCCTTATTTGCTAAATAATTTCCAAATGTAATTCGCAAATGTTCATAAATTTCATTTATATCATTTTCTTTCATAATCTTTTCATATATTTCTTTTGATTCCTCTTCATTTTCAAATGTAATAGTTCTATCTATATCCCATTCAAATTCATCAATTTCAATAACTTTTAAATCCGTTTTTATTGTTTTCGTTTCTTCAAACGGTATGAATAAATTGTTTGCTAATTGAATTGCAATATACATTTGTGTTTCGCTATTTTTTGCAACATATACAGGTTTATAACCACCATACCGTACAAAATAGGGAAATATATATTTATTATATATTCGCATTGTATTATCATAAGATTCTAAATCAAGATCGTTATAATTTAAATAAATATCTTTTGTTGTTATTAATATTCCATCATCTATTACTGGAAGTATTACTTGATAGTTTCGTTCTGAACGTTTTTCTTCACATACTATTCCAGCAATATGATTGTATGAATCACGTAATATCCCTACAAAAAAGAAGTTACTATATTTTTGTGTAATTGATTGAATTACATTTTTCGCATAACTTAATGGAATTGTAGTGTTTGATTTAATATAACTCTGAGGTGTAAATACTGTTTTTCCAGGTCCTGCACATTTATTTATAAATTCACTTAATAATGTTTTGACAACAGATGGCCATGCATCATATCTTGCCTTTTGGAATATTAAATTATACGGTTCTGTAATTTGAATACTTGTAACTACATTATCAACATAAAATATAGGCTCCCATATGCCTGTATGATGGTGAAATAAAAAGGCTATATCATTGTTCGTCATTAGTTCAGTATTATACCCATATGAAGGGCAGCGTATACTTACAGTTGAATCTGCATTTAAATCAACTACTATAAAAGTAATACCAGGACGATTCGTACCTTGTATCAGATTTGTTTGTGCCAGTAACATTGCAAATTGCCTATACTCCTTCTTTTCATCAGACATTAGCCAATTAGTAAATGCATTATAGCTTTTATAGATCCGTTCTATTTCTAGTTTATTTGTATCATTATATGTTACTCCAAGATTATTATTAGCCCATCGTTGCAACAAACCCTTCTGCAAAACGGGATCACTTGGTGAATAAAATTCTAATAGCAGATTTCCATAATTTAGATGAATGTATATACGAGGAGTAATTACTTCTAATATACGTTCCTTCATTTGTTGTGCAGAGTTTTTAGAGAAAAAAGGTGCTATTGCTGCTAAAAAACTATCACCAATATAGCGTTTTCTATTTTCTACACCAATGCGTAAAAAGCCTTTTGCATCAGGAAGAATTTTTTGAATATTACCAATGCGACCTACAATATTAACAGGGTCTTGTTGAAAAATCTTATTTAATGGACCTGGTAATAAACCGATTTGTGGACCATCTCGTTCACCAACTTCAAGTGGTAATACTTCTCCAACAATATATTTCTTTTGGATACGCGATAATGTTACATTATAATCAAATATAGGAATACCAGTTTCTATTGTTTCAACTAATTCTTCATCTTCATCTTCATCTTCATCTTTTTTTACAAATCCAGACGCAACATCTTTGAATTCTATCTTTTTTGGTACAAGGAAACAACATGGCAACTTCATACCAGTTGGTGATGATTTCTTTAAAAATCCAATCCATAAATGTTTTTTATTAATTGTTTCTGGTTTATATACGCGCTGTATTACAGTTTCATTAATACCAGGTTTTCTTCTACTTGACATAATAGTACCCATACAAAATGGGCATGATTTTGCAGGTTTTCTTTCTAATATTGTTCCATCAGACAATGTTTTAGGATGGCGAAGATGAGTTCCTAAGAAATCCTTTTTTAATAGTATAATTTCATCACGTATACAAAAGTATTCACTGCATACATAATAATTTTCTTTTAGCGGATTTGAACCATAACGTAATACTGTTATAATCTTGTCTGGATCACTGCGTTGATCAACAATATCTTTATCTTTTACACGTCGTCCTTTTTTATCTATTATTTCTCCCAGTGGATATAATTGGAATTGAATATCATCATGCTCATACTCTTCAATCATACTTTCATATTGAGTTTGAGTTAGTGCTGCAGGTTGTCTCATTTCATTTGCTGCACAGCCTTGAACATATGACTTTTCTTTAACTTTTTTATATGTACCATCTCTTGTTCTTTTCTCTGTCGGTTCTTTTACAACATAATCAAATAATGAACGATCAACCTCTTTTAGTTTTCTAATAAAAAAGTTAGCAGTACCTTTGTCTTCATCTAAATCTTCTTGTGCAATGGTTGGACTTATACTACGTGATTCTTCCGCATTTTCTTGTAATTGTTTACGAATCTCACTAATATTTTCAGAAGGCTCTGATTCTGCATCTTCTGTCATACCAAATAATATATCAGCATTAAGACCAGACAATGATTCTAAATCTTCTTCAGTTTCAGCATTTTTTAACGATTGTGCGTCCTGCTCTTGTTCTTCCTTTTGCTGAAATATACGAACATCTTTTTTATTAATAAGTAGATCTTCTTCTGGTGCAATAAAAATAAATGCCAAACATGTTAAAATACGTTGAAGAGTTTTAATAGAATCAATATTATATATATGGAATGTATATAAATTTTTCGTTTGAAATATAGCAATATCAACACCAGTATTATTCAATGGGGCATAGTTTTTTGTTTCACCTATATTAATTTGCTGAAGTTCATCCTTTTTTCTATACCATTTCTGAACATGCTTTAACGCGCTATCATTATCAAGTTGAAATTCTTCTGCAAGTAGCGTAACAATATCTTCTGGTTTTATCTCTCCTCGTAACAACTTTTTATTAGATAATTGGGTTATGTAATTTGATATATTATCTTCTGTTACATAATTATCTACCAATCTATAACGCAGCATATAAAAAGGCTGCTCATTTGGAAGTGGTGCAATTTTCTGAAATATTGGCTTGAATATTTGAATACGATTTTCAAACTGTTTACGTGAAATTTGCGATGAAGATGGAAGTGATAGACTATATGTTAAATTCGCGGTTCCAATGGAAGGTACACTATTACTTTTATTAATATCACTAATACCGCTCAACAAATCTTCTGTCATATTTTCAAAGTCGGAATTTATATTAATATTACGAATTTTATTTGGTGGCTCAATAGTAGCATCAAATGAGCCATCATCAAGTATACGTATTGTTGAATAAATAAAAGGTAAATTCATTATTGTAGATTTTAATGCGATTTTTCCATATATAAAATCACGATCTGGTGTTGGATTTTTTTCATCTGTCCAATCGCTTAAGTAAGATACATTTGATATGTTAGGTATATTATTTTCACCATCTTTTAAATGGACCTTTGAAATTGGTGACGTACCAACTGGTAATAAACGCACGTAAGGTCTAATATCATTTACATCTAACGTATAGAAATATGAATCAATATTTTCTTCAAGATCATTTTCAAGCCATACTAAACGAAGATAACGCAAACCAGTACATACAGGGACAACAAATTCATACCCCCCTTCTTCCAACAATTGATTAATTTTATATATGCATTCTATTTTTTTATTATAATGTGTAAGAATATTTTGTAAATTTGTTTCTTCATTATCATTGGGATATACTATATCTTTTTTCAAATATGGAAAATATTGATATATTATTCCGTAATATTGTTTGTCTGATAATGGCTTGGGTCCTGGAATTGCACTGTATACATCCTTAAAGAATGTAAGATATACTGTAGCTTCTTTAATCTTATGCTCAAGTAATACATCATTATAATTATTTGTTTTAATGTTGTTTTGCAGACCATCTGCGGAAACAAAAAAATAATTTATATCATTTCGGGATGCAGTATTTAATGGATCTTGAAGCAGCGATTTATCAACCCATGAAAAATCAATAGGCTGAATAAGCGGACCAATTTTTATATATATAAATTGATTATTTGGTGCAGCATAATCCTCTTTATAATGATTGTAAATAGCTAATTTTAGATCGCTTACTGTATTAAAATTAAACATATTTAATTCAAAACTCCTTTCACCATAATTTACTGTTAGATCAATTTGATTAAATGATGATAGTAATTTTGGTTTTGTAATATTTTTCATCAATACTTCTAAATTGTCTTTAGCTGGAGGTTCTCTAGTCGGAGAACTCATTTATCCTATTGTACCTAATGATAAATCGCTTCCATCTTTACTCGGATCATACGAAGGTTGATCTGTTATTGACATACCACAATACTTGACAGGATGAGCTTTAAAATCATACGCTTTATATAAACCGATGGATTCTGCTTCTTTCAACAACCAGCCAAAGTTATTCCAAAAGTCTGGCCCATGTCCTATTGTCTTTGTAATCATATGCCCCATTTCATGTATAGCTACAAACATAATTACATCATCCTTTACAAGACTTTCATCGCCGTTTTCTCGCTGTCGTAAGCACAAGTGCACAGCTTCACCCTTATTTACACTATAACTTGTTAAATCGGAGTCAGGGGTTGATTCAAAAAAACGACTAGGCTCTGCTTCAAAATTTTGTACAAGCTGCTTTGCTTGTGGCTTATCAGGAAATTTACTTTCCACATGTATTTTTAAATTATTTAATTTAATACGGATTCTTGCCATCATATCTGCAGCCTGTTGTTTATCGGGTAGATCACGTACAACATATTCTTTATTATCAACTGTACTTTTAACCACAACTGATGGATATTTGCCCAAGCCAAAAAATTTTTTTATTCCTTCCATATTACTATTGTGTAACCATATTATGATTACAAAAATACTAATTATTCATTTTATTACCTCTCATTTACTGTAAAGGTGTTCACGCAATCTCCAAGCTGCGGCGATTCACATCAGGCTCAATAGTGCTGTTCAAGAAAACAGACACGGGGACCTGGGGATTCGGGGGCTCAGAGCGGAACTGGTAGTTAGCATTGCGTAAGCTCTGGCCAACAGTGTTCACGCCAATGAGTGCACCAGCAGATAAGAAGTTCTTACCCTTTAATGAGCCAGTACCCATGGGGTTCTGTTCAGCCCACACACTGTTGACATCCTTGGGCAGGAGTTCAGAGGGTGTTAGCTGATCGCGGGGATAACAACCAGAAGGCTCATCTGCGTTGCCAAAATCGGCGGGGCCCGCGGGGGCGTTAGGTACTACTTCATCATTGCCCTTTACTTCCTCTTCACGTACTCTGCCATTTATGGCATTCTGACCTGGGGTTGCAGACGAGTTAGAGGCCGCAGACATTGTGGCCTTAAAACCCTCCTTCTTGGCAAATAAATTTGGCTGCAGCACATATAGTGCTAATACAAGTACCACTACGATAATTAAAAATGTCATCACTGTTCCTAAAGTATTCTGATGACCTGCCATCCTTGCTTCTGTAATACTACAAGCGTATTTTTTTTATTGATAATCAGTATTTTATTCATCCTCGGATTCTTCTTCACCAGAGTCTAGGGATAAATCGGATTCGTATTCAAAATTTGCTGTATTTCCATAGCGTCGGAAATACTTTTCAGCCATTCGTTCAGCCTTCAATGCAAGAATTGTAGCTTTCAATCTTGCTTCACGAATCTTCTTTTTCACAATTGCTCGGGATAGTTCAATTTCTTTAAAAGATATATTGTCAGTTTCAACAACTTGCAATTCTTCATCTGCCGGATTGGGCTTAATTATTAATAGGCCACCTTTGGGCTGATGATCAAATTCATCAGAATATTCAATTGAATTGATCGGAAGTGTTTCATTATGTTGTTCAATAGATACTTTCCACCTTAATTCAAAATAGCTTGGAAATATTTCTAAACTATGGGGAACCCATGTTAGTAAATAAGTGTTGCCGTAGTTATTTACAGGAATTTCCATGAAAATATTTTGTAGTTTTTTTAAAAAATATACCGTCCTAATCGGGGACGCAAACCATGATGCACCCTGGGTATATATTTGCTCAGCAATTGTATTTAATACTTTTTTAAATATATCACTGTCAGTATCTGGATTATTGTAAAAACTTTCACCGGAAGATAAACTTCTTTTTTCATTATACGCAAATTTAGGCTCGTTTGCGATTAATATAGTATAACTACTTTTTACCGATGACCATTGTGGATTTGAAAATAACATATTATACCTCTGCGAATTTATATTGAATAATCTTTATACTAATATAATATGGAAGAGGGTATTGATTCTAAAAAGAATGATACATTGCGAAAATTTATTCAAAAAACACTTATATTATTAAATAATGATGAGTCTAAAAAATATATTCAAATATATCTTATTGACCCCATATTAAGTCATGTATTGGAACGAATTTTTCCATATATTATATTAACATCCGTATTATTTATCATATTAATACTGTGTAGTGTTACGATATGTATATTCATTTATTACCAAATTAAAATTTCTAGTTCCCGAGCAATGCTAGCGTAATTTATTGGTATTTAAAAAATATTCTGCGGCCAGAGATGAGTATAGTAAATAAAGAAGACATAGCCAGCTTGGTTCGCAATTATGTACATTATGATAATTTAGCGAGTACGTTCAATAAACAAACCCAAAATGCACGTGCTGTGCGTGATGATTATGAAAAACGAATAATTACTGAGTTAAAAAATAAAAAAATGGAAAATGCAATTATTCAAATTGTTGGTGGTAAACTAAAAATTGTTGAAGAAAAACACAGCACACCATTATCGTTCAAAAATCTTGAAGAATCGCTACACCAGTACTATATTAATAAAAAGAAGGTAGATGAAACATCCGATTTGCTAAAATTTATTAAATCCAATCGCGTTGTTGAAACAGAATTACGTATTAAAAAAATGCCGCAACTACCATCACAACCAGATCCAAGAAATGAATTAAAATAGGGGTCTAAACGCATATAATAATATATATATAGAATAATTATATACGTAGCAGTATGAATTTTCAGAAAAAATATAAATATTTATCATGGCAAAAAGACATGGTTGGAGATGTATCAAGAGGTAAAGCAATTTCTATTTTTGTACGGGAAGGCCTACTGCCATTAATACATATGCATGGATATGTATTAACAAAAAATACTATTCAGTTTGAAGATACACTTGCATCAATGATGTTTGAATATAGTTTAAATCCAAATTTAATTTATCACGTGTCTGGTGTAAATTTGACAGATGAAATGTTACCTCATTATTATCATTTTTGCAATACTATTAATTATGAAATATGGGATAGATTCTGGAAAAAATGGAATGTGTTATATGATGATATATTTTATTATGATCAAAGTTTTGGAGCACAAATAGAATGTATGGTATGGGAATGCGTAGATTTGAAAAAATCTTCAACATATTTACAATATCTTGAAGACTCACATGATAGTGATGATGATAAAGAATATAAGAAGGAAGATCCTTATATTCTTGATACACGAAATGAGTATACACGGTATTAATTAGACCATTTTTCATTATTAAATGGTAACAGTCCCATATTATATGCTTCTCTTTTGAATTCTTGGATCTTTTTATCTACTTCAAGTGCAGGTACAGTTAATGGTATACTGCCATTCTTCATCAAGACTTCTTCATCATGTGCAGATTGCATCGGTTTTACCCCATAGCAATTTACACCAAACTTCATATCAGGATTCTCAAAATACCCGCCATTTACACCAATCGCGCCACAAGAATTTCTATTTTCTTCTGGACCAGATTGTATTTTATTCCATGTTTCTTGCTGTATAGGATACACTGCAGCCTGTCCCTTTACCCATCCATAATTGCACCAATCAGCTCCCTTCGCCCATGCTTCTTTTACTTGATCATATGTTGCAAGCTCTGCTCCTAATGCATTACATAATGGTTCAGCATCTTCGTAGGGAAAATCATTTTTACTTACATTAAATACTTCCTGTTTACCTGCTGGTAATAATTTATTTACAATACCAGATGATTTGGCATTTAATTGATCTTGGTGCGGCGACACTGGTGCAGTAACATTTAATACAGGTGTATGTGACGCATCTACAATGGGTGTAGTTGGTTTATTGAAAAATGACCGAATTTTTTGTATTATATTATTTAGACTAGTAGAAATTTTATCTTTGTTTATTAGAATAAATCCAATACATATTATTGTAATTATAATAAATATTATGGTGGGCCATAGCCAAGTATTTGCAGCAGATGGTGCTCCAGTAATATTGGCTGCAGCAGGAGCAATACTGCCAAATGTGTTTGTTAGCATGCTTGAAGCTGCAGGCGCTAAACTGTTAATACCAGGTGTATTCTTTGCAATATTACGTAATGAATTAGTTACACTATTTACTGTATCATTTGTTGTTTTTGCAATTGTATTAAGATGATTATTAACAGATGTCCCCAGATTACTATAAAATGTTCCTAAACTATTTGGTGATTTTGAAGCGTTCATCTAATAAGAATAGTTTTTAGATTTACTATTTGTTTTTGAATATGTTCTATAAAGGAATATAGCCCAACATCAACATGAATATTATCCGGGGCGAGAGATGGATACGCAATGCCAAATCCGTACGCTTTAGGGCATTGTGTAAGTAGTCCAGTTTTAGAATCATACATTCTTAAGGAAACTAATGAATCATTTACATATGTTTCTATATTTCTTGCTTCAAATCCAATTGCATTTATAATCCAATCCGCTTCTTTTGATGCTTTAATTATTTTTTCAACATTGTGTATATGATATAATTTTATATAGTTATATTTATCATTTAATATTTCGTTTGCGATTCGTTCAGCCTCTTCTTTTATTCCATCGTAATCTTCAGTTGCAAAAATAAATGGTTTAGCTCCTTTATAAATCGCACTAGTATTTACAGATAATTGTTCTAAATTTTCTAATATTAATGTTCCTGAATGTGCTGTACCAAATAATAATACTTTATCCGTTGGTTTAATATATGATTTTAATAAATTTTTATTTAATGCAATGTGAAGAGGTATGCATGGTATAGAGCATTTTATCTTTTTGGGTTCGGATCCCTGACATAATAATATTGTTTTAGATTGTATGGTTTCATTTTCACTTGATATTGTCCATAAATCTTTGTAATCTAGTTTTTTAACGGTTGATTCGTAAATATCAACATGCTGTAAAAATTGTTTACTGAAATCTTTTACCATATGTGATACAAAATGTAATGGGGTTATTTTGGCTGGATCATATAAATCTTGGTGCAATATATAATGTGGGTCTATAAGTTTTAATGCATCTATTGTTTTTTGCAATGGTACATTACTTAATACATCACCCCATAGTCTAATTAAGTCTCCACCATCAAAATAAGGATCTATAATACATATATTTTGGAATTGTTCTTTTTTAAGAATAGCTAAAAGTAACATTCCTGTTACTCCAAATCCAATAATTGTTATATCATAGGTTTTCATCTATATGTTGGGGTTATTTATGAGGTTGAGCTTATTTATGATGCGTATAAATTTTAATTTATTAAATAAATTAGGATTTATATATTAATGTAATGATTTAATCTTCAGCCGGTTTGGTTCTGTTACCACCACGTCCAGCAATATATTGACGTTGATCCGCGCTGGTGCAAATGCAGCCGCCTGAACAAGAAAATGACGAGCCACAGCACTCGGGTTTGCACTGGTTATTCTTGAACATAAACAACGAATCATCTCCAGGGGCAAATGGTGCGCCAAGCAGTGCCTCATCAGGTGCAGTGTAACGCCATGAAGATACCTTGTTACCTGTAGGCAGTACTACACCATCAAATGCTCCCATAGGCTTGTACTTATCCTGTGCACCACCAGATATTTCAGCATAATTTGTAGCGAATCCCTCCTTCATTTGTAAACCCTGTAGTTCATTAGGATTTTGGTTATTCTGGAGGTTTTGCTTAATACCTAAATTTTGGAATGACTGTACAAGGGGTAGCGCGGTAGTTGGAGCTGCAGGTGCAGGCGCGGGGGAAGGCATAGGCATAGGTGCAGGCATTACTGGTTGGTTAGGAGGAGGGGTCATTGCAGGTGCAACAACAATAGGAGATGCTACAGGTTTGACACCTCCTACAGTGCCCGCAGCTGGGGCAGGCATAGGCATAGGTGCTGGCATAGGCATAGGTGCAGGCATACCAGTCGCACCAGTTGCACTGTTATTTAGAGTCTGAAAGCCTTCAGCATTACGAGCAGCTTTTATTGCAGCAGCATTATTATTTTGGAAACCCTGCTTACCGCCAACCTTAACCATTTGGAATGCTTCCTTAGCACGTAAACCAAAGGGGAATACTTTTAAGGATAACGCTGTTATCACAACAAGGGCAATCAATCCCAGTACAATGAAATTTGTCTTCATCTTTCTTCTTCTATAGTATTTTTTAAAAAGCTTTCAATGGACCAAATTTTCTATCAATCCAATCGCGATCCTTTTTATAAATTGCAGAAGCTTCTGGAATGGTTCGGGTAGTTAAATTTACAACTGCATTCAATTTACGCCAGACTCCTAGAGCTCCATATTCAACAACTGCTTTACGCAAAGCTGCGTGACGATCATCTTCAGATTTATCAACCGAATAGCCATATTTATTTAATTCACCCTTTCGTAAAGGGCCAATTGATTGATTACCTTTGCCGGGCAAACCAGTATCCTTAACACACGCCGATTTTACGTATGTTAAAGTATTTTTGTGTGGTTTTACAATTACAAGTTTACCTGATTTTGTTTTTTTAGCAAATCCTCTTTCCAGTACTGCCGTAGAATATTTACGAGCATAATCTTTACGTTCAATCATACCGGGTGGACAGACTTTACGTGATAAACTTTTTATAGTTGGCGCTAATTTATTCATACGTCTAGTTTGTTTTGCATTTACACTTTTCTTAAATTCATTGGAACTTTGATTCTTACGCGTTGTTGATCGCACACAGCGTGTTGGAACAGTTTTACCAGTCGGTGTCTTATATGATGATCTTTTATGATATCCTTCCGGGCAGCCAGATAAATAACTATACGGTTTAGATTTTTCAAAATCATGTATATCAGACATTTCTATCTGTCAGTGATAAATTATTATCAATTATGTCTGGATCACCGTAATGTTGTGTTGTATCGTATGAATCAATAAGTTCATTGTCAATCATATAAGGAAAATCTATATAATCTCTTTTTAAATAATACATAAGTTGATTTTGATAATACGGTGAACGAATGTCTGATAATGTGCTATGAAATAGGTTTTGAATCTCTGGAATTGGAATATTTTCAATTGATTTTCCATCGTGTATTACAGGTTTTAATAACATATAAAATTGTATTAATCGTTGTGACACTTTTTTCAAAGCATTTACACTTTGTGATGAATATGTAATTTTATCCATTATAGTTTTTTTAATATTACGAGTAACTGTGCGAAATTCGTTTATTTTCTTGTCATCTTCTTCGTGATTTTCTAATTCCATCTGTTTTCTGCGGGATTTAAAATTATTCTTTTACTACACACTTAGAAAGATGGCCGATAATATTCGTATTTCCACTCCAAAACCTGGTACTGGTCCTAAACTTAAGGATGAACCCCCTCCACCACCACTAGAACCGCAGCAAGCAAAGGATAGAATAACATTTATTCGTGAAAATATTGCAATTGTAGAAAGTTTATGCAAAGATGGCAAATCTTTTGAAGAGATGAAGGAAGCTGCACCTGAATTTGCGGAAAATTATCCTCATTTATTCATTATGGTAGCCACAAAAGAAGGCTACAACAAAGAAACTCTTGATACAATGCTTCGTATGATGGATAATATGGGTAATGCCAAAGTAAATCAACACGATGCATCTATTAAAGTTGGTACGCATTTGATGAATAAATTCATGAAGAAAGCCTAAGCGGCTTTCTAAATGTCTGCTATAAAGCTCATGAAGAAAGCCTAAGCGGCTTTCTAAATGTCTGCTATAAAGCTCATGAAGAAAGCCTAAGCGGCTTTCTAAATGTCTGCTATAAAGCTCATGAAGAAAGCCTAAGCGGCTTTCTAAATGTCTGC